TCAGCATTAAACATCTCTACCCACTCCTCATCATAACAGTCAAGCTTGGGTATTTAAGGTAAGTGCCATAAATGTACTTGCTATTGACAATTTTATTAGTCTCAATCTCTGACTTCATTGGCTCTTTTTTATATTTGACCATCCATTCAATGTTGTCGCGCTCTTCAGAGCCACCCTCAAAAATTATGAGGCCGCCATAAACCATCTTAGAGTCCCACTGTTCCATCACCTTGCGTACTGTCTCGCCGGTGTTGGAGATGTCAATATGTAGCAAATGCACCGAGTTATCGGCATATTTCTTATACGCTTCATAAGCATCACCTTTGTACAGGGTAGCAACCTCGCCTAAGCCTTCTTTGTCTAACAGAGCCTGAACTTCAGCTTGGACGCCGTGGTTGAACTCGTAATCCTCAAACAGGTCATAGGCGTCTATATGCCCTTGCCTGTTTACTTTAATAGCTCTGGCAATGTGGAGCAGGCTATAACCATCAAGCACACCTAACTCAACTGCTATTGCAGGTGGATAAGCCTTTGCCAGTTGGTAAAAAATTTCACCGTAGTTGTTTTCAATGTATGAGCTCTTCATCTACCACCCTGGATGTTTTGCCTCATCAGACATATAATCTGAAAAGACATTATCTCTATCTACAAGTATTGCCGGTATCAGTACTTCGTTACTAAACGGCTCTATCAACGAACAAGCAGTAACTCTGTGCTTACCTTCTACCGGCTTGTACCAGTTCTTGCCTTTTATGAAGTACCTCTCCAGTACGACCGGAACTTTTATGCCTTCTTTTATTATTGACGCAACAAGGGCATCCCAAGGATACCGCTTCTTCATTTCATCCGTTATCTTCGCAGCTCTGCCTCCAATACCAAGGATATCGCCAAGCCTAATGTGAGTCACGCACTTATCGCACAACATTGTGCCCCACTTGTCCGGCTTGCGTTCAGTCCCAACTATCTTATAGAGCTGTTTTACATTTACAGGAACTTCATTTCCGGTCAAAAACCGGTGGTGTTCAACTATCCTGTAATAGAACACGTCGTGAGGGAAAGCACCCCTCATCTACTATAAAGGTACATATAGAAGTCGTCGGTCTCTCCCCCTAATTTCTCCCAACACTTCTCCCGAATTACTTCTACTTGTTTGTACCCGTATTGTTTAAACAAGCCGGTAAACAAAGCTATCCTATTGTCATCCCTAAGCCGGAGTATGACATTCTTAGCAATCTTAGAGATAGCCTGAACTGTCTCACCTGGCAATGCCGAATAATAAATGGAAGCTATTGCAAATACATAATCAAACTCGCCTAAATTTTGGGTCTGCAGGACTTCTTCCATTTTACCGGAGATGTAAGTTATCGGTAGCTTCTTGCCGGACTTACCCTCAAAATAATTTTTCACAAACTCGCGCTGCTCCTCAAAGTCCCACTTCGGACGCCAACCACTCCAGTCTATTCCAATAGCCTCTTTAGCGCCTAAAAGGGCAGACTTTACACAGAACAGACCGGCATTACAGCCCAAGTCAAGGACTCGCATTCCTTCCATAGAGGGTGGTAAGAATTTCTTCATAACGTCCCAAGCCATTTCACCACACCAGTCGCAACCTTTAGATATCAAGCCGTCACCAAAATCAATAGTCTGATACCAAGAACGCGAGTGAACAAACTTTACTGCTTCATTTTGGTCTATCATAGTTCAAGCCACTCCTTATGTTCTAAGCTCCATTGCACCGTCTTCCGGAGCGATTGTTCAAGTGATACTTTGGGCTTCCAACCGAAATTCCGGAGCTTTGCTCCACTCATAGCGTACCTCTTATCGTGCCCAGGTCTTGCAGTATGGAAATCAACAAAGTTAATTTCACTTTCCCTTAAGTCTCTCCCCTTTATCTCTTGACAGATTATGTCCGCAACCTGCAAGACGCTCATCTCCTCGCCTACAATATGGAACATATCACCAATCGTATCTTTCTGTAATAGAAAAAGCAAGGCATCGGCCGCATTGCGCGCGTGAAGCCAACACCGGCTTGAAATGTCTGAAGCACTTATTCCGTGGAGCAAGACCTTTTCATCGTTGACTATCGCACGAATAGTCTTAGGTACAAACTTTTCAACATCCTGCCTCTCACCCACGCAGTTCATAGTCCGAGTTATTGTAACCGGAACTTTGAAAGCGTGATAGAAGGCAAACGCCATCATATCAGCGCCTGCTTTGCTCGCGGCGTAAGGGTTGGACGGTCGCATTGTGTCCCACTCGTTGTAGAACACCCCGTCCGGAGCTGCCCCATAGACCTCGTCGGTTGAGAATTGAACGTACCTTTTAAGGTTCTTTTGACTCTTCTTGACCCATTCCAATATATTGGTAGTGCCCGTAACATTGGAAATAGCAAACGGAAGCGCGTCTTGAAGAGACCTGTCAACGTGCGTTTCAGCTCCCATATGGATAATGTAATCAAGTTGTCCTATCTCCTTTTCTATCCCTTTTGGGAAGGGTTGGGTGAAATCGTGCTGTAAGGGCAAGACTCTGGAAACATTGAAGCAGTTCAGGTCCCGGAGCCGGTCAAACCCACTGGATGCGTAAGTCAGCTTATCCAAAATCACAATTTCCCAGTCCGTATTGACTAAGAGGTGCTCAACAACGTGCGAACCAATAAAACCACAGCCGCCAGTTATCATTATCCTTGTCTTCATTCTACTATCTTCCTTTCTTATTGTGTCCATTTCTTTAAATATGCTACTGCAGACTCGCATATCTTTATGTTGTCCTTAAACACTCCCAACCCTCTATTACAATCGTAGCATAACAATCCTCTCAACTTACCAGTAGTGTGGTTATGGTCTATGCAAGGTAATGGGGATTTTTGAAATGTGTTACCACAAATAGCACACTTATTATCTTGAGCAACTTGCATCTGCTCAAGTTGTTCTAAAGTAACGCCGTAAACCCTCAACAAGCGCTTGTTAGTATGGTCTCGCTTGTATTGCTCGTTGTTTTTGTATTTATCCTCGTAATATTTCTTAAAATACTCTGGATTTGGTTTTTTACTCATATTAACCTTTATCCCCAACAATGAGTTCCACCCAAGCTTCTGGTCTGAATTCCTCATAAGCTCTCTGTTTAGCAGCCTTACCCTTTTCTTCAAGCAATTCAGGAGTAACCTCTTTAGCCACTATTAGGTGTTCCTCTTTAGTATTGCATAACCAACCGCACTCTTCAGTAACTCTATCTGTTACCCCACCCCAATTATCTGCAAGGATAGGAAGCCCACAAGCCATCGCTTCCAAGACAACTCTTGGACCCATATCCATATATTTATTGCCACCTATGTTCGGTAGAGAATACCAAAACAAATTACCTGTACCCAAAAACTTCGCTATTTCAAGAGCAGAAGCGGTGCGTGGAACTTTCTGAAATCTCTCATTTGGCGAAATAAAACTTGGTCCAGGCAAAAGTGTGATTGTGGCATCTTTTCTTCCCTCAAGTATTCCATCTACCTCTTTAGGGAAGCTGTCTTTATCAAACTTCGTATCCCCCTGTGAACTTACTCTAACAATACGAAGGTTAGTATTGTAATTTGGGTTTATCTTAAAGAAATCTCCTAATTCTGTACAGGGTGGTAATACCTTGGTTTTCACATTAGGGTGTACTTTAAGTAATTCACGCTCTTGAGTTGAATTCAGGAAGCAGTACAAGTCCCAATCCCTCGTCCACGGAATTTCACCAACCTTACCGCGCCGGTAATTCAACATCATAATCTTGCGGTCTGCATTTAAGTTGGAGAAAGTCTCTACCATATCCGGAGTCCCAAACTCCCAAATGTAGTCGTCCCCATACATAAACAAGACATCGCAAGACTCTTTAAGGCTGTTGTAAGTCTCGGTAACAATCAAGTTTGGCAGGAAGTCCTTAATGTATTGCTTAAACTCGGAGCTCCCAACCTGATTTCTGAAAGGAATAAACTCAACCTTATGCCTTTCCTTGAGCAGGAATTTCATAAGCGTGGTTATTGACCGCGCACAGCCGCCCCAACCTCTGGCAGTTGAAACAAACTTAATGTATTTCTTGCCTACCCCGACCGTCCGGCTACACGCCGGTGCCTGAGGAGCCCTGCAGGTCTTGGGGGCTTCTACAATGGGCTCTTCTTGCGAGACGACCGGTTTCCCTTGGTTCTCTCCCTCTTTCTGAATATACAAGGGAGACCCCGTCCTCAAGGTCATATTAACTTTAGGGCTCTTAGACCATATATGGCATCTTCTTCCGCCACCGCCAGGACCAATAAACCCTTCCTTAAGATACTTCTCCTGCCATTTCATTTCGTTTGGTCTGCTCGCATCGTGGACAACAATCAAGTCGGACAACTCCGAGGCAATCTTGGTTGAAAATTCCCTGGACCTCCCACCCGCCGGACCATCCACAAAAGCCATATCAAACTTAGCAGGGTCGCCGTCCTTAGTAACATCATTCAAAGACTCACCCTTCCAGAGCCGGATATCAACTTTAGGGTTCAAACCGCGGATTTTCTCTATCCAACCTTCCATCGTTTCATAGGTGATAACCTTCACACCTAAATCAGCCATAAGCAAAGTTGACAAGCCAGTCCCAAACTCCAAGACTGTCTTGACATTATTATCTTTAATTACTTGCTGAATGAAATCCCAATCCTCTTTGGTTATGCAACCACCACCCCACTCCATACCAAACTTAGTGATGTCAACATTAACCAGCACCGGGACCGGAACCTCTTCTGGGGTCTTAACTATATTTTTGAACTGCTTTGGCTTTTCGGAAGGCACACCTATCTTAAGCCTGCCCCCAATATAGTAAGACCTCAAAGCCCTTGTCAAATCTTCGGGCGTAATCATATCAACGCACATTGGTTGGTTCTTGCTATTTAATGCTGTACAAGCCTTAATATCGCAATGCCAACAGGCAGTAATTCCGCAGGGTAAGCAACCATCCGTAGCCAAGTACCTATGCCCTGCATATTGAGTAAAGGACACCGGCTCACGCGCTCCGGCAACTACAATCGCCGGTTTGTAAAGAGCTCCGGACAAGTGCATAGCAAAGCTCACTAAGCTAATTGAGCCCTCGGCGTTTATAAAGAGCTTAACCAAATCCCGAAGCCCAGTGTTCCGGTCTTCAGTCTTGCCCACATAATCAATGACATTCTTGCCCTTAAGCCTTGTAGGGTTATCTCCGGCCGCACCCAGCTGGACAAACGTGACATCTGGATTTTGGTCAACAAAAGCCTGCCATTTTTCATCTGGGTACATCTTGCAGCCCCAACCTTTTTCGCCGCTCGTCACTATTAACCAGTACGGCTGTTCAAAGACCCTCGGAGCATTATATTCCTTTTCGGTCATCCAAACATCACCACGGCTCTCGCCCTGTGGAATGTGAATGCCTAAAGCATTCTCAATAGACATTCTGTAGGCATTGGCAAAGTGCCAGTCAATCCGGTTTGAAGCATTGGTCATCCACCCTGGACCAATTTTCAGGACATTGGTGTTTCCGTTCAGGAAATCCTGCGGCGTAATAGTCTCCAAAGTCTTGCCGTTTTTATAGTAAGCTACCAATTTCCGGTCAACATATGGGCTGTAATCCCAAATATGCATAGCAGTAGAAATCACGCCTACCTTAACATCAGGGTAAGCTTTCTTGAAATCTCTCACTGCACAGGTAAACATAATCATATCGCCAATCCTTTGGCGATTATGAAAGATTATCTCTTTAAATGTAAACTTGTTATCCTCTTTTGACAAATCTACAACCTCTCTGGCCGCATTAATCAGCTCTTTGACTGCTCCAGGGCTCTCTATCGGACCGTGCGTGTGAAAACTGCCATCCATCGCATCTTTAGTAATTACCAAATGCGACATAGTTTTCTTATCCCAATCCGGAACATCAACGTTGCAAAATTGACACTTAGCCATCTTCGTCTTCTCCTTGTCTTAGTACTTCTTATTAAACTTCAAAATTATCTTAGCTACCTTTTCCTTCAACAACTTGCAATTTGGGATTACGCAGTGGCCGCCTATCTTGCCAGGGTTTGGAAACAAAATCGGTCTTACCACATTTGGCATACCTAACTTGGCGTAACCCTCATTATAAGTAGTGTTGAAAGAATGATAGACCATTGAAAAGTCTGCGCCGTATTTCTTGCACATCTTCTCCACTTCCTTGCAGAAGACTATATTCCAACCATAATAGGTTGTGTCTAAGAGTTTAGCCAATTCAGTATTCTCCGAACAACTTGCGTAAATTACGTGTATTCCACAGGCTTTAAAGTACTCCGCAACTTCGCTGTTATACTCCCCACCTATATACTTTGGGAAGGTTAAAATGCCTTGAGCGATATTGGGATGCACGCCCCTAATAGGAGAGTGCCATATGTTAACCCCCAAGTCCCGTCTTAATCTACTTGTAGTACCAACCGGAACTGTGGAGTGAATAATCGTATAGAGTGGCTTATACTTCGTAATGTAATCTTTAGTAGCCCTAATAAAATCTTTGTTGTATGGGAAACAAATATGCATCCATCCAATGTCCTGCAATTTCAAATCGTGCAGGTCTTTCATAAAAATTGGAGCGTGACCTTTAGAAAGAACAGCCTGCAAAGCCGAACCAACTTCTCCGTTTCCTATAATCAACGTCTCTGTCTTCATCTTACCATCCCTTTCTTATTTTATCACAAATATACTCTACGTCTTCCTCTTTGATGTGCATACCAATCGGCAAGCAAATGTATTTGTCATAAATGCTATCCAAGACCGGCAAGTCAGCCTTCTTGCCGCCAAATATCTTATACACATCGTTTCTCACGTTTACGACATTGGTCTCTACGTTAGCATCAAACAGCATCTTAGCAAAGTCGTCGCGCCGTTCTACTAAAAGCGTAAACAACCAACAGGCGTTAATTTTACCATCAACAATCTTAATGCCGTCAACGCCTTGCAGTTTGCTCCTATACAGAGTAAACAGCTCTTGACGTCGGCTCAGGATTGCGTTATAATAAGACAAGCCTACCAATCCCAGAGTAGCATTAATATCATTCATATGCTTCTTACCGCCAAGTACCTCAATATCAAAGTTCATCATCCGCGTCCGGTAAGATTGCCACTCATTTGGTATTTGCCTACCACGGTCAATTCCAAACCACCGCATAAGCTTAGCTTTGTGGTACTTCTCAATATCATTGACCACAAGCATTCCGCCATCACCAGTCGTAATGTGCTTAATTGCCTGAAATGAGCAACAGGTATAATCCCCAGTAAAAATTCCAAGCGCTTGACAAGCGTCCGAAACCACCGGCACGTGTACTTTACCCACATCAGCCCCTACACCGCCAAGGTGAACTTGCACTACAGCCTTGGTCTTATTGGTAAATTTGCTACGGACATCAAGAGGGTCTATGCAGAGGGTATCTGGAAGGACATCAGCCCAAACAATCTTAACTTTCCTGTGTAGGAGTGGGATATTGGTAGCCGCACAGGTCAGGGGAGTCGTAATTACCTCATCCCCTTTCTTCAGACCTATGAGGTCATAGGCAATTTCAAGCGCGGAAGTACCAGAATTTACAGATACAGGGTTGGCAACCTTGAACAGGCTTGCAAATTCCCATTCAAATAAATCTACCTTTGAGCCTTGCGTTATGCACGGTGAACATAGTACTTTAGAGACTTGTTCAATGGCTTCATTTGGGACATACGGTTGAAAAAGTTTTATCATTTTTTGGGCTCATTTGTGTTCTCACTTGCCTTCTTAGTCGCCTCAGCCAGCTTACTTAATTCGCGCATAGCAATTTCAATGTCGCCGGTGGGGAAACTGTTGGTCAGGAGATGGTGAGTAAGCATTCCTTTGTCTAAAAAGGTCACAGCTATCAAGTAGCCGCCACACTTCTTCACGTCTTCCTGAACATTGTCAAAAGTATAATTGTCTTGAACCGGTCTTTTTTCTTCCATTGGTCTTCCTCCTTGGTCTTCGTCTTTGTCTAAATATTTATCCAATCTATTCATAATCTGCCCCCTATTCAGGTCAGATGTAATTTACGCTTTTGATTGGTCTCCAATTACCTTCACATTCACAGCAATCTTGCCTTTATCGTTCTCGGAAACCCCGAATTCTACAACCTGGTCTTTTTCCAAGACCTTTGTGTTCTCGCTCTTGGCTATGCCCGAAAAGTGGACAAATAAGTCCTTGTCGCCCTCGTCCGGCTTTATAAAGCCGTACCCTTTTTCAGCATTGAACCACATTACTATGCCCTTCATCTTCGTCTCCTTTTTCTCTTATTTAGTGGGGACGGTGGTCAGCCGTCCCGAAATTTTAAGACCTTGGCAGAACCCAATTAAGGGTTAAGCGCAATTTATGAGTTTGCCTTGGAACGCTTCACAGGTGATTTGAAGCACTGTGAACTCGGCAATGATTGTCCTGTATGCAGTCTGCAATAGAGCTAAATCTATTGAAGAAACAGGCATAAGGTCAACCATCTGGAGTGCATTACCATCGTCAAGTACTGTCTTGTCATCAATGACAATGATGTTGCCAGCTGAACCAGTGTTAGGCAGAAAACGGCTACCGATGATGTCAATAGTGCCAAAGGGCGAAACCCATTTAGTTATGGCTACGCCAGCCGGAACATCAGCCAAAGCGCCCGCGCCAGCCTGGAACAACCTGTAGTAAGAAGAGAGTATCAGGTCAGAAAATCTCTGATTGTCTCTGTACGACAGAATTGCGGCCTGCGGTTTACCACCTACTATGGTAATTTTCTTTAGCAGGTTATTGATTTGGGTGAGCGTAAAGGCTGCTGCACCGCAATCTTCGGTATTCGTAGTAATCTGCGTTAACAACCCGTCAAACTGCAGGGGATTTGTTGCGGAACTGCCGTTAATAATCGCCCATTCCTCAATCAAGGCGGTGTTAATCATCTTGATTTTGGTTTGCAGTTTTTTGACGTCAGCATAAGTCGCACCAGCCATTTGGTCAAAGAACGATACAACTATCATATCGCCCAGTGATGTATATGGAGCTGATTTATACTTATACGACGCTTGGGTGGCATTAGGCAACCCGCCTCTCTCAAAAAACGCATTGGACGGGGCTGTTCCGAGGAACAAGCCTTCAGCAGCTGATGTCGGCACCAATTGGTACCAAGCGTGAGCTTTGCCATTTCCTTGGATACGGTTCAGCCTGTTACGGACTGGGGTATCGGTCGGAGCCATAATAGCTAACTCTGCCTGAAGGTCTTCGCGTACTAATAGAAGACCGTCAACATCAATGCTTCCAATCGCTTTCTGGATGTCGCTGATTGCTTTGTCTACTGTTTGCGGATTAAAAAACATAGTGTGTGTGAGATACCTCCTTTCCTCGTTATTTTTCTTATTGCTCCCAACTTATTTTGAGAGCTTTTCTGCTATCATTCTATCCGCCACACGCAGACAGAAGTCGTTCTCTTCTTTGGTAAGACCCGCACCCTTAGTCATCCTAAGGTTTTGAGCCTTTTCTATATCTTTGGTCAGCTCTTCGCTGAACGTGGACTCTTTCTTCTCCAGTTTGACATCCTGGTATTTCTCAACCTTTACTGCTTTCACAGGAGTGCCGTCCTTATTGACTGCAGCGGCGTCCTTGCGCGCTAAAGGCTGCTTCTCATACTTCGCAACCTTCGCCCTCAATTCAGTGAGCTCTTTCTTCATAGGCTCAATGACTGCCTTAATCTGTTTGAGGAACAGACCTTTTTTGATTTTCTTTACGGCTCCGGCTTTTGTGCCTTTTACCGTTTCTTCTTCCTCGGCAGGTTTCACATCTGCTTTGGCAGGCTCTTCGTCTTCGTCTTCAACCTTAATCTTGGGTGCTTCACCTTCAACAGGCACTTCTTCACCTGCGACAGGCTTTTCACCCTCAATCGCCTCTTCAACTTCAGCCGGAACTTCCTCTTCATATCCGGTCTCTTCGGCCGCAGGCTGCTCTTCGCCTTCCTCTTCGCCCAAAGCGGACTCAAGTAAAGCAATGATGCGGTCTAACTTCTGGTCGGATGTGGTAGCCACATCAGCAGGAGCTTCCTCCTCTTCAGCCTCTATATGAGGCTTCTGCTCTTCTGCCGGTTTAGTGCCAACAGCTTCAGGAGCTTTCTCGGCCGCCGGTTTATCTTTTAATGCGTCAGCCGCAGGTTTGATATCCTTAGCGTCGGCAGCTCCTTCATCCTTTACTTCAACAGTCTTTTTGTCCGGTTCGTGTGTAATTACCACAGAACCTGCTTTTTTCACTTTATCTGCCACAACTGCACCTCCTTTTAATTTTTGTTCAATACAATAGGGGCATTCCCCCTCAATATGCTTCTTACCCAACACCAATAGTGCAGTGTCGTGTACTCTTGCCTTATCTATATCTGAAATAGGGTCGCCGATGGACTTCCTAATCATATTGATAGCGTGCGTCCTATCAGGCATAGGATAAGACCTTTGCTTGATGAGCGTATCACCATCAACCGTGACCTTGATTAAGCCAAAAGCCGTGTCCGGTAGGGCTTCAAGCTCTTCTTTGGACAAGACCCTCTTGGCAAATAGTAAGGATTTCTCCATAACCCTTGCGGCTTCAGCCTTTAAGGGGTCTTCCGATATGGTGACTGTGTGCACTGAAGTATCGCGCTTTACAGTCTGAAACTTGCAGGCAGGGTTCGCCGGTCGGTCAACCAGAGAAATCTCATTTAGGTTGTACTTGGTAATGCGGTTTACTGTCTTACCAGAAGCTTTATCCATTTCAATCTTTTGGTCAAGCTTGTCGCCGCCGATTGAAAAGCCTTTATAGACGCCTTCTTTGCACTTCTGCCAAGCTGCGTCATCAACAATTTTAGCCCCAATAAAGAGCTCCTGCGTGTTGTCCCTAAGTTCAAGGACAGGAGCTGTACCCACAGCGCTCGGCTTATGCATTTCGCGGATGTTGCGCCAGTTGGAGTAATCAGCCACGGCTTCCTTAGTTGCTGCATAATCTACAATCTCGTTCTGATTATCAAGCTTGGAGCAAGTCGCAATGCCGTAAACCATTCTTTGGTCTGGGTCTAACTTGCTAATCCGTGCAAAGAAATTTAATTTCGGGTCCATATCAATTCCTCCTTTTAAAAGCTTTCCATATTTAGTACCAAGGTAGCCCCTGTAGGCGCTTTCAGCCTTGGCTTTTGAGCTGTAAATGCATTTACCACTACCAATTTTATATTTTTTATTAGAGCACCTTAGTACCGGCATTTTTCACCTTTGCTTTAAATTTGGTCTTAAGCCCTTCGTGAGTCCGGCAACCGTCACAAATCGTATCCAAACCTTTCCTGTACTTCTCGTACTCGGCTTCGTTACGGAAGTGGTTATTCACGCAGTCATAGCATTGATGCTCGTCTTTCGGAGTGCCCTCAAGCTGAACAAATATCTTGCCAGAGTCCTTGAGCTTTACATTAGGGTTTTCTACTTTACCCTCAAAGTAATTGCCCCCGTCTGCGTGCACCACGAATGTATCCTTGCCTGTCCTCTCAAATTTCTTTGGGTCGGGCACTCCCGACCTGTTTTTATTGCTCTTGTCTAAACCTGTTCTTTCCAACTTGTCTTCTCCTTATCTTAGAACCGAGTAGTGGGGACTGCACCCCACCACTCGGAATTATCTACTTAGAAGCTTGAAGAACTGCTACTACAAGAACTGCTTGAGCTTCTGCAGCTACTTGAGGAGCTTGATGAAGAACTCCTGCAAGAAGAGCTGGATGAGCTTGAGCTTGAGCGCGAGCTACTTGAACTTGAACTCAAGCTACTGCTACTGGATGAACTGCTCAAACTGCTTGAAGAGCTACTGCTACTTGAGCTCCGGCTTGATGAACTGGAACTCAAAGAGCTTGACGAACTACTTGAACTACTATTTGATGAGCTTGATGAAGAGCTACTCCTGCTGGAACTTGACGAGCTACTCAATGACGAGCTACTGGACGAACTTGAGTTGCTTGAAGATGAGCTGGAGCTACTTCTACTTGAAGATGAGCTTGAGCTCCTGCTACTTGAACTACTGGACAATGAGCTTGAAGAGCTACTACTGCTGTGTGAGCTGGAACTTGAGGAGCTGGACAGCGACGAACTACTTGAGCTACTTAAACTTGACGAGCTGGACGAACTCCGGCTACTTGAAGAAGAACTGGAGTTAGACGAGCTTGACGAAGAGCTCAAACTTGAACTTGAAGAACTGGAAGAGCTACTGCTTGAACTTCTGCAGGAAGATGAGCTTGACGAAGAAGAGCTACTACTCCGGCAAGATGAGCTGGATGAGCTACTTCTGCAAGAACTTGAGCTTGATGAAGAGCTTGAACTGCGCGAGCTGGATGAAACGCTCTCAACGCTTATACTACTGGATGAGCTACTTGAAGAGCTTGAGCTCTTACAGCTACTTGACGAAGACCGGCAAGAGCTGGATGAGCTTGAACTTCTACAAGACGAACTTGAAGAGCTCCGGCACGAAGAGCTACTTGAGCTACTCAATGACGAGCTACTGGACGAGCTTGACTTTGACGAGCTTGAGCTACTCCGAGAGCTTGACGAGGAGCTACTGCTTGAAGAGCTACGGCAGCTACTGGACGAGCTTGAAGATAAGCTCACAGACTTAGACGAACTTGACGAACTTCTGCTTGAAGAAGAAGAACTTGAAGAGCTACTTCTACAAGACGAACTTGAAGATGAGCTCCGAGAAGAACTGGATGACGATGAACTACTTCTGCAAGAAGAGCTTGAGCTCCGGCACGAAGAAGAACTGCTGCTTGAGCTTGAACTCCTGCAAGAAGAGCTAAAAGAAGAAGAGCTACTACTCCTACAAGACGAAGAACTGCTTGAAGAGCTTGAGCTCCTGCTACTTGAACTGCTGGAACTGCACGAAGAGCTACTTGAGCTACTTCTGCAGGATGAACTTGACGAACTACAAGAGCTACTACTCCGAGAAGAACTGGATGACGAGCAGGAGCTACTTGAATAACTTGAAGTTCCGTCAAGATAACCTAATTCCGTGTCTAAGTCACCGTTTCTAACTAAATTTAAAAGCAAATCGTGCCTTGACATATTTACACCTCCAAATCGCCAATGTCTTCTTTAGTTGGGTTAAATGCTTTATCATCAATGTAGATATCAGCATCGGGCTTTCCCTGCCTCTGCCAAATCTCATCATAAGGTACTTGGTTATCCTTTAGCCATACATTTAAGCCGTTAAGGATGCCAGGGTTGCGAGTGATACCAGAAGTATACACAATAATATGAAATCCGGCATTCTTCATCTCCTTTAACTTATCTATTACCGGCTGTATGGGCGATTGGTCGCCGTGGTTAGCCAAAGTGCCGTGAAAATCTACTGCCACTACCTTGCCTTTTGCCTGTTGAACCGGATAATGCATACGAACAGCGGCCTCATCATCAGCAAGTTCAGGGTGAGTCTCGCGCACAGTAGAGCCAATATCACCAGACTCTGCATACGCATTCTGCCCGTTCTTAGCTATCCTACTTTTGTACAGGCTGTTCAATGTTTTTAACATTTTTTCCTTTAATCATCATTTCAAAGCTATCGCCAGGGGCTAAAGCAGGTTCAAAGAGTTCACCGCACCTGCAATTCCCGTCGCACTCGTTGTTTCCGTAGAGTGTCTCAAATTCTTCAAAAGACATCCACTGCCCATCTAATCTGGCACAGCCATCGCATACCCTATCATCCGGAGTTGTATGCCAATACCCACCTGCAAATTCACCTTCGGTTGTACTAACCAACCCTGCCATTAACCCAAGGGACAAACCGTTTATAGCATACAAGTCCAACCGGTGTTCTTGAGTCTCCATTACGTCCGAAAATGCATTGTCAAAGTCTTCTACTTTATCATAAACCTTCTCTGACTCTATCATACCTTGTGGGTTCTTGTTAAATAAGACGTTGTCATACTCGTCAATCATTTCATCCATAAAGGAGTCTAAGAACTGGTCGTTCCGGCTTAAAATTTCCTGTACCCTATCCTTATCAGCCTGTTGCATTGCGGCTATAAGTGCTGCACCGGTGTAGTACGCACCTTTCTGCCGACCAAGGTTGTAGGCGTTCGTAACGTGCTCCTTGGCTTTATAACTCAAGTCATCCTTTAAGGCATCCAAGGTAAAGATAATTTTATCCCTGACTTTGTGGGGCTCTCTAATTTCTGGGGAGAATACCGCTTCCTCTTCTACACCTTGTTTTTGGACGTTGGTTTTAGTGAGCCGATTACCAATCTTCTCCTCCATAAACAAGTATTTCCTATTGTCTATCCTCTCCAAGGTCTTGGGCGCTACTTTATAATATAAGAAACACTCTGCCCAGTCCTCACGGAAGTTAAACCGCGCGTACACGCTAACAAATGGGTCGTCGCGCTGAGTGTAATAAGGCGAGTACATAGTTGAGCCGTCAAAGCGCTTTTTCTCACCTACTATATACTGCGTCATATCACCAGTGAGCTCGTCACGAGTTAAAAATTTTGTTAAGCCCTGCCAATAACGCCGGTCTTCCTCTGTAAGCGAATTGTACCAGAGGCAATGACCGAACTCGTGGATAAAGGTTTTGGAAGTTTCACTGATTACCTCACCGCTATCCCCAATCCTTATCATTCCGTGTTGCTCAAGGTAGTCTGGGTTTAGCTCCATTAAGTTCTTCCGGCTGTCGTAACGGGCATTAACTAATAAAGACGGGTTCATAACTATTTTATCAAGGAGCGCAAGGTTAAGGTCATACTTATTAGCAACCTCTACAAACTGCTTTTTATATTTAAAAGGTATCTTAGCAATCCGGTCAATAGTCTGAGCGTTGTTGTAATCCATCTTCCGGAAATCTTTAAGCTTATTCTTCAGTGCAAGGAGCTTTTTCTTAGCCCTAAGCCAGTCCTTGACCATATCACCTGTGTAAGACTCAATAGCATTATCCATTTTACGCTTAATCGGAAAATCGCGCTTCTTCTCAAGCACTGAAGCTATTGAGCCCTCAAATTCTATCCCTATAATATTAGGATAGACCGCAGGCTTAGTCACGAGGGTAACTTTTTTAATGTTATATTGACCCTTAACCTCGTCAATGTGCTTTGGACTCGTAAAAGTTATTCTGTTCATTTTCCTTTAAGGCATTTCCCCACTATATCTTTAATTTCCTCTTCACCCTCTTCATAAGCAACTTGCTCATCTGGGTCTAACTTCTTCAACAAAGCCATAAACTCCCCAACGTGCACCTTTTCTTCTCTGGCTATGTCTTCAAATACTTTAACAACGTCAGGGTTATCAATAGTGGACTCTGCCAGCTGGGTATAAAGCTGTATTGCCTCATATTCTGCGGCGATTGAAAACCTTAATGCCCTAACAAGTTCCGTAGGCAATAATTTCCTGTCGCTCAAATTTCCCTTATAAGGAGTACCGAAGTCAACTTTATTCATTACAACCTGCGTCATTTTTGATTTGTTGCCGCCGACAAGTATATATTTCTGCCCCATTAGTTACTCCTTTTTACTGCTTGCGTGTTGCATATCTGAATAAGAAACCTCACCTACTCCGTCTGTTTTAATGGCATCAACATCCTCTTTTGTAACCATATCAACTTTATCCGAGCCGTCTCCGTCAAAAGAAATCCACCATTGTCCGCTATGCCCTATGTTGCCATTGTAATGCAACAAATCAATCAACTTCAAAATCCTCTTCACGCCCTCTTCATTTCCTTCAAGGTGAATATCAACTTTATAGGGGTCGGTTGACCTCTTAGTAACATTCTTGTCTAACCTATCTTTATAAAGCTGCCCGACCGATTTAAGCATTTACTCCTCTAAAGTAATCTTAACTTCGTTCTCGCCGAGCCCTTGTTCTTTTAGGGCGTCCATAGCCTTGGAAATCTTATCTTGAGACGAATAGTTAACAATCATCCGGACTAATTTTCCTTTATCCTTGTCGGTTAAAGGCTTTTCTGCTACAGCAGGCTCCGGTCCCGGTGCTGGCTTAGGTTTGGCTCTGGGAAACAACGGCTTTTTAGCATTTGGGTCTGTAGTCCGGTCAACCGTATCTTCCATAGCCTCATCCTTTTTCTCATCTAAGTTAGTCTCGGTGCCGGCGTCCTCTTTCTCCTTTAATGCACCCTCTAACGGCTGCTCGCCCTCAATAGACTCTTCAGGTGGGATTAACTTATCAAGCGTAACATACCCTTGTGCCCCTAAGTTAACCACAATCGTATCCCCACCTTCCATAGCAGCCAGACCTAAGCGTCTCCTTCTATCATTTCTTGAAATTACCCCCGTATTGATATCATTAATATCAATTTCGGCTTGGGTCTTCTCGTCCTGCAGGTCAATACCCATCCAATCAAACTTAACATCTTTGAAGGGGAATTCCTTCTTGACGATTTCAGTATTAAAATAGGTCTTGAGTAAGAACAACAAGTTTTTAACGCCTTTATCCTTAGTAAGCTCTTTCTGAACTACCGAGGTTGTCCGGTGAAAATCCATAACAAAGCCGATGTCTTGAGGTGAAATCTGATAGCAGGCGCACTTTACCGAAAGCGTCCATTTCAAGTACTCCATCATTTGCATATCACGAGACGACATATTGCGCATTGCAAGGTACTGTGGGGTATCTGCCCCAGAAATGAACATCATCCTATGCAGACCTTTGCCTGCAACTTCATTATCCCACAAGACCTCAAACTGCTTGCGCTGTTCCTGCGTAATATTCTTTCCTAAGTTTACAATGGCAGGCGGCACATTGGAATGCTTAAAGAAATCTATGTTGTACTCATCGGCGTAAAGTGAAGCTGTGATTATGTAGGCCGCAACCTCCAGAGGGCTCATCCCATAGCCGTTCTGTTGCGGATTGTCCATAATGTAAACTATTTCATCCTTAGTATACTCCGCCCTTAAAATTCCCTGGTCCTCCCAAACATACGCAGGCTCTGGGGCATTAGGAATTGTCCGGTCTGGGTTTCGGTAAAGCTTTACATCCTGCCCAGGTATCAAGTACATCTCGGCAATCTCACCAAGGGCATTCTTATTCTTGACTATAACACCGGCGTCAAAGGTCAAGATATCGTCAAGCAAGACCTCCAAAAACGCGCGGAAAGTACGAGTCTCACTGTCATTAGGTCTATCAAACAAGCGCTTGACTATTTGGGCGTGCTCATTGGCGTCCTGTTTGACCTTGCGCTTTAAGCTTTCAAAATACCACTTAACCTGTTTCTTTCGGTCATCCTTATTTATAACCGGAGTCTGCGAAACGCCAGTTAGTTTTGCTTTTAAAGGGTTCATTGGGGGAGTAACAGACGTTTTAAGGATGCTTTTGATATCATTAGAGGCTTTAAGGTATAAGTCCCTGTTAATCAGGATAGGATGAAAGACTTCCTCAAAGCCCCAAGGGTTTAGGTTATTCATAATAACATTATACCAACGGTCAAGCTCCAGCTCTATCTGTTCGGTGTCCGGCACAATGTCCCAATCAGTACCTGTAATTTGGTTCTTGCGCGTCTTTTTAATAGACCAGGTAATCGGGTCGGTATTAGACAAGCTCTTCAAGGTCAGAGCATTAACTACAATAGGCTTCTGTACCTTTTTAGAAGGAAGACCCGACATCCACTGGAAATTTCCCTTGCGCGGTTCTGCCCCTCTAATACCAATTTGCCTGTTTAAGGCTTTTGCCACCGGTGAAATTGTCCTGCTTACGATTTGCTGTAGCAATCCCATTTAGTTCTCCTTGTCTTCGGTCTTCGTCTTAGCCACCACCTGCGTGGCCGCTCGGCTTGATGTTATAATTGGTCTTTTCCCTTGGGTCTAAAATCCCCACTGGACCACCCCTCTTAGCACGAGCTCTCTCTATTTTCCTTCGTTTCCACTCCGGCATATGTTCCCTTGAAGGGCTCTGGCTTTCTAAAGCCGTAACCCTTGGCGGCGGTGCTGCTGGCATATTACGTGTTCCGCCAGTCGGTTGGTCTCCGCCAGAGTACTGCTCGCTGTTAATCTTTGCCATCTTCATCCTTGCCCTTTTATACCACTCACCGTTGTCAACCGGAGCTTTGTAAGCCGGTACAGACTTGACATAAGGGCAATCAGCTGGCAAATACTTTTTGTGTATAGCTTCCGGTATCGTTTGGCATACTTCACACTTGACAAACCTGTCAGAGTACACCTTGCATTCGGCTCTTTTTCCTAAAAATTTCAAATGCTCACAAGGCTTAGCGTAGTTGATGTAAACCACGCCGTTCGGGTTGATGGATTTATCAAAGCAACATTTGCCACATTTCCGGCAAATGCCTTCCCAAGCCTGAGTAAGTTCAACTTTAATCTTCTTCAGGTCTTCAATGGAAATTGTTTGTACTTTTCCTTTATGAATTAAGGTTACGACCTTCATTAATATCCTTTATCCATTATCTCATTTCCTCAAGTATGTCCATCTTTTCCTTTATTTTATGAAGACGACGGCGGTAGAGGCTTTCATTACGCATCAGCGTAGGTGAATGTGTCCCTGTAGTTACCAATGTGCTGGTAGCTGCTTCCATACGGATACCGCAGACTACCTATTTGGTCAATAATCCGCCGTCAAATCAAAAGAGCTAAACCTACTCCAAACACTAAGCAATAGATTAACGCTCTTAGCAAAGTATAGGCTTGAGCCTTGAAGAACTCAATTCCAACATCAATAAAGCCTATCACACTAAACGCCAAGCAAGCATAACCTAATGCGTGGAGCCAAAAAGTCTTCGTCATCATTTCTTAAACCTCATTCCTAAGTGTAGAAGCAAGCACACCCACCCTAAAAGCATACACCCAATTATAGTGTAGCCTTTGTAGGAGTGCTCCTTTATTAATATCCACATTTCTTGGCTTACTGTTTTGCCGGTGTAAAAGTGGGCTGCATACTCAACCAAACCGAACACAATCCCAAATATTACAAAAGCAAGAGCCAAGAAATATTGCTTATATATCAACGAGGGAATTAAGAAGAGCAAGAACATAAACACCAAGAGCAAGTTGCTCATCTTTCTACCCTTCCTTCGTACTTCAGGTCTTTAATCGGCACTTCAGATATGGAGGCATCTTCCCAAGACACGCTCGCTCGGTCGCCTTCTGTCTGAAGAACCTTGCCGGTATGACCGTTCAAGGACACGATAGCACCGCGCGAGATTACAGGTTCGTCGGCCGCTAAAGGCTCTTGTTTAGTCATAGGAATGTCGTACCGCACACCCTCTTTACAAATGGAAACTATTTTGGTCATCAGTAACCTCGTTCTTTCAACACGCTGGTCCTCTCTTGCTATACCAAGGGTCTCTTTCCATTAGTATAGGAAGTTCTGATAGCTTGGCGACCCTGGTCCTCCGTATTTCCGCTCTACCAATGTTATTGGCGAAATAGAGCCGGTATCGGTGGCAGGGTTAATCGCAAAGTAGTTTGTATCTATCAGCCAATGGTCTGGAATATCGTTAATCCAGAACTGGTCTTCGGCTATGTTTGGCAGGCTATCCGTAAATGTAGGGGACGCCGAGTTGTCCTCTGCAACGTTGTCAATAAGCAATATTAAGTCTGCATTGCCTATTGCATAAGCTGTACAGCCAGTGCCTGCCTTGCTGTCAGCGTTTATCTTGGCTATGATGTTCGCTATTGTAATAGCCTTGGTCGCCCCACGAAAAATTTGGTCGCCCACAGGAGCTACGGCAACGAACATATAGGTCTTTGTCCCTATCCCGAAAGTCTCCCCGAAAGAGGGGTTGTTCACGATGTTTATGGTCATAATAGGATGTGAGACTTTCGCACCATTATGTCCAACGTGCAACCCTAACAGGATGCCTGCGAACGGACTTTCGTGCCACTTAGGGTCTAAAAGTAACCCGTTTTCCCTAATCTTTGCCATATTTATTCCTCCTTAATACAGGAAGTTCTTGTCCGTTCCTGCATTCCTTTCCACCAACACTGTGGGCTTGACATCAGCTTCAGAGGTTATGTTCTTCTTGAAATAATTAACCGTCTCAAGCTGTGCTTCGGTCAAAGTGTCAGTAAAGGCTATTGCATCCACGACCTTCACGCCGTCTGCAGTGAAAGTTGGGGTAATCCCGATTTCATTGGCAACCACCAAGACTTCGGAGGTCAAACCTACTTTATCATACCCCACATAGGCAGTACAGAGCGACTGCGACTGGTCGGAATTAATCATATCTGCAATCGCCTGTGCAGTCAAAGCTCTTAAGTCGGCCGCTGCGTCGGTAACTGTAACAGCACTGATTTTGCCGTCAAAGTCAGCAGAAGGCACAAACCTTAAATGACCGGTCGTTGCGGCTACGATAGTGTCTGCAGTATACACACCGTCTGCATTACGGGAAGTACCTGCTGTGTCGCCGATATAAGGCACGACGCTACCAGCAGTACAGCCGCTAATTGTAAAGCCTAAGACATAGCTGTGGTCTGCTATGGTCGCAGGGTTCAAGACTTGGTCTAAAGACTGAACAAATGAGTTGGTTGCGATTGGAGTTCCTGCTGTATGCAGTGCCCCAGTTGCATCCACGACCCAGTTCTGTCCACCCCAAACCCCGTTGTCTCCGGCCGCAAAATCGCCGTTGCTTAAGATGTTTCCTATCTTAATTTCTCGCGCTACTGTCGGCGTAGCCCTGAAGGTGTAAGTACCGTAACCGACCACGATAGTCTCTGCAGCCGCAGGATTTGTGGCTACATTGATTACCATTATATTCCTTGAAAAATTCACACCGTCATTTTGGTTGTGGTCTCCAAGGATAATCCCCACAAACGCCGAGTCTTTTAGTCTTCCAGTTGTGAAAATGTCTCTTAGATTTAGCATTTTAAACCTCCCGTTTAGCTAATCTATGTTAATAACTTACTCCTTAGGTGGAGTAGATGTATCTTGTTCTGTTGCCGGAACCGGGACCGGAGCCTCGGCAGTAACTTCAGCCGGTTTCTCCGCCACGGGTTCTGCCACAGGTGCAACCGGTTCTGTTGGTTCTACCGGCACTACTGGTTCTATTTTTTCAGCAGTCTCATTTACTGCTTCTGATTGAACTGGTGCTATTACCGGAGTTTCAGTTACCGAACCTTCAACCGGAAACTCTTTCAGTCCGTCCACCTTTTCCACTTGAGCGCCAGCCTCTATGTCTGGGTTCGGTAAGGGTTCAGGTATCGGCGCTGAAACTGGCTTTTCCTTGTAGATTACCCTACCGCATTTTGGACAAGTTTCTTTATCGTCAGCCGATGTCGCACCACACCATAAACAAATCTTCATCTTAGTCCTTCCTTTCTTCACTTCGGGCTAAATAAGCATCAAGCTCATTAGCCGCGTCTGCGAGCCTCAAGTATACCCTAACCCAAGACGGGTTAGTGCCCTTGACTTCTGCCAGTTTGCTCGCTCTTGTCTTAACCTTCTGGAGTTCTTCCCTTGAGAACCCCTCAACTTCCGGAAAAATAATCTTATGTTTAATTGCCATCTTACCTCGCTTCGCTTCCCTCGTCAGTATCCTTTTTAACCTTGACGGGGTTCTCCTCTTTCTTCTCTACCTTGGACTGCACATCTTCCAGAACTTTCTGGAACTTTTCTATGGGCATATCCACCCTTTTGCCGTTCTTGACGATTGTAATTATTTTTGTCATTATACTCCTCCGTTACTCCTTGGTTATTTCTTTTAAGTACGCAAGGACTGATTTGAGCTTCTCATCAGTATCAATGAATTCCTGATACTCTTTCCTGCCGAGCTGCCGGTCAACACCTTCCTTAACGTTGGTGTATGCCCCAATTTCCACGCCCCACTCAGCATTGGCAATCAGCTCTTCTGCAGTCTTTTTCGGCATAGGCAGTTCAGGGTGATGCCCTATCTTCTCGTCTGCGCAGGTGTCAGTAACTTCTCCTTCCTTAATAGGAGAAACAACCTTAATACTTTTGATGTCCGGAGTCTTCTTTGGCAAGTTGCCGGACTCAGGAGCCGACTCCTTTAAGGCAGGCTGCTTGTCACCTTTAGGCTTATCAACCTTATCCAGATTGACTTGCTCTTTGGTTTTTCTTGGAAATTTACCGTCCTTAGCCGGTCCGTTAGCCACGGCATCTTGGGTGATACCTGCTACAGCGTTAGACTCTTGGGTGGGCTGCATACCTTTTTTAATGAAGCGGATGTTATCTCCGCTCACGAGCTGTATTCCGACCTGTTTGGCTACCCTAAAGCCAATCATTTCATCGGCAACCCTATTGGCAAAAGCCTGCTGTTCGGGGTTTAAGGTCTTGCCAAATTTTCTCCAGCACAGCACGGTCTCAATATCTTTCTTGAGCTTGCCAAAGCATTCATCAGCGTGCATTTTAGCTCTTACAGCTTCAATGGCGTCCTCGGTATCGGGAATGGCAGCTTCCTCGTCTTGGCCGCCGCCGTGATACCAAATCCAACCGCACAGGGCTTCTGGGTCGTCCACGCCCTCTTTTTGGCTTACCGCACTCACGCAATTATCAAACCAGGCTTTCGGTGGCCGCTCGTCCTGTTTCATCATAAGCCACGCATAATCCGACTTGCTTATGGATACTTGGGTTAACTTCAACCCTTTAGCCAAAGTACCCTTAGTAACCTTTTCAGCGCATTTAGGGCAAAGTTCTTTTAACTTTTCTATTGATATTATTACCCTGTCGTTCATATCAGCCTCCTTACAACTACTTAGGTTGGACTATTTCCTCAATATTAATATTGCTCTTTATTTTAGGTACTTCGTTTTTATGAATTACCCAATACACAAATTGCATAACGGCTAAAGAGACTGCAACTGCACCTGCGATAAACCCTACATACATCGCAGACTTCTTAGAATTGTATTGGATGCTCTTTACAGTCTTTAAAATCCCAGTTTCGTTCTCCGAACCGCAGACCGCGTTCTTAACGCTCTTAAGGTCTGAAGCCATACCATTGGTTAGCTTAGCCACGATTGTCTTATTAGTCTCGGCTAAGGATTTCAACTGCTCGGCTACAATGGTCATCTGCGCCACATTCTTCCCTTGAACATCCAACATCAAGAGAAGTTCTTCCTTAGTTATCTCGCTCATTTTGCTGTTACTCCAAGTTGATAAGCCTTTTCTCTGGGAACACACACATCAACAGTCTCGGTGTCGTCTTCAATTGTTTGTAATGTATGCATCTCCTTAGGCTTCAACACGCACACTTCCCCTGGGTGTACGGAGCGAGCTTGCATATTTTCAAAGGTTATGACAAATGCACCACGGGTGCATATAAGTATCTGCTGTGAGTCCGGATGACAATGCGCAGGGTAAACCGCGCCTTTAACTTTAAAATTCGTAATGTTGACTGTAATCCCATTTGAGTAGATGCTCTTTACCACGCCTGCTCCTTCCCCTATCTTAAGGCAACCGTTGCATAGGTGGAGCTCTCCGGCTTTTAGAAGGTCGTCAACTGTCCTCTGCATCTTCTTAATATTCTCTACTTTTTCTTGAACTTCACTCATAAAAAGCTCCTAACTTACCTGCGTGTTTGGGCTTTCCGGTTTGCAGCTTCTAAAGCCTCGCGCATAAACTGTGCTTTAGTCGCAATGTCCATACCCCGCTGCAAGTCCGCCATCGTTACCTCTTCCCCACCTTCCCTAATCTTAGCTGTCTCTGCGAGCAACCTCTCCCTTTCAACCTGCAAGGCTTTCAGCTTCCCTGGGTCGTCCGCAAACTTCTCGCCGTAGGCAAAGGCTTCGTTGGTGTTCTTGAACTTTGGAATTCCGGAGCTTTCGGTACTTGAGCTTTCAGCCGTACCGCCTGCTCCACCTTCACCCCCAGTAGCCCACTTTCCGGAAGCATCTCTGGGGTGCTTTTCCTCTTCAAACTTACCAAATTTACCAAACTTATCAATCCGGCTTACTCGGTCTTTATACAGCCGGTTCAGAGATTTCAACATCAGTGCCATTTTAAGCCCTCTGCATTTGGGACTGCCCCAATGACTGTTTAGCTTTAATGTTATGCAAGAGCCTCTGATAAAGCCAGTTACCTTCTTTGGAGTGCCCCAAGACCGGCCGCTCAATGTGTTGCCACTCCTTAATCTTCTCTTTAGTCTTAATGCCAATATCAGTTTTGGCTTCGGTTGCAGAGCCCTGTTCAGAGCCCCCACCCGAAGTAAATTTTCCTTTTTCTCTGGGGTGCTTGGACTCGTCCCAATCCTTAGACATTTCGGCCGCGCCCTTCCTTAATATTTCTAAGGCTTCGGCTGTTATGTCGTAACGCTTACCATTTTTTAAAAAGGAAAGGACTTGCATTTTTAAACTGCTCCGCTCGGTCTGCCGGTGTTGTCCTTACCTTCAACATAACTACGGTAAGACGACCGGCTCTCTGGTTTATCTTCTAAAATTGGTTTGCCACCTCGCCAAACAAATGTCCGAGTATTAGTACCATCTCTGATTACAGTTTTTTGTCCTTCTTTAACACCCCGATAGCTTCCGGCAGGTATCAAGTTCTTTAATTCTTTAGATGTCATTCCAGAAATATCGTGTGTTACTGTAATTGACTCTTGAGGTTTATCCTTGACTTCAGACTCTTTCCACGAAGCTCCGGAATGAATTGTAGCTTCCCCAGGAGCACCGGTCAACTGATAGGTCTTGCCGGACTCCGGCTTGTCTTCTTTTCCCTTTCCGGACTCACCACCACCCGAAGAGAACTTGCCACCCTTGTCGCGCGGATGCTTTTCCTCTTCAAATTTCTCTATCTTGACAATGCCAATTCCACGTTCAGCTTGATGTTGGAATATTGTTTTATACATTTGTTTTTTAACCTCTCCTGCGTCCGGCGAAGTACCCATATGGCACTAAGCCGTCTTGGGTCAAGGTCTCCGGTGCCGGCTCGTTCTGCCTTGAGTCCCTCTCTGAAGGGTTATCTGAACCCCTAATACCTGTACCTCCGGCAAACCCGAACCCGAAATTGTTGGTATTTGCTACGCAGGAATACACGCAGCCTGCTACAGCGTCAGCGCAGTCCTTTGAACCCCCCTTAGGGTGGTCAACCTTTTTTCCGTTTATCATTTCAAGCCTCTTTAATTCCCCCAAGAGCTCTGGGTGCTTATACATATGTAATTTATGGATGTAAAACAGCTCTTTCAAGGTCTCGTAGGCCGCCATATCCTTATCTACCGAGAATTTTTCAGCCATTATTCCATTCTTATTAAGTTCTTGAATGCTCTCGGCTGATTGGTATTGGTCATATGTACACTTTGTTATACCAAAGCCTCTGGCTTTTAGCTCCAAGACTATCGCGCGGATAGCCTTCAAATCTATCTCGCCATCTTCCGGCGGCTTAATCTTGATTACCAAATCCAAGAATACATCGTCGCCTTCCCTGTGGCACATTGCAATCCCCGTGGAGTCGGTAGTCAGTGAAAGGTCTATATGTATCGTATATCCATATTGCGGCTTGCCTCGGAAATCCTCTGTAAATGTATTCCGATATACTGGGTCGGGCATCGTACTGTCAATGCAAGCTTCTACGAGCTCAAAAGCCTTAAAATACGGCTCTAAGACCAACGAAGGTATCGCCATATGGTCTCTTTTAAAGCGGTCAAAGTTCCTTAGGGCGTTCTGCTCATATTCCACCGGTATATCATACCCCTGAATATTTATCATTTTTCCGGAAAGTTGACCACGGCCGCCACCTTTGGGTTGGGCTTCCCAGGAAGTACGCCTTCTTGAGAATATGCGCGAGTTTATCTTAGCCTCGGCAAACTTCCTTTCAATGAAATCCTCCACATACCTGGGTGAAGAAATCATTATGGTCATACCGGTGTTGGCGAAACGGCTTTTAATCCTTGAATGTAGGGCATTGTATATCTCTTCCGCCACATCGTGGTCTTCTATATCTATGTAGAAGGCCGCCTCATCCATAACTGCCCCCAAGAGCGTAAACCCTAACGGGAAGGTCTCCCTTGAGTTCCCTGGAATGACAAATATATTCTTGGGAAACTGCAACTCCGACCTTACATTCTCATTGGGAAGGTATCCGTGGTCTCTAAACCACTTGGAGTTCTGCACCCTCTGCACTATCTCCCCGAAGACAATCTTTTTGGCTTGTTCGGCTCTAACCGACATATTTATGAAGTAAAGGCCGCTTCCGCGCGCCCTTCCCAAGAACCTCTGGGGGTCTCGGATTATCAATGTCCTGTATAAAAGGTATGTGATTATCAAAGAACACTTGTAACTCTTGCCGGCGCCAATCCCCTCGTCAAATACTGCCTCTTCGTACTTCCACTCCATATCTGGGTTGTCATACCCCTCAAAGAGTGCCTCTAAGTCATCCTTTATCAGCGGCCAACACTCCTCCGCAGCCCCTAAGTATTCCAGCGAGTCTATGAATTCCCTAATGCTTACCGGCTTCTCCTCATACTCCGGATTGTCCCTTAGCCACCTCAAGACCGCCAACTGCCTCTCCGGAAGCTTGGCTATCTTGGCTTGGATATCTGCGGTGCGCTCCTGGACTGTCTTTTCAGGAGCTTCCAATTCCAGGAGTTGTTCCAGAGGCTGTCTCTGGTCCTGAGGTATTGGGTTTTGGCTGTTTGGGTTTTGGTCCATATTTGGTAAACCTGTTCTTTCCTAATTTATCCTCAACCTGGGCTACATAATCGTATATCTTGACAATTCCAACTTCCTTGGCTAAAAGTGCCCTTAAGAATTTTAGGAGCAATACATATGCCCTTGGGTTGGCATCCAACTTATAAAACTTAACATACTGCTTAATCTTTTCTGGGTCAAAGAGCTTCTCGGAAGATACCTCTCCGAAGTACTCAAAGAGGTCGTTGGTCAGCCGGTGTATATCAATGGTCCGGACTGTGGTCATTGACCTGTGCCGAGCTATCTTGTGGCACTCAATGCAACCCCATTTGCCCCCAAGCCGGATAAGGATGCGCTTGTCTATCACTCCACACATCGGGCAGTAACAAAGAGCATTTCCAAAAATCAGCCAATCGGAAGAGGTGATGTTCTCTAAGGTCTTTGGCTCTAAGGGAGCAAACCTGTACATCCCCTTCCATATTTCTAATACATCGGCTTTGGAATATATCACTTAGTCTAAGCTTCCTTCTTTAGGGTTTCTGGGATATTGGCTAAGACCTCCGCCTTTGCCCCAGCTGGCAATCCCTCTATTTCCTTGACTATGTCTTCCGGAAGCATTTGTCCATCTCCACCCTTGGGCGGAGGCATATGCTTGGAAGACAAGTCATAGAGGTTCTTGGTCTCGGTTATTACCTTATATGCAAAATACTTGGCTGTCTCCAAAACCAAATTTGGAGATATGGCAGCTTTGTTTGTACGGATGTATGTCATTAGGATTTCGTCAAGTTCTGTGAGGGAGGTCTTGGCATTCTTTATGCTTTCTGCCGAACCCTTTGCGAGCTCAGCTAAGTCTATCTGCGGCCTCAACTTGACAAGCGAATTGCTCAATGTATTACTCCTTAGGTACAGATGTGAATGATTATTTTTTCACAAAAAAATAAATTCATAAATCTTTAGGTCTTAATAGTACTAAGGGTAGGACTATGGGTAGGGTATGAGTGTTAGGGCTTAGCCTGAATTTATTTTTTATTGAAAACAAACTTTTCAACTAAGAGACACAAAGTGTCTTTGGAAGTTTCATTCAAAATTTTTAGGGGTAAAGTATTATTCGTCAGGGGTAAGCTTATTCTTGGCTTTATTTAGGGCGTTGCACCCTAAGACTTCAATCGTCAGGCGCTTCTTGGCTCCGGATATGATTAGCCCAACCTTGTAGTTGTTATATCTGAAGTGGTATTTGAGGTAAAGGTGAGGGTCTGCAAGGTACAGGCGCTTGGTCTTCTTCACATCTTCGTCGTCTTTAAGGAAGTCAGCCGTGGTTGACTCTCTGCTCCTTAAATGTATATATTCAGTGGAGTCTTCGTAGTACCTGTGCCGGTAACAAACATTCAACATATTGTATATATATGACTTGATAGTCACTGCCAAGACCTTGACCTTATCCAAATTGACATTGTTCATCATATATATTACTGCTAAATTGCTACTCTGCAATACATCTTTAAAGTCTGAAGGTAGGAGCTTGACGCAGTACTTGTTAGAATTGTTCCACCGGTGTATTACCTTGAGGATTAGGTTCTTGTAGCGCGAGAGGATTTCGGAGATGTACTGCGGGTCTTTGGTCTGCCTGTATAGCTTGATAACATCAATGTCGGAAATCTTTGTTTCCATATGTAAGTGCTTCCCAAGTTGTCTAAATCTCTAAGCTTCAATCTATTTCTTGAGGCATACATTGCCCTCTGAAAAATATTTCTTCGTCTTGGGGGGATGCGCCTTGACCTTCCCTTTAGAGCCGGAGACCTCCAGACCAGAGCTCCCTAAGCCCCCTAAGCCCCCTTGAGCCATATATATGGGTACAGGAAAAGGAAGCTCGTCTGCCGGAGGCTACTGCATATTATATATTCCCCCTACCTACCGGCTTTTTCATATATTTCTTTTTAAATGAACTATTCTTCTTACGCTTAAAGTACCAAGTATATATTTCATATGTATTTATAGGCATAAGCATTCCTTAGGGAGCTGTAGGGTCTTGTATCAGTAACCTCGTAAACTTTTCTAATTCTTCCCCCACTATCCCCTTCAAAAGCTCTACTGCTCGCAATTTAGCCTCTTGGTCCGGACTTCCCCCTATCGGTCGGCGTAGCTCCGCATAGGTTGCCATATAAGTTGCAGATAGAAGGAAGTGCACGCACTCGTTAGGGTCAAAGCCCCTTGCCTTGGCTATCTCAAACAAGACTGTCAAGACCTTTACCGAAGCAAACTTGTGGTCTTCTATTGAATTTATCTCTGCCTCTAAGTGTATGACTTCCTTCATATCTGTTTTCCTTTGCCCTCTTTGCCCTTTATGCTTAGACTGAAATCTTTACCTCTACCATATAACCTGCAGCGTGAGCCTGCCCCCCTTTGAGTATGGCTTTCACTCCTACCGCGCTCACGTTAAAGTGCGTCTTGTCTGTGAACTTTTGGATTGCCACGCCCAGCTCATTCTGGAGCTCTGTCTTCATAGAGAGGACTGTTGCTATTGCCTCGCCTATCTGCTCTGGCGGTACGGGCTTCGGTGCCGGCTTCGCTGCCTGTGTTGCCCCTGTTGCTTTGGTATCCTTAGCTTCCTTCTTGTCGTTCATTTCACTTCTCCTTTGCCTTACCCCTGTCTTTGGGGTCGTACTCGTTAATTTCTAACTCAAAGAGCCCCTGATGGCCGCAACCCAACGCTGAAGCCCTTATTACATCTTCCTTGGAAAGCTCTGCCACATATTCTTCCCTGGCTTTGCACACCATACATTTCTTGACAAATTGGACCAGCCGGTTCTCCTTGGCTTTGCGCTTGGCGTCCTCTTTGAGGTACTCTTTGCGTATCTCCAATATATCCACCTGCTTGACTGCCTTGTAGCCCTCAAGCCTTTTCTTGACTTCAGCTTCCGAGCCCCACCAGCACTCACAGCCATAGACCACCGAGCCGGAGTCCAAGCGTATGCGCGGGTTCTTGACCTTAGCTTCAACCAATGCTTTGGCTATGAAACCTATCGCCTCTTCAGGCAGGAAGTCCCCTTCATAAACTCCGTAGCCCAGGAACTCGCAAGCCCCTGCGTTTGCCCTAAGTATTGCTCCGACCCTCTCTCCGGCTTTAATACTCATCAACAAATCTCCCTGTTCTGTACCTCAACCTTTTTACGAAATGCTTCCTTAACCAACATAGGACTTTATTGTCAAAACTGCAATTTGGCTTATGCATTACGAAAACCTGAAACCTCAATATATATTCTGTAATAATGTCGTCGCAAATGTATCTCCTTAACCCCTGCCAAAAAGGGTGATATGTGTAGAGGTACTTTCTCACTCTTTTACCGGCTCGTATGTAGCCTCAAAGATGTCCGGCTTGCAGGGATAAAACTCGCCTTTTATGCCTTTGATTATCCAATCTCCGCGCGAGGCAGCCATAGTGCCTTCCGAGGTCTTAATCATAATCTCATCCGGCTCATTGTACTCATTAAAATGCATATGAGGAATGTCTCCAAGGAATTTAATAATTTCAGCTACATCTGCAGAGTCAAAGTGTACTGCTTCAATCACTACCGGCTTTTTCCTAAATTTCATTGGCATAGACCGCACCTTCCTCTCTTATCTTTTTTCTGCTTATCAAAGCCCCACCCAAAATCAAAGTCCACAAACCTAAAGCCCGAAACCTCGTTGACCTTCACACCTAACAAGGGCAGGTTTATGCCATCCCTAACTTCCAACTGTGGGTCAACTTCTTTGAGCTTTTCAATCACATCAGCCACTCTTAGTGCTACTTTGTCCATCCCTCTCCTTTAAAAGTTGGCGTGCCACACTCTTAACATCATTCTCCAACTTTGTCATTACAGACCTGTGAATGATATCAGATATCTCCAAGAAGCTTAGCCGGTCGCAAATATCAAAGAAGGCATTGATATTCATTTGTTCTTCAATGAGGCAACCGTCAAAGCCGTCCATAAGCTTAGCCCCTACGAGGTAGCGCCTTGAGACTTTCATAAATATCCTCTTCTCGTGCATTACCAACTCGTGGTCGCCAAGTTTAACCGTAACTCCATTATCCAAGGCGTCAAGCACAATCTTCCAATTAGGCTTGCGTACGAGCTTTATTTCCCTTATGCCAACCTCTACGACTCCGGCTTTGTAGGAGTCGCAGTTAATGCAGTCCGCAGCACCTTTAAGCTCTACGCGCCTACAAGTCTGTTGGCACTCCGGAAACTTGGCTATCTCGGTCTTACTCATTTCTTATTATCTTCACTTGCCTTGTGAGTCTCGTCCCCCTCTTTATGGGTGATGTCCTCAACAGGCTCTTTCCTATCTTCCTTAACTATCTCTTCAACCTTCTCTGCCTTCTTTTCGGGGTTAACAGGTGCTGGTCTCGGTACCGGAGCATTAGGCGCAGGTCTGGGTTGGTGCATTTGTATCAAGGCATTGACTACACTTTCGGTAGTCCTTATCTCGTCAACCTGCCCTTTGACATCATTGACCATACGGTACAGGTCATTCATTGTTGCCTCGCGCCTCTGCTTAATGCCCTCAACCTTAAGAATTGGAATTACTGGTCCTCCGTCCGCGTAGAGCATTATGACCACGGCTGTCTCAACTTCTCTGCCTTCCTGTTTAGGTTGACTCTTGTGCTTGAAGAACTTGAACTTGTTGTTGAACATCACTCCTCCTTTTTAATACTCCACCTTTTTGGCTGTGGCTAACTTACAAAGAGTTTAGAAATCTATCCCTACCTATTTTTGCATCTGTTCTTGTATCTTTAATTCCTATCTTTTTAAGAAAAGGGATTAATTCTTCTTTCATTATTTTATTATAAAATTCCTCTACTTTATTTTCCATTTTTTCAAGAGGAGTCCTAAATTTAATATATTCACACTTTTTACATACATCTCTTGTGATGGCTACACCGAGAATATACCTTTCATCGCTTTTTGCCCCAGAGTTACCACATATATCACACTTTATAATCTTACTCATCTCTCCCCCTTATTTGGCTGTGGCTAATAAATCCATTGTCTTGCTATTTCACATAACGCTACGAATACAGCGTCTTTATCTTTTTCTAATTGCCCGAGTTGTGAGTAAGGCACTAAATCAGGATGTATTTTATTTTCTCTATCATATTTCTCCCCGAATTTCCAACCCATAGCAAAATATGCCTGCATCCAAGAACCGTGCAATTCTTCTGGTGAGTTAGAACGCTGTTCACCGCATTGTCTTTCAATAACTTTTACAAACTGGTCTTTAAATGGTTGCTCTCTTTCACTCCAAATAACGGGAATAATTGGAGCAGTAGCCCCGATAGCTGCTATTCTTGCCGCATTGTAAACAAACTCTGCTCGTCTTTCCATTAAACCACTCATTTCTCCCCTCCCTGCCCTAAAAGGGCTGATTGAACTATTTTAGATATATCTTCTTGTTAGTTTCATTGTTAACTTCTATTATCACTCTGCTCCCTTTGTTCCTGGCGGTAAAATTATCTTAACCTTAGCCTTCTTTACATCCTTGCCACCTTCAGTCGCAGGCAATGTAGCTTTGCCGGTCTTCACGTAATTCATCATAGTCAATATCATATCTAAAGCGGCGTCCCAACTTGTAAAGGGTATGGCGTGGTCGTCTATGTACAAGTGCCCTATGGGTTTGCCCGTACCGCGCCAAACTTCGTCGTAAGGGATTTGCTTCTCTTTCAGCCAATCTTCCATTTCCTTGATGTATTGGTCGCTCTTTTCTTGGCCGCTGATTTCGGGATTTGACCTGCAAGTATGAATGATAATTTTGAAGCCTGCCTTATCCAAAGCCTGCATAACCTCTACAGCCTTAGGCTTAGGCTCGCCGATAGCCGGAAATGCGTGCTCGCAAATCGTGCCGTCAAAATCTACAATTAAGACTACCTGTCCATCTTTCATATGCACTCGCTCCTTATCGTTCCATCCTTATATATTCTTTTTCCAAAATTTCCCGAAATTTTTTAATTGCCCTATTTACTTTATATTGCAAGTTATTTAGTTGACTCAACAAGTTAAAAATTTTCTCGGAAGATAACCCTTTATCAGCTTTTCGTTTTTTCATTTGTTATCTCCACCCTTCTTTTTGATAAATTATGACTGCCATTATACAATTTTTGTTATCCTTTACTACTGGATATAGGTAAACCATATGCATCTCTACATCCACATTTTGAGCAAGCCAAGTATTGAGCTTATCTTCAAGCTCTTCCGGCTTTTCAAGGAATAAAGTTTTAACTTGGGTTAACATTAGTTTGGGTTAAACCTTGGGTTTATAGGGTCAACCATCTCTTTAATCTTCTCCTGCAAGATGCCCACCAACTTCTCGGCATCAGCCTTATGAAAGCCTATCCAACTAACTGGCTCTTCAAAGGTAATAATCAAATCGTCGTGCAAGTCGTGCCTTCTTACCTCAACCTTAAAATTAAGTGCCCCTTCATCATTTGGAAATGGCATTATCAACTCCTTTTCCGTACCAAAGCCTCTCGGCTACAGCTTTGAGGCCGCCGTGTTCGTCAACCTGCTTGCCTATCTTTTCCACAAAAGATACCACCACCCAAATCCACAGCACAAACACTGTAATTACAATAATAATAGGAAAAGATAGCTTCAACCAAAATATTATTTTGTCTTTAATAGTCATCGTGAGTGTCAACCACCTTTCCTTTTTTAACCTCAAAAGTAAGCTGTTCCAGAGCACAGAGTGAGAGCTCCACAAAGCTTACGCTCTCCTTCTGGGCTAACTCGTTAAGCCAAATAGAATAAAAGTAATGCTTACCGCGCCTCATTCCGGCTTGAATGTAGAGCTTTTCTACTTTGAAGGCAACAAATCTACCACAAGGTACATATCTTTCCACATTGTGGCGTTCAGTGTGGGGCATTGAGTGTACAGCCTTAGTTTCTTTTCCCTTGTTATCTGTCGCTTGTCTATTATCAGCCATCTAATCCTTGCCTTTCTTACCATTAAAACATTCTTGCTATGATAGCCTGAACTACGTTGGTCGTGACTGCATTGCCTAAGCACTTGTACCTCTGGGTATCACTTATTTCAAGGATAGTATCCCCGAACTCTCCGAACCGCGTCCAGTCGTCAGGGAAGCCTTGAAGCCGTTCACACTCCACAGGTGTCAAGCGCCGTACCCTTGAGCCCTCAAAAAGCCATTTTTCAACGTTCTCCTTGGCTGTAGTAAGGCAGTTTGCCGTGTCTTCGTTCTTTGGCACGTACTTCTTATCGTCTTTGCCCCTTTTGGTGCTGTCCCTGCCTTCCTTTTCCCTTATTTCCTTGCGCGTCTTCTTGCCCTCTTCAGTCCGAGTCTCACAAATTTGGAAAGGTCGGTCCGGTGCCTGAGCTAAGTCAATCTTCTTACTATTTGGCGCGCGCAAGTCCGGCACGGCGTAGAGCCCAGTCTTTGCCCCCTGACCTCCACCTAAGCCTTTCAATGTAACGGAGCAACCGTCCACATCCCTAATGCGTTTGGCGTCCGAGAGCTTCTGGGTCTCCTTGAGTATCGTCATTGTTGAGTGGTGGCCGCCAGAGTGCCCACCGCCGGTCAAACTTCCAACAACCTTGGCTTTCCCAAACCTTTCATTATCCCCTTCAGTGCACTCTCCGATAGGAAATACTTGTCGGCGACCTTCTCCTGCAAGATATCCGACAATGAAGACTCTTTCCCTGTTCTGGGGCACTCCGAAATCTTTAGAGTTAAGAACCTGCCATTGCAGGTCATACCCAAGAGCGGTAAGAACCCCAAGTATCGTCGTGAAAGTTTTGCCATTGTCGTGAGATAATAGACCCTTAACATTTTCAAGCAGAATATATCTGGGTCTTTTGTCTCGGCAAATCCTTGCAATTTCAAAAAAGAGCGTTCCTCTGGTGTCATCAAACCCTCTACGTTTCCCAGCAACAGAGAATGCTTGGCAAGGAAATCCTCCAACCAACAAGTCAAAGTCTGGGAGTTCTCCGGTTCTAATTTTAGTTGCGTCTCCATAGTTTCTGCCTTCCTCGTAGTTGTGTTTGTAGATTGCTTCTGCGAACTTGTCAATTTCGGAATATCCAACACACACGGGCGATTGCTCGTTCCCCCACCGCCACTGTCCCCCTTCTCTAAGCATTGGCACACATCCGTCGGCAGGTGCACCTTGCCCTCGCCCCCCTTGAAAGCTCTTATGGGCATTTTCTATTCCTTTCTCAAAACCGGCTATACCGGCAAAAATGCTAAAATATCTTAAAGGTTGCCCGTCGTGCACTTATCACACCTCTTTTTACAGTTTATGCATATACACTCGCGACTTCCCATTTGATTTCTCCAGTCCGGCTTGTCGCAGCAGGGTGGAATGCGCTTGCAATCAACCACGGCTAATGCGTCGTTAATGTTTTCCCTTTTTGCACCAAATTCATTAGTAGGTTTATCAGCCATTTCCTTCTCCCGTAGAACATCTTTTCTATTTTGCGAGCAGTGTCATAATCTTGGGCTATCATAAGCTCCCTACCATCCTCAAGCATTATGTCACCAAGACCTTTTCCGTGTCCACAACAGCAGGCTCTGGTAGCAATACCTGCATCGTTGAGTGCCTGAACTAAAGGAGCAATGCAAGAGTCAACTCCTATCTCTGTCCTGCCACTAACCGGCTTGGGCTTGCATAGCTTAACAATAGTATTAGTTCCCCACTTACACATTAAGCGTCCTCTCTCTTGCCTCTTACCGGCTCAAAGTCAGGGCATTTCTCTTCCATACAGAAGGTGTGCCCTTTCTTGCAGGGTTGGCTGTACTGCATATTATCATTTTCGTTTTTGCATTGTGACATCTTCTTCTGCCTCTTTCATTATTTCGCGGATAGCTTTACCAATTTGGCTGATTACCTTCGCACTGGCTTGTATCTCAACCTTAATCCACGAGAATTCGCCTTCGTAATGTTCCTGTACTACCCTATGAATTTCTTTTGCCATTCAACCTTCCCAACGCGCGAGCGTTGATGTTGGGCTGATAACCGGTCTTCTCCACGACCTTATCAATCTTCTTCTTTAAATCCAAACCGACATTGCCGTCGTTGAAGTACCTTGAGACCGTAGAAGTTGAAACCCCTGCCAATTCCGCAACATCAACTATGCTATTTGCCTTCATTCTTCTTCTCCTTCTTATAGTCGTCGCACCTGTACACCACCGTGTCCCCATCCAAATTTTCCGGACACTTTACTTGGCAAGTGAGGCAAAGGTGCTCCTCCTTTATCTTAACCGCCTTCTTCATCCTACCTTAATTTGATGAGGCTCTGCTTTAGCCTTCATCCCATTGAACATATCAAGGCAGGCATCCACATAGCCGCTCCGGTAATCAACGCTTCCCTTCTGTATCTTCCGGATAAGCTCATCTCGCGTCTGCCCTACTATCGCCATAAACTCAACGGCTGTTTTGCTATCCATTAATCCTCCTGTTATAACTTATCAGTAACTAAGCCCTTGCCCATTTCATACCTGTATAAGGTCTGATAATAATAAGCCCGTAAGAACGAAAGACGGAAATTGTACCCTTCCTTTATAGCCTTCATTAACCAAATCAACCTGCCGACCCTGCCGTTCAGGTCTTGGAAAGGATGGATGACTTCAAATTTATTGTGTGCTTCCCAAGAGTCAAGGAAGGGAAATTCTTGAAAGTAGGCTTCCATAGCCAAGTCCAGCTGGCGACAGTCCACGGGACAGAACCTGCCAACGTGGACATTTACAGTCCGGAACTTGCCCACCCAATCCTTCTTCAAGTACTCGCCGAGCAGGATGTGCAAATGGCACAGCTCTTCTTTTCCTATTTTAGGTAGGGCAAGGGCACACCTTACGGCCGCAATGTCCCCTGGATTGAGGCGCTTCTCACCCTCAATAGTGTTTGACTCCAACATAAACTTTTCGTATTGCTTGTGTTTTTCCATTATGGCATTGCCGAAATCGGCGTATTATATATTGAAGTAGAGATGTCTGTGTTCATCCAAGCATCCTTAATGAACGGGTCATTACAACCGCAAGTCCCTGCAGTCTCTATCCCATAAGTTGAGTAATTAGTCATACTCATTTGATAAACATAAGTACCCCATTGCTGACTATACTGCTGTTGTTGCTGTTGTATCTGCTGTGCTACACCGGTCACAGGATTTGGTGATATAGGTTGAGGTGGACTCACCTTATTCCTTGACTCCCACCTATCGCCGGTCACTACTCCATCCTTAACCACCCTGCAATGCTCGTGGCCGCACTTCGGGCAATTTAAAACGTGGTTGCCATTCTTAGTCTTATCTAAAACAAATTTAATATAACCGTTGCACTCGTGGCAGTGTATCTCTGTAACTTCTTCTTCAATTATCTTAGGCATAATGGGCTCTTTCATCATTTCTTCAGTAAGCAAAGACATCGGCGTTAACTCCGGAGCTTCAAACCTTCTTCTCGTACCGAGGTGTCTTGACATTTATTTCATAACCGCCCAAATTAAAGATATCACCCAACCTACAAATGTCCAACCCAAAAACAGGTTAGTCAGGAATATAGCCAAAGCATTCACATTATGAACGCCCATTGCTATAAATGTAGGAAGGAAGTAAATCGCTACCAAAACTGCACAACCAACACTCCACATACCGCACTCCTTATCTGTCTTCTAAGAGTTTGTTGAACTTGGACATCCCTTTTTGGAACTCATCCAAGTTTACCGTATCCTTGCATCCTTTAAGGTCAAGCTCAATCTTCCCCTTGCGCATAGTAACAAATAGGTCGCGTAGCCTTATAGTCTCACCCTCGGAAATATCCTTCAGCCTAAGCATAAAGGTATCCAAAGACTTGAGAAAGTCGTCAATAGGATACTCAACCTTTTGGTCTTCCGGATTATGAATGTGCACAACCTTCTGTTGGATGTACTTCTGAAACCTGAAACCGCCGACCTTTGTTTCACCGTCAAACCTGATTTCGTCCTTCACCCCTGCTATGCTACTCATTTTTTCCACTCCTCTCCTTCTTCACCTTGCTTGATTTTCTCGGCTTCAAGCACTGCTAAAGCCTCATTGAAAGCTTTCGTTGTCATTTCCTTGATACTCTGTTGCATTTTCTCGCTGTTTAAATGCTTCTCTATCAAGTACTGCATCATTAGAGTACCTACATAGAGCCCACAAAGAAAGCCTAAGAGAACATCAACCCAATGAATTCTGCCTTTGGCCGCCCAAGTACAAAAGGCAAGCCAATAAGTCGTAATACACAAGAAGATAGTCCTGTGGTATTCTTTATTCAATTTTGCCCACGGTACTTTCTTATATTTAGGCAACCCTATTTTCATACTGTCATCTCCTTATATTTAGTCGGCACTTCCTCTTCCTTCAGTCCATAACAAATGATGTCTTCTATTGGGACTAAATAAGTCTTGCCATTGCTAACCTGCACCCTCTTCATTCCATTGCCGTCCCTGTCTGCCATATCAATTATAGACTTCAGGTGCAGTTGCCTTGTTCTCCAAGCTGGCTTATGCTTTAAGACATAATCAAAGATTTCCTTCCTCTTCTTCTCTATCTTTTCTATCTCAATGAGCGACCGGCGCGCGTCTTCCGGCGTAATGCCAAAGCTCACCTGCTCACCTTTGAGTACCTGCTCTTGAGCAAACTCTAAAGCACAAGGTTGGCAAATGGGCTCTTTATCTACATTATGCAAAGACTGCCAAACTTTCCTTTTGCACCGAATGCAGTGCACGAGTATGGAGTCTGGGATGTGGGCATCATCCTCGTTTACGCAGACGCAAAATGTCCTATCTTTTTTATTATCTTGGCTCATAGCTACGGCAAGTCCCCGTGTAATCAAGCTCTATTTGGTCGTTTACGCATTGACCGTTTTCATTGAACTTGCAATCAGTTTGGTCGCACAGTACTTCAGTTTCGGGCATTTAACTTTCAACCTCCTTTTTTATCAAATGCAGGGAGTGTAACTTCTCTATATGCTTGGCTACCTTCTTATCAATCCACTCGCCAAGGCACTTACCACTGCAGAAGTGCTTCTCTTCCCCATCACAGCCCAAGTCCCTTGAGCTCCACTCGCTCTTTGAGGGGTCTTGCTCATCAATTTTGTTCGGGTAGGAGATACATAGCCTGCCGTTCTTGATGTTGATGTGCACTTCGTTCTTAAAATCTGTCTTGCAGTTGTCGCAGAAGTAACTGTATCTCCTACCCATTGTGAGCCCTCCTCTAAAACAGGTTTCCCTGGCTATCTATCATACCTTTATAACCACAATAAATGCACTCTGCGTGGTCAGAACACCCGTCATTACTGGTTATCTTCACCCAATGACCCCACAGGACTTGATGACCAAATAAAAAATGCCTTATATCATTAAACCAATTATGCTTCATATTTACCTCTATTTATCCTTCCTATTTCCAAAGGAAGAGCTCGTCAATTATCTCAACCTCTTTATCCCACGCCCCCAAGACATAAAAATAATTGCCAAAGGGCGAAGTTGCGTAAACAATCGGGTCTTTCCTTTGCTCTTGGCCGCCTACATCAACTATGAGCAGGATGGTCGGCTCTTTTTTAGATATTACCCTACAAGCCTTAAGGTACTGCTCCATAACATCTAAGGCTTCCTGCGGTATGCACCTCTTGTAACTGCTTAGGCTGTGACCGGCGCTTACCTTAAACTTCTTGCACAGGGCATCTATCTTGTCTTGAGTAGTAATGTGCCACGGGAACAAGGTCTTGGCATTTTTCTGTTTAGTAAGTGTAAGTCTGGCATTCAAGTACCCAAGAGCCTGCTCTTCGTCGCTGGTCTGGACGCCCATATCATCCCGCATAAAATCGCGCCTCTTCTCTACAGCTTTGATTTTAGCTTTTAGGTTAGAAAAGTCAAGCTTCACCTCATCATCCTTACACAAGATTTCGTTGACGATATCCTTTGGCTTGGCCGCTATCCTCTCGTCTGCATTCGTACTCTTTCCTTCTATCTGCACATTCTCATTCCACCTAATAGCCTGCATTGGTGAGTTTGGTTCTTGAGTCGTAAGTGCCTCGCCCGAAGCCCAGAGCCTCTTTGACTTTTTCCTAAACATCTGTAACAATTTCCTTAGTCCACCCATTTTGACCTCCCGTCTTAACCTACTGAAACTCTTTTAGTGCTAAGGCACTTGCATCCCAACAAGTGCCTATTAATTTTCTTAGTTTTAGGGTCACGCAAGCACTTCAACTTCTTACCGCACTTCGGGCAGTTGAGTAATACGCCCCTTGCAAGCTCTGTCCGGATTTTGTTTAAGAACCTTATGACTAACAATGAATACAAGACTAAAGCTTGACCGCGCTCCTTGCATTTACCTTTAGGAAAGTAATCGTCCACGAGGTCAAAGCCTAATTCCCTAACCTCCTTCTCAAGCCTACCGCCAAGACCTTTGAGCTTATTCAGTGCACCTCTGATAACTATGCGGTCGCCCTCACTACCCGCAATGCAGACGTTGCCCTCTGGGTCACATAGTACGCCCTCAAGCTCCTCAACCACCTCATCCAATGTTTGGACTATCCTGCCGGTACTCATATTGCCTCCACGCTAAACACTTCAAATTTCTCGTGTTCCAGTGCCTTGCGGATATTCTCCGCCATAGCCTTAATCCTTGCCTCATCCACAACCTCACCCTCTTTCCAAGTTACGACGAAGATTTCTTCTAAAGCAATGCCTTCGCCATCCTTGAAAAAATCAGTTGCCCGCATAAAGCAGTTAATTTCGGGTATAGGATTGAAACAGACCTTATATCTTTGCATTGGTTTCATTGTTTATTCTCCTTACCAGAGGTCAACGCCCCTCTTTTTCATCCATTTGGCAAATTCTTCAGGGTTCTTGACTGCTTGCAAATCCTTGTCGTCTTCCATTGCCTTCTTGAACTTGTCCATAAAGGCTATTTCGCCGTCAACTTTTCCTATGTTTCTCCCCTTGGCAAGTACTCCGGAGACCCGTTGGACCATAGGGCTCGTATGCCAAAGGCAAATCCCAACGACTTCATTATCGTAAATGTCAATCTGCGCCTTAGTGCAACGCCCACGCCGGTTATAAGCACAGCTCGCGGAGAAGCACTTCCGGACTGTTGACTTACTGGCAGAGCTCGCTATTGCCAAAACAATAAGCACAGCCACAAGTAGGGCTACTATCATTTGCCACCGGTTCTCCTAAACATACGCTTGAAGATGTTGGGCTTTTTAATTACAACCTTAGCCTGTGGAGCTTTTATGTCCTGCATTGAGGCCGCAAGCAATTTCTTCTGCTCCATTTCTTTTTGATAAGCCTCGGCTTTCTTCCTGTCTTCAGCAGCCTTAAGCCTCATCTTACGGCGCTCTTCTCTTGAAATAAACCTAAAATATGGAGCATAGACCCTCTGCTTTGGTGGTTTGGGGTCGTGAAACGCACACTCGCGCTTCTTGCCAGAAGAACGCCTACGCTTAAACTTATCGCATATGCCCCTGATAAACTTCTTGCAGTTTTTACACTTAACTCTCATATTACCTTCTTTCTATTTCAAATTTTCGCCATTGGACACCGAACTTCTTTGCTTCAACACAATTTGGCATATAAATATCAATAACCCTTCCCTTAACCTTACTTCCCGTATCTTCTGCCCTGAACCTCCCTATTCCTTTTATTTCAACTATACTACCTAAAGGAATAACTTTGGGGTCAACGGCACATACTCCAACCCTAACTGGAGTTCCCATTTTAGTAAGCCCTTGGTCGCAGTAAGCAGTTATCTTATAAGTCTTGTCCTCAAAGATAACGCTAAGTACGGTTAGCAGGACTGCCGTCAATATTAATAATTTGATTTTCATATAACCAATCCCAAAATGCTTCCTCGGTTTGTGCCTTAGGGTCTGCCTTAACACCAAATTGGCTCTTGCCAAAAGCTACCGACTCGGCAATAAACTGCACCAAGTTCTTTTCATTTTTTGGGTCAAGCCTTCTCTTCACATCGCCTATCATACGCTTCTTCTCTTCCGGCGAGGGCTCTTTGCCTTCTTCAATCGGTGGTCGCTGCTTAATTACTGGCGTACTTTCCGTGGCTGGTTGGGGACTAACTTTTTCAGGCTCTTGAGGCTCTTGTGGGTTCTCCATAGCCCCTATCAAGCTATTGAGCATATACTCATCAAGCCTGTCTAACTTAGCTTTCTTAGGTATTGACTTTAGCAAATCCACTAAGGCGTCCCTGTCCTTAGGAGTTATCAATACCACAAGCATTTTAAGCTTTACTACTCTATCTTCCATACTGGATTTCAGTTCCATTATTTACTCCCTTATCATTATTTCTTTATGACCCTTTTTCCTGCCGTCCCCTATGACGAGCTTGAAGCAACCTTCCTGCGCCTTAACCGGCTGTTTTTTAGTAACTACCCTATTGTGCAGGTCGTCAATGCTACTGTCGGTATAATCATTCAATACATCCGCAACCAGAGCACGAACAGTCTTGTTCTTCTGGTCGCCCATATTAACCAAAATGGCTTCCAAGAGCTCTTTCTTCTTCCTGTCCACCTCGCGCCGGTCTTGGACTTCAAGGGTGATGACCCTCTTCTTGCCGACTTTTTTGTCCGAGACTACGACATAATGCTCTTTAATATGCCTGCCTTCACCCGCCATAGAGACGAGCTTTTTATCCGCATAAATACCAATTCTTTCCGTTATTTTCGGGTGCTTAACTTTTGCCATTTGTTGCTCCTTTCGTCTTTAGAAACTCTTCCAATTTTTTAATCTCACCTTCGTAGTACTCAACTGTCGGCTCTATCTTAACCCTGCCCTCTGCAGTCATTTTCCTAATCAAATACTTGATTTCCCCAGCCGCAAGCTTACTCACGAGCAGGACTGCAAACCACAGGAGATTTTTATGTGCCGAGAACCGGTTGTCAAACTTGTGGCACTTTGGGCACACCACAATCCCGTTAATCGGGTCATATCTCAAAGAAGCAAAAATCTTTGGTACTATGTGGTGGCAATTCGGGAGCTTCTTCTCCCCACAGCCCACGCACTTGTACCCCCACCTTATCAAGACGCATTCGCGCCAAAGCTTATAGGCTCGGTTCCGGAGCCTTTTCAGGAGCTGGCGCTTCGTCATTCAGCCATCCTACTAATGCCGTGCTCCTTGATTATTGTCAGGACACGCTCGGCATAGCTCCCAAGGTCTGCGGTGTGCGAGACTACAAATACCGCCTTATTCAAGCCCTCATTGTATAAGAGCGTAGCTACCGACTCTTCGCCGGAAGCATCTATATATGAAAACACCTCATCCAGTATAAGCAGGCTAAGTAAGCCGTTGGAAAGCCCATATTTTTGGCTAATCCACTTATTCAGGGTGAGGCATAATGCCACATCTACGCGCCTTTTCTCACCGCCGGAGAGAGACTCATACTTGACTGCCTCACCGCCGGTGTAAATATCCATACCAATCTTGTTGCGCGCTTCTCCGGATTTTAGGGTCTTAGTTGGGGTAACGGCTACGCTCATTGTCCCGTTGCTCGCCGTAGATAAATATGTATTGACTGTACTGTTAAACTCGTTGCAGAACCTATCCAACAAGAGTGCGCGTATGCCTTGGGGCGAGAATGAGAACTTCCAGAATTCCAAGACCTCCAGACCGGCTTTAGTTTTCTCAACTTGCCAGTCAAGCTCGGTAATCTTATCGTCAAAGCTCAAGATTTCGTCATTAGCTTTATCGCGCTTCTCAATCTCCTTCTCTATCTGCTTTTCAGTACCGGCAATCTCACCCTCACAAGCCTTAATTAATGCAAGGTTCTTATCTGCCTCACCCTTAGCCTGTATCAAGGACTTGATTTCGGCGCGGACTCGCCCAAGCTCACTATACAATGAGTTCTTCTCGGAGTAGAGTACATCAGCTTCGGCATCCAGTTTGGCGATGCGTTGGTCTAAGTCCGTGGCTTTAGCTTGGTACTCATCGCACTCCAAGCTCAACTTATCAAATTCTCTGGTACTCTCGTCAATAAAAAGTTGGACATTTTCTTGCGTAATCATAGCCCCACACTTGTCACACTTCGCACCGACATCCAAAGCCTTGAAACTCTTAATCTTTATTCCAACCTTGGCACTCTCACTAATCTTGCCTCGCCATTCAGCATCGTTAGTAGCCTTGGACAGCCGGACAGCTTGCACGTCTTGGGTCTTGATGTCATAATTCTTGGAGACCTCCTCGTGTTGACGGCTAAGGTTGTCCTCCTTGGCAGTATGAGCCTGCAATTCTTCCTCTATATTAGTAGCCGGAGCTTGCTGCCGGTAGCCCTCAATCTCGGACTTCAAGGTTTCAATATGTAGCCTGCTTTGACTAATAAAGCCATTTATAAGCACGACATTGGACTTGTTACGGGCAATGTTGCTCTCCTGCACTGTCTTCTCACGCCCAAGCTCGTCAATTCTGGTAGTAAACTTCTTTATCTTCTCAAAGACTTTGAGGTACAGGTCATCATACTTGTCAAAGCCTAAAAGGTTAGTAATCATTTCGGTCTTGTCGCCGTCGGAGAGACCGGTCAACATAACTAAGTTCTCCTGCGAGAAATAGCAGGATGCCAAGAATACGGTTTTATCAAAGCCGAGGATACCTTCCAAGAGCTGTTGTGCATCCACGAGGCGCAAGCCATCAGTCAAATTCTGCTCGCCCACATCGCCCCCAACACCGCTAACTATAACAACCTTCAAGCCGTGCTTTCTGGAGCGGGTCACTGTGTAGAGTGTATTCTCATATTCAAGCTCTAATGACACCGTACAGTTCTTTTGGCCGCGCCTAATGACATCGTCGCCGGTCAAGCCTTTGGTGGTCTCACCAAACAAGCACCAATAAATAGCCTCAAAGATTGAACTCTTACCGCACCCGTTGCTGTCGTTGGTATCAAGGTTAATGCCAGATACCAAAGTAAAGCCATTTTCTACCGGCACAATCATTTTGCCTACTGAAATAAAGTCTTCTATGACCACACTGGCAAGCCTGCCCTTAAAGAGCTGCTTGACGGTATTAATCTTGTCTGTTATTATATCCTTAATCATCTCAAGGTAGGTCTCGTCTTTATTGTTCACAGAGAGCCATTCCCTAAGTATGGTATTGAAGTCGTCGGATTTAATACGCTCATCAAAAAACGGTGGCTGGACGACAGACAATACATTAGCGTTGTCAATCTTCTTCGTGGCATTAAGCACCCTGTAATAATTGCCATCGTCCAGCACTTCCGCTTCGGTCTTTACTGTAACGAACTTAGGAGACTTCAACGGGATGAATGCTACAGCAAGACCACCAATGACTTCAAAATCACACTTTAATGTGGAATTTATGCCATCGGTATCTATTATGTAAACGCCTCTATCCCCAACATCGTCAAATGTTAGAGGGAGCGGGGGTGCTATGGTGAAGCAGTTGTCGGCGAGCCGGACTTTCTTATGATAATGCCCGAACAGTACGAGCTTGTTATTCTCGGCAAGGGTCTTCCAATCTACACCTTTAAATCTATGACCGTATTCGTTTATTAAGGCGGGCTGCTTGTGAAGGATTACTAAGTCGTAGCCTTTAATCTTATCGTAGTCAACTACTTCGTGGTAGCCTATGGTGCATATGGAAAGGTCTCCGAACCTTACTACCTTGGAGTGGTCTTTCTCTAAGAAGTTTATGGCGTCGCGGTATTGGTGATAGACAACATCAGAGATTAAATCGTGGTTGCCCCGTACCCAAACAATCTTGCAGTACTTTTCAACCTTGTTTACCCAATCTCTTACTATGTTTATGCATTCAACCGGAATTTCGCCTACTTTGTGGAAGAGGTCGCCGCCGAAGATTTGGAGAGGAATTTCGTGTTCAACTATGAGGTCGTCTATCTGCTTGAGGATTTCAACTTGATTTTGTAAGCGCCGAGAGATTACCGAGTCTTCGGAAATGCCGAAAGACTTCCAAGTATGGATATGACCGTCTGACCAAACTAATGCTTTCATTTACCTGTCTTCTTTGCCTTTTTCGGGCTTTGGCAAGAAGTCCGCTAATTTCACGCCGCTATCAATGTCGCCTGAATAAATCTCCAACACCTTCACCGCCGGTGGCACGACCCGCGTATCCAAGACATAAGCCTCAACATTAAAAACATTTTTGGCTTCGTCTATAATGCGCAAGGTTCTAACCTTTTTCTTCACATACTTGCAGGTCTTCTTACCGGCTACCACTACATCAAATTTCTCAATCGGCACGCCTTCCGCGTCGGTAACAATTTCTAAGTCATTGGCAAAGTAAGCCAAGGCTATGTACATACAGTTGTAAAACTGCCTGATTAACTCCGCCATAGTACCATCCCTGAAGCCGACCCAATCTAACGGGAAATTCAGTATTACTCTATCTTCAAGCTCTATATAAAGGAATTGAGCCACGATGTCCTTGAATACACCGACATCAAGAGCTCCCCTATTCTTCCTTAATACGACCTCCACTTGCATATTCTCAATCATTTGTTCCCCTTTCAAACATTATACCACAAATGTCGCTGTCGCACAAGTAGTTCAGTAGATTACATCTATTATGCAACTTCCACTTCTTCAACCTTCTCAAAATCAAAATAGAGCTGCTTAGCAGTACAAGTATTTAAGCAGTCGTCTAAAAACCCAGGTAACGCCTCATCCCCTATATCCTTGCGGTTGGGCTTTTTATATTTATTCTCCCACAAATGTTGGATTTCCTCAACACTACCACAGCAAAAAACTGCCTCAATCACAAATTTCAAAGGTAGCATATGCCCAAACCAACCATATTTCTTCCATTCTGCCCTAACCAATGCCCAAAGTGCTAAAGCTACATCCAAAAATTTAGGTTTGAGTATAAGGTTATTACCATTTCTGTCTGCATACACCATATTAACTACAAGCCGGTTGGGGTTACGCTCATCAATGGCAAGTACTACTTTCTTCAAGCCAATATGGTTTGCATATTCATATCTGGCATTAGAAACATCTGTCATATACTCAATTTCCCTGCCCCCATTATTCATTTCTTCCCTTTCTTAGCCATAGCACCAAGGTACTTTGGCCGCTTGTCCACTGCCAAGGCAAACATAGCCCTGGTCATTGCGTGTGCTAAATGGTCGTCCTGCGTATCACCGGCTAAATGCGCAAAAATATGCATTAGCAAGTGATTAAGGTGCTCTTCCACAGAAATCAACCGCCAATTATCCTGTGCGTACTTCCGGCAACCTTCTGCCATAACCTTAGCCATTTCCTGCATAGCTATGGGGTCAATGGTATGGAATGCATACGCAGTATAAGACTGCATTCCACCTTTCTTATTAACTACTATCGGAGCATTCTTCTCGTGCCCCGTGAACACCTTCTTTTTCATTTATCTTTGCCCTCGGTTTTGACACCGGCAAACCTCAAGACCAAAGTGTCGCGGTAAGCACTGTTTATGTTCTTACAGCCAAGGTTAGAGAATGCATTGGTAAGAGCCGGAATTAGAGCCTGCGTACCGTCAGCCTTCTCGCTTGGTCCATATAGTAACCTGCCTACAGTATCGCTGTCCTGAATGTTCGGGTAGTGAAGCAAATCTCCGCGCGGAAGCACATTGTGATAAGCACTCATCCCCCAATGATAACCAAGGAATGGCGCTTGGACGGTCTTAGCCAACATACCGCCGAGAATAACTGCGTGAGCTCCGCAGCACAAGAGCTTCACAATATCGCCAGAATTGTGTATTCCACCGTCGGCGATAATCTTAGTGCTTGATTTCTGCTTCTCTATGTACTCGCGCAGGTCGTCAATCGTGGTTATGTGCCCAGCCCCTATACCAAGGACGAACCTCGTAGTGCACTGAACTCCTGGACCAACGCCCTCAATGATTGCGTCAACACCGGCTTCAATGAAAGGCACGGCAGCATTAAGCGAAGCCACATTGCCGACCATAACAATGTTGTTGTGCTGATGTAAATACTGAATAAACTTGCCAACATTCAAGCCGACGGACTTAGCCGACGACCAATAGGGTGAAATAAACGACGACTGAATTGCATATGTCCGGATACCTTGCCGGAGAGCTATGTCAAAGAGGCGCTCGGCTTGCTGTGGGGTAGCCGATACTGCAAACTCGCTCTTCCCGACCTGCTCCCTTAATGTCTCAAGGTTTTTCTGCAGAATTTCGGTATTTATAGGATGCGAGTTATAAATTCCCTGCAGTGTCTTAATCGTCGGGCTCTGTGCAATACGGTTGGCAACACTCTCCTGCAAGCCTTCAGCCATATACACATACTCGCCGGATTTGATTTGAATAAGTTCGTACCTTGAAATCAGGCCGCACAGGTTCACTATGCCTATACCACCAAACCCTTGCAGTTCGGTCAACATCTTGGCACACATCACGCTATCCATAGCCGCACCTATGACCGGTATCCCAAGGGTCAAGTCCCTAATCTGTACTGATAAATCAACATCACTGTCGCTGTAAGTCGTGACCGACTCCGGTATCACTGATACTTCGTCCAAGCTGATTGATTGTTTTGAGTATTTAAACACTGTCCGCTCCTTTCACTTCCTCTATAATAGGTATCCCTAAAGACCGGAGTTTGACCCTATCCGGCGTAATGAGCTTCCTAATCTCTTCCCACTTATCCGGCAAGTCCTTAGACTGAAACCTGATTTTCTTATCAAAAGTTGCATACCACCCACCATCCCCAAGTGCTACTATTCCAAGGTCTATCAAGAGCTTCAAGAGTCCAGAGTACCTTGACATTCCGGAGTCAAACCTAATTTCTATATCACAAGACCTAAAGGGTGGAGCGAACCGGTTCTTGACCGTAGTAGCGCGGGCTACGACTCCCACAATCTTGGAGTCCTTGTCGTCTTCATCCTTGGCTATAACCTTTCCGGATTTATTAACCTTAATCTTGCCTGCAATCGCCATACAGAGCCTTATCTGCGATTGATAAGCCGGTGCTTGGCCGCCCGACTCTTTCTTCTGTGGACCAAACATATCACCAATATTGAAGTACATATGGTTGGTAATCATATAATCAACATTGTACCTACGAATATCTTCCTTAATAGTACGCAGGAGCTTCTTCAAGACTTGAGTCTTAGACATATCCCTCTTGTCAAAGTCGGTCGTAAGCTCGTGCTTGGTTGACCAAATCCCGATACTATCCACCACAATCAAGATATGCTTGGACTTCTTAGCAAGCTCCGGCACTAAGGGCTTGACCTCCCTATAAATAGCCTTGCCTTCGGCATCTGTACCAGTCTGGATTTTACCGCCGTGGAAAAATATCTTAGCGTGGTCTTCAACTGAAGAAGTACTGAAGCGCATAAAACGGCTCTCGTCAATTCCTATGTTGCTACCCAAGAACTGCACATAGGCATTCTCGGTGTCATCAAGTACAGCTATGCCGTCCTTGTATTTCTTCAGGAAGTTAGAAATGGCAGTATAGACCATAAGCGACTTGCCGGTCTGTGGGTCGCCGTGGACATCCACCATATGGCCGCCCACCGGAAAGCCTACATCAAAGTCTCCGGACAGAATGTAATTGAGTGCATAGTTTCCGGAGTCAAAGAAATCGCACTCTATATGACCGGTCTCAACTGCAATGTCATTCTTGTTATAACTTTCAACCAAAGAGCCCACAAAATCTGCAATGCTCTGTTCCTTCTCAACCGCAGGCTTTTTATCTTTATCTTTCTTTTCCACGCTAAACCTCCTCTAATTTATTGCCTTGCCCCAATTTCCTTGTTGCGCTTGGCAGCTAACATCTGCAGGTTGTCATTCTTCCCGCTTAGCGCCGTGACTATATTAGTGAATGTAGTCACCAAATTCTTCTTATCAAGCCTGTCGTTGACCGCGTCAATATACTCTTGGTCGGCGTCCACGAGCTTCTCAATCTTCTTATCGCTTACCCTCTCGCCGGAAGCCAACAAAGTCTTCTCGTGTTGAAGTGAGAGGCGGGCTTCAACCTGCTTTAGAGTTGCGTCGCTCCGCGAGTATTTATCAGTAACATAGGCAAGCAGGACATTAAATAGCGTAAAAATCTTAGACTGAAAAACAAGCTCGTTGTCCAAATCAGTCTTGTCTATTGCAGATACTCGGTACAGCGAGAGCTCTGCCATAAAATCTGCCGGAAATATCAAGTTTAGCGACTCCAACCCAAAAGATAAACTGATTTTATTCAGTACCGCATCCAACGCTTCATTGTTTTTAATATCATCCATTGTAATCCTCCTTTTCCCTCATCAATAATGTAAACGAAATCCCACAATGTTGACCTATGTGCTTGACTATTGAGTCCACAGTAACCTTAGTCAAGGTAAGCAAGGTCAAACACTTCGGGCAAACCACCTTAACAGCTTCTTTTTTCCTTCCTTCTCTCATTATGCAACCTTACAAGCCGACCACCCGCAATTAGCCGAGCAGGTCACACAGCCTTCCTTCATTTGCACATCTGCACCGCACGACGGGCAGACATCCTTCTTCTGTACTACTTTCTTAGGCTCATCCTTTGAGCCATCATAAAGTACTTGGACATCACGGCTACCGTCCCGATAGACCGTCAAGCCTTTACACTTTAACTTATGAGCCAACATATAAGCTCGCTTGATTTCTTCTCTGGTCGCCGAATTGCCGAAGTTAATCGTCTTGGAAACTGCACTATCGGTATGGGCTTGGAAGGCAGCCTGTATCTTGATGTGCCATTCCGGAGCTATGTCTCGCGCCGTGATAAAGCAGTCTTCCTTGGCAAATTCAATCTCTTCCTCAAGGATAGTGTTGACAATGTGCTTCTTGATTGTCTTACTGTAATAAGGCTCTACTCCGGACGAGCAGTTGGCAATAATTGATAGCGTTCCGGTCGGTGCGACAGTAGTCACGGCCGCATTCCTCATTCTAATGCCTCGCTCCATATGCCACACGCTTCCTCGGTATGCCGGAAACACGCCACGGACTTCAGCGAGCTCGGTGGAAGCCTCAATAGCCTTCTTTTGAATAAATCCCATAATCTTGTGTACGAGTTGGACGGCTTCCTCGGTGTCGTAGTTTATGCCGAGCTTAATCAGCATATCGGCAAAGCCCATTACACCCAACCCAATCTTGCGCGTGGATTTGGTCTTGGTCTCAATAGCCGTTATGGGGTATCTGTTCATATCAATGATGTTGTCAAGGAAACGGACTGCAAGCTTCACCACATACTCAAGGCGCTCAAAGTCAATCTCCTTTACCTTTATAAAACGGCTTAGGTTTATGCTCCCAAGGTTGCAGGACTCATACCCTAATAATGGCTGCTCTCCACAGGGGTTGGTAGCCTCAATGACACCCATATGCGGTACTACGTTGCACCTATTCATTTCGTCAAGGAACAGGACTCCTGGCTCGCCGTTCTGCCAAGCGTGCTCAACTATCAAATCAAACAGTTTAGCTGCGTCAACCTCTTTCACCACTGCACCGGTACGGGGGTTGATAAGTTGGTGCTTGCGGTTGGAGCGTACCGACGCCATAAAGTCGTCCGTTATCCCGACCGAGATATTGAAGTTAGGCACTTCGCCACACTTTTCCTTTAATTTAATAAAATCCTCAATGTCCGGATGGTCAACCCTAAGGCAGCCCATATTCGCCCCGTGCCTCACCCCACCTTGGCTGATAACATCCAAAGCTCGGTCGTAAATCCGGATGAAAGCTAATGGACCACCGGCACACTTGTTGGTACTCTTGACATTATCGTCCACGGGTCGGATGTTTGAGAAGCTAAACCCACACCCACCTCCGGACTTCTGCACCAAGGCCGCATCCCTTAGCGTGGTGAAAATGCTATCCATACTGTCGTCTATTGGAAGCACGAAACAGGCGGATAGCTGCCCTAATTCTTTGCCTGCATTTATTAGTGTAGGCGAATTCGGCAGGAATTCCAAATTCGTCATTATCTTATAGAACTTCTCTTCATACTCAACTGCTGACTCGTAGCGCTCGGCTCCGGCTACTGTACGAGCTACCCGTTCAAACATCTGTTCGGGGCTTTCTATGACATTACCTGCATTATTGCGCGTCAAGTAACGCTTTTCTAAGACTTGAATGGCACTGGATGATAGGTTCATTGAAACTCCTCCGACGGTTTATTTTATCTTCTCAATGTTCTTGTCGTGTTCCCAAAATCCGGACACGAAGTAAATTTCCTTGAAACTAAACTTGTCCGATGTCAGGTAGTCAATGAACTCTTGACGCTCCACTGGCAACAGGTAATCGGCAAAAGTCAGGAACAGAACATTTACGCCGTTTCTTCGCACCGCCATTTCAAATAGGTACTTGCTGAAGGTAAAGACTCTCCGGACGCGCTTGGTTACTGAAGTCATCTCCAAGACCTTCTTGCCTATTTTCTGGGAAAGCTCCTCCCAAGTAATCTCTTTTGAGTCATAGAAGGTGTCTCCGGAGTAACCCGCAGGGACATTGCCTACCCTAATTGGATAAGTTCGGGTAACGCCAATGACATCTCCTACAATACTCGCCGGTATGTCAAGGTACGCGAGAGCCTGCCCTACATTCACAATACGGCTCGTAGTGAACGGATACAGCTCGCTATCTACAGACAGACCATAACCCTGTGGGACTTCGCATAAGCCAGTATAGCCGTGCTTACCAATCCGATTTAGGATTATGTCCCCTATATGGAAGTGGCTGTATTTATCAAGCTCCGGACAATCCTTAACGAGCTTAATCTTCTGTGAACGCATAGCCTTGAGACCGATAGCCGCGCCCGTGCCCTGAAAGGTAGAAGCTATATATTGCAAGTTCTCCCTCTCATATTCCTTACAATATTCATTAACCACCGGTGCTGTAGCAGAGATTAAAGTCCGGCCGCCAACATCAAATTCAGCAATCTCCTTCAGCACAGTTTCTAAGCTCACGACGGTCCCGGAGCCGAGCAAGATATTGGCATCCTTGCAGAAAATGCCAGATGTGGGCAACATCTTGACTACTTTGGTCTCTCCTTTATAAATTACCGAATGTCCGGCATTGGGCGAATGGTTAGCTATTGCTAAGTCCAACTTGTTCTTAGTCCCAAGGTACGCCGCAACATTCCCTTTACCACTTGAGCCAAACGCAAGGTCAAGTAGCACATTCAATTTTCCCTCTTGCACTTTATCCTCCTTTTGCTATTTTCTTAACTATCTCAACAACCTCTTTATATTTAGTCCCTGTAGTACCAACATACTGCTCGCCCTCTTTCCAATGGGCAAAAGCCCAAGCTCCTTTCACGAACCCGTCAAGCCATTCAACCGACTTGCCTTTGCACATATCCCTTAAAAACGACTCAAGATTGCTCATTAATTACCCTCTTTACATTTCAATCTAAGCATTTTATTAGCTACCTTTTGACAAAACTTTTCTTCATCCTCAAACTTCTTCCAATCTACCTCTCGCTTCTCCGCACAAATGAGGATATGGCGTTTCCTTATCCTCATTGCCTTCTCTATGTCATTCCTAAAATTTTTAGTAAGTTTAATCACCTTTAACTACACTTTAGTACTTCTTCAAGCTTCTCGGACTGCCCCCAACGAGTACCGAGCTTGCAGTCAACCGGAAACTTGACTTTGAACCCTAAAATATTCGGCACTCCAGACATAATGCCAGAGACCGTATCCACAATATGCTGTAGCTTGTCTTTTTCTATATCCAACAGTATTGAGTCGTGCACCGAGTGAATTAGATACACTCCTTTATTAAGGAGGTCCTCCTTAGTCAGCCGGTCGCAGATTTGAATGAGCGACGAGAAAGTTATGTCGGCCGCAACTGCTTGGATTGCGTGATTTCCAGCTTCACGCTTACTGTCCGACATATTGTGCCTGTGTAGGATAAACTTACGCGGACGCCCGAAAATGGTTGAAATGCAGCTATCCTTAATCAGAGCCGCGTGCTGTCTCCTAATAAAGCTATCTATGCTTGAGAAAATATCAAAGAACCTATCCAAATAAGCTTGTGCCTTCTGCTCCGGTATTCGGAGCCGGACACTCATTTCGCCCGCGGACGCACCAAATATCGCACCGAAGACGCAACCCTTAGCAATCTGCCTCTCCTGCTTAGTGATACTGCTAATTGCCTTATTGAATACCAGAGAAGCAACGAAGGTATGGATGTCTTCGCCCTTAGCAAATGCCTCAAGCATTTTGACATCCCGCGCAAGCTCGGCAACAATCCGGACTTCTTGCTGTGAATAATCAAATTCAGCCATAACCGAACTCGGAGACCTTGAGATGAACAAGCGCCTCAAGGGGTACTTATCCAAGACCTCAATACCGGTCTCATCCCTCGGAATACCCTGCAAGTTGGGGCGCAGGCAAGCAAGCCTAAATGATTGTATCCCATAATGCTTGTAGTTGGGATGAACAAAATCTTCTTGGTCCAAACTGTCCTCAATAGATGGTACGAAATAAGCCAAAATATTTGCCACCCTGCGTGCCTCATAGAGTAGCTTAACATCCGGCACTTGAGACGCATAAGCTTCCAAGACTTCCTTGTCCGTGCTTGGATTGCCCTTCTTTAGCCCTTTCGCTTTTTGAGCAGCCGTAGGGTCATTAAACTTTATGGGCTTCAGCTTCAGAGTTTGGAATAGCCACTTGCTCACTTGGGGCACAGAGTTAATGCTGGTTATACCGTGCTTGTCAAGGAAGAACTTCGCCAAGTCATTGTACCTGCCCTCAAAGGTCTTACGATAGGAAGCAAGGAGCTGCGTGTCTATCTTCATACCGGAGCATTTCATAACCACCAAGACCGGCAAGAGCCGGACTGTAACCTTATCAAATATTGCCTTAGGCTTAGCCGGTAGCTTATCGTATAAGCCGTTATACAAAACCCTCGTGCAGTAAGCATCCATACAGTTGTAATTGCGTAGCTCTTCGGTCTGGGCATTCAGGTAAAGATTGCTCTCTATGGAAGATTGGAACTTAGCTTTATATTCGGCAAGCTCCGGCATATAGCGCATTGTGATGGCTTCAAGGCTGTACTCAAGGTAAGTGTTATCGTAGATAAACGCTAAAGGAAAGAGGTCGGTGTAGTTGACGACCTCTATACCATACTGTTTGAAACTCGTGACATCAAACAGTATGTCGGCAAAGACCTTTTGGACTTTGCCGTCCTTTAGGATATCAAGAAGTACTCCGAACTCTCTTATATCCTTTTCTCTGCCGTCAAAGAAGTAGGTTGCTTTGTCACAGCTCACCGCAACCGTGCCTATGATAAAATTCAGGCTGAACATATCAAGCGAGTTGGTCTCAATATCAACTCCGATACGCTTTGAGCTCATCACATCACCCAAGAACTGCATTTTAACATTATCAGTATAGGTAACAAAGTCTTTGATTGTATCGTTGGAAGTCCCACCGAACACAGACTTCAGGGCATTGTGCAGTTGAGTGATGTATCTGGGCTTCATATGGCTATTTCTCAAAATAAAGGAAGGGTGGTCAAAGGTCATTACAATCAATTGACCGTACTCCGGCCGCATTTTGACGAGCCTTTGGAATTCCTTCTTAGCCGGTACGCCAAGAACCATAACTATTTTGGGGTGGTAGTTGTCAACTATGAAAGAGAAATCCTCTCTAAACCTGTCCCTGCAGCAACGGATTTCTTCAGAGGTCGGCACTCTGTCCTTTTTCTCCACAACATCCAAAGGACGGCAGAGCAGGACATTGATATAGGCTATGTTCGGGGAATACTGCGTTAGGATTGGGTTAATTAGGCTTCCGGAGTCACCAATAAAAGGTCTGCCCTTCTCAACTTCTTGCCATCCAGGGCTTTGACCCAAGACCAAGATATCAACTACCTCATTATTGGCTATATAGGACAAGACTTTTGGTGTCCCGTTCAATCCGCAATTTTTGCACTCGGCTTGGTTACAAAATTCGTCAATCTTAATTATGGAAGACATCTGTGCTCACCTCTTAAAAACTTTTATTATACCACAAATTTGCAAGCTTTGCAAGTAGTTCAATGGATTACATTTACCCTATTTTGTCAATGCTGATATCGTTAGCCTTGTCAGCGTCAGCTATCCACATCTTGGAATTCACATACATATCAATATAGACATCGCTCTTGCCTTCGCGGTGCTTAGTAAGGAAGAACTTGCTCACTCGGTCGGCTTCAATCTTGTCGGACAATGACAGTACTACATCGGAAATAAAGGCTTTGTCAATGCTCTCGCTCATATGGCTCATATCCACGGTCTCGGCACGCAGTCCTTCCCTATTTGATTGGGTTGCCGACCAAACCGGAATGTCCAAGACCTGCGCGAAAGCCTTCAACGAGGTAAAGATATCCGCCAACTCAAAGCGCTTTTCCTTCTGCTTGTTAGTTGAAGCCAAGAGGTCGGAGTAGTCAATGAAGACTTGGTCAAACTTTATGCCATCCGCAGCGGCCTGATGTACTACCGAGTACAGGTAATCAACCGTGATTGACTTGACCGGTCGGTAGAAAATCTGAAATTTCTTGTCCACAGCCTTGGCAAGTTTCCCGATAGAATTGTAATCAATCTGCATATTGAGTGCTCCGGACAACAGGAACATCACGCGCTTCAAGATTGAGAACTCCGGCATTTCAAGGGTCACGAACAGGACATTGTGCCTCTTCATCCAAGAGTACAGGGCAAAATTTAGGAGTGTCATAGTCTTGCCGTAGTTAGGGGGTGCAAGGATTACCCCAAGTTGACCGCCAGCTAAGCCACCGCCCAAGGTCTCGTTCAAGAACCCTATATTGGTAGGTATGTGGTGTCTGGTCTCCCCCAATTTCATTATATGCTCTGACTCGTCAATGCCTACCCCATACAGATGCTGGTCTTGTAGAGCACTCATTTGCACCTTGAAGATGTCCGTGACTATGGCTGAAACATCCACATCCGACCCGCCCTTAACCTTCTCATAGGAAGCCATAAAGATATTCTCAAGGCGTCTAAGCTTCACATACCTACGGAGCTCGTTTAGGACAAAGACAGTGTCAACTGTTTGGGTGTAGATAGCATTCAGAAAGCCAATGATTGTTTGGTCGTCCGAGACATTACGGTCGCGCTTGTAAAGGTGAAGCAGTTCTGGGTGGGTTGGTACTCGGTTGTATTCTTGATAAAACTCCCTAATTAGGTCATAGACTTCGGCTGACAGCGTAGAGGAGAAGAGCTTTGCGTCGGCGACCCCAAGTACCTTTTGAAATATTTCTGTATCTTTAACTACTGCAGAAAGCAGTTGTAATTCATAGATGTCGGTCGTAGAAGCCATTTATTTTTTGTTATCCTTAATAGGGGAAGAGCCGGTTACAACACTTTTCTCAATGAAGGCAGTTATTTCGCCCTTTTCATTCTTTTCCGTGACTGTCTCTGTCTCAACTTCATACCTCATACCGTCATAGCAGATTACCGATTTCATATCCTCAATCCCTTCATAAAGTCAATTATATCACTAAGACAGCCACTACTGAACACACAATCTTGAGCAGGGAAGAAGCAATACTGTCTCCACTGCCCATACCATTTAATCGTACCTATTGTACACCCAGAACACTTATTTATAATCCGCCACACCGTGGTCTTAGGCTTCTTCTCAACTAATTCAAATATCATATACTTATACACAACAGGCATACTAAACTTTCACGCTAAGCAATCCCTTAATAAACTTCTTAGTAAGCTTTTGCTTGCCATCCAACATCTGTAAGAGCCTGGTCCCAAACTCCCCTTCGGGTATCAAGACCACGGAAATGACATCCTTAGTCCTGCCCATACGGTGAAGCCGGTCAACGCCCTGCAAGAACATTCCGCCGCTCAACGGAACATCAAACCAAATGGCAAAATCGTAAGCCTGCAAGTTCAAGCCACGGCTGTCGGTCTGCATTTTGCAGAGCCTGCCATTGCCACTAAAATCTGATAACATTTCATAGCCGGTGTCAAACATAAACCACAACAGGTAATTGCTCTTGCCCTTCAATGCACCGCGCAGAGCCTCAACTTTGGGGTTCGGGTCGTCAAAATACACCGGAAACACAGGTATCTTTTCGTCCTCGTCAATAATCTTGGAGGTCTTGGTGGTGTCCGGAACATACACGAAGTTATCCACTATTTGCATAATCTTAGAGTAAGCAGCCAGCTGGTTCTTGACCACAATGTGCACCCTCTCGTCTTGGTACTCGCCAAACTCCTGCAGGGCATTAATCATACCGCGCTGATAGTCGCTAAGCTTGTACCTAAGTATTAAGGTCTCCTTCTTAACGCTCTTGGGTACAACCTTTTCCTTATCCACTATATAGACCACATCCTTAATCTTCTCAAGTATCTGCTCAAACGAGCCCTTCTTAGGGATTGTCCGGATTATGTGGTTGTGGTGTTTGATTACAGTGAAGTGCCGGTAGAGGAAGGAAAAGTAATTTGAGCCCAAGGCGTCCGTAATGAGCGAGAGCATATAAATCTCGTTCATTTTGTTCTCCACAGGGTAGCCTGCGAGCAGGAGCACCCTTTCTTTGGCTTTAATTACTTCGGAGAGGTTCTTGTAGCGCTCGGTCTCGGTGTCGGCTATACAGTGAGCCTCGTCAAGGACTATGACCTGATAATCAGCCAATGCCTCAACATTGTTCTTCACCCAATCGTAAGAGACAAGCAAGACCTTGCCATATGTCCTACAATCGGTTGTTATATCCACGCCAACCCCAAACTTGGCATTTTCTTCCTGCCAAACCCTCTTGTTGATTATTGGGGCAGGAGCTATGATTACCGCGGGCTTGTCTAAGACTTTAAGGTACAGGAGCGAGCAAATGGTCTTGCCAGCACCGGTGGGAAGCAATAGCGCCGACTTATGACGGTTCAACGCAAACTTGACTGCTTCCTTTTGATAGGGCTCAAGTTTATAGTCCTTCATAAGAGTCCCCCATAATCCTTACCCAATGAATAGAAGTCTTAAAAAACAATTCAATATCATAATCTGATGGGTCTTTGCCCGACCGGTCATCATACATCAATATACCAATGGTAGTCAATGGCAACTTAGCCGCAATCTGTGCGACCAACTTCTTAGCACTGTCAAAAGCATCCACATCAAGAGAAATTATCAAATTGTCAACCTTGACTGATGCGAGCTGCTTCAGTTGGTACTGTGAGACATCCTTACCCAATAGCACCGCAACATCCCTGCCGGTCTTGAAGTAAGGAATTGCGTCAAAGCACCCCTCAACCAAGTACAAAGCATTGTAGTCCTTCTTCTTAAAATACATAAAGGGTCTCAATGAAGCAGAGCCCACGGGGTTCAAGGTCTTGGGTTCTACGAAAGGCAGGAAAGAGCGCGCCAAGAAGTAATTATTGAGCTCGTCAATGAACACCACCCTACCAAAGAGCTTGTCCACACCGAGCTTGATATTCAAGTCTTTAATCAACTTGTCGGTAACTTTCCTTTTATGTAGATAGTTCAATGCGGCCTCGGAATAAATGCCGTCATTGTAATCTTGAGTATATTTCTTTAGTAGATTTTGGAATGTATCGGGGGGCTTGACCGGTGCTTCTACAGTTGCGGAGGTCTTAAGACCTGAAGAGTCAATCCTGAAACGCTCTATGAACCTTGAATAGCTTATCTTGTAATCACACCTGAAGCAGAAGACGAACTTGCCAGGGACAATGTATAAGTGGTACTTGGTATCCTTGGTCTTGCCTGCGTCTATGCAAAAAGGGCAACAAGCCGACATCGTTGTCCTTGTTGAGTTGTACCTAACCGGCAGTGTCTCCATTACAATGACCCTTTATGAAAACGGGTCGGGAGTTGGCTTTGGTCTTGAGGTAGCGTAACCGCTTTTTACAGGACTTCACCTGCCCCTTAGCATTCTCCAACCCCCGACGAGTATTACTTAGATTTTGTCAAGTTTTTCGTTTAATTCGTCAATAGATACTTCTTCAACTACAGCCCCTTCTTCGGTGGCAGGTGCTGCGCTATGTGCGCGGGCAGGTCTGCCCTCTCCTAAATCTTCCGGAGAAGTTGAGAGAATGGCTTTTTTGGTATCGGCGAGTATCTTAATTAACTCGTCGTAGCTCTTCTCTTTAATCTCTTTCTTTAAATCGTAGGCTTCCTCTCTCCATTTCGCATAGAGTTGAGTGAGTGAAGAAGTCTTGACTTCTGGGCGTGAGTCGTCATAATTTGGATAACCGTCCACCGTCTTCTTTATGATAATCATATTGTGACCGCGTTCAGGGTCAAGAAGAGGCTTGAACTCCTCATCATCCATATACGACTTGATTTTACGAGCCAGAGTCTTGCCGAACGCATACTTCTGAACTCCTTTTTCTATGTCCGACAAGTCAATGATGTTTGAAATGATGCTGGTGTAGCCTTTAATACGCTTGGCGAGCTTGATATCGTTGTCGTCTTTGGTGTTGTAAAGCTGAAAGACGAAATTGCAAATAGGGCACGCCTTGTTATGGGTCAACCGCGCGCAGTACACCGTGTCTCTCAACGAGAGCCCGACATTGGAGTGCACCCCACCCAACACGAACGGGTAAGGAGTAACCCAATCTGAAGGCAACACACCGCCAATAGGTAAGATACGGATAATATTCCTGCCGTCTTTTGGCTTCCAAAAGTCACTCTGGCCGCCACCTTCAAGGAAAGAACCAAACACTGCGTCTGCGTCAGCCGGTCCCGGAGCCTTCGGTTTTTCCTCTTTATTAGCCGTAACTTTTGCGCTTACCGTTTCCTTGACAGCAGGCTCTTCTTTGTGCTCTACTGCCGCCGCACCGGTTTCCTTAGCCGGTTCAGCTATTGTTTCTACCTTCACATTACATTTGGACTTGATTGCCGGATTAAGACTGTCGGTAAAAGTCTTAACTTTAGCAAAATCAGTCTCCGGACCAAACAACACTTCCCCATTGTTAATTACTGTGTACCTTTTTGCCACGGTTCCCTCCCTTTCCTTAGTTGTACCTACTTCACCTTTGACTTTAATTCTTCAATCTTCTGCTTGTATTTCTCAATCTTGTTGAGTAGCTTTTGGTTCTTAGCCTTGGGTTGCAAGATAACAAGAGTCCCGTTGACTTGAAACCAAACCTTCCTGCGATTTTGTAGCATTTTGATTTGACGCTCGGTGAGGTACTTCTCAATGATTTTCTGACCTTGCTTCTTAAAGATTTTGTGTTTCATATTCGGCTTCCATCTCCTTTACTTTGGCGCGCATTTAAACTGGTTTATTGTGGGTAGGCTTGCTTGGTGAGACACGCCAAAACTCACGAACTTCCTCAAGACCCCCGCACACATCCGCACACACCTCCCTCAAAAATTCCATTTTACCACAGCTTTTTCAATTTGTCAAGTAGTTCGGTAGGTCATATTTATGGGCTTTGATAAAGGTTTTTATGCTGAAGCCATTCTTGAAACACCCAACCTTTAGGGTGCTTACGCTCACCATCAATCACCTCAAATTCCGCTTCATACTCCTTAAATAGCAGGTGATACAAAGCGTCTTGAACTTTAATGCTCATTTCAGTCTCCTTTATTTAACTGGCAGGGGGATTGGCTGGTTTTCCCGTTCTGCGATGGTATCATAGGGTTTACGCTCCGTCATCAAATCCCCACCAGTAGAAGTAAGGCTCTGGTCAACCACGCGCTACCCACCACGGCTTCACGACCCCAATCTGGTTCGGCTAACCGTGCCATCCAAGACGAACACCACGTGTGTCCATCTTAGCCTTGCCCGTTGTAAACCTTACTTCGTTTTATTGACACTTTACATTTAACCTTATAAGCAAGAAAAAGAAAGCCCGTTTTCCATACCGCAATAAAAACCCTCTTCATACTTTGTGCGTCTTTTTTCTTTGCATAATTACCAAAGCTATAAGGTTCTGCCCTGTTTGATTGTTTTACAATTACTTCATATAAGTATTTCATATTTATTGGAACTTAGAGTCGGCCGCAAATTTGCGGAGCTCCTTAATCATTTGTTCCTCACGCTTAACTTCCTGTGCCCATAGCTTCTCGTCACGCAGGGCAAGCACATTTCTCGTAACAAGCTCTGCCAACTTCTTTGGCTCTATGGCATCAAGCTCCCAAGAGGACTCCCCAAACTTGCGAATATACTCCCCCGACCGGCTATCCGTAGTCTTCGCAGGGTTCTCCGGTGGATTGAATTTCCGAACTTGGTCTATGTTTAGAGCAATCCGGTTGACATCCACGCTGTCCTCTTCCTGCAGGAACAGGTTCATACGCTCGGCGACATCCCTGGTCATATCAATGCCTGAAGGGTCGTGGTCGCCGAGGTAAATAATATAAAGAGTCTTGCCGGTCTCGCGCCTGCTCAAGTACCTCTTACTCGCCTCATACATAGCCGAGGCTGAAGAGTAGCCCTTATTGGCAGAGAACGGCACATCCAAGGCTCTGCAGACCGGAACGAGTACGCCCTCAAGAGCTTGCTTCTCAACCATAACCTCAACATAGTTGGGCTGTGCGTCCCACTTGTCAATCTTGAACTGCTGGGAGCAGGAGAGCAGGATGTCTTTAGGGTTGTCCCAATGAGCGCTCTGTATCATTTCCCTGCCTCGGTCTTTAATGACATCCCAATCAATAAGACCGGCTAAGCGCGCGTCATTGACGAGGCTTCCAATGTTCTTATAGCTACGCTCCGAGTTGGGGATTACATTTTTAGACACTAACTGATAGTAAAGCTGCCGGAGCGACAGGTCATAGCCTTGAGATACATAATCATCAAGAACATCCGAGATAATACCCAAGAGCCTCTGGCTCTCCGCAGTAAACTTCCGTTCCTTAAATTTTTCTCGCATTTTTTCTCCTTGGCGGTATGCCAATCCTTTGGTTAGTAATATTCTCGGCTATTAAATACAAGGCAATTTCAGTCTCTTGAAGAGTCAACTCTCTATATTGTTTAGTAATTCTAAGCCTCTCCAATAAATTCTTCTTTGCCTTAAGAAGCTTGCACTCCAGAACACATATCTTAATCTCGTATTCTCTATAATCATCAATCTTTTTCTTGCGAGCCATTTTCTTCTTCCATCCTTACAAGTTTATCAATAATGTCCTGCCTCATAGAACAGAGCCAATAGTAGCTCTCACCATACCTTGACTTCGCCAACCTGTTTCGCTTTTCTTCTAATGTCTCACTCATTTTGGCTCCCTTATAAAATTAAAATTATCCGGTCGCTTAGCCATAATTTCCTCTATCTGGTAATAAGAAACCGGCGCAAAGTTGTTATTATCCACGCCCACATCCCAAGACTTGCCGATTGGCTCAAGCCTGCCGTGGGAGTGCCCATATAAATGCCAAGAATTGAAGTGGGACCGGGACCAAACACGCAAGCAATAATGGCACAAGACAATGTGGTGACCGCCCAAGTCTATCTCTAACAAACTGGATATCCTCTCAAACCTATCTGCATAAACCAAGGTATCCTTGTCGTGGCTACCCCGAAGCAGGATTATCCTGCCATTCAAGCTATCAAGTATGTACTTGAACTCACCAAACCCAAAATCCCCCAGATGATAGACTGTATCACTCGGCTTGACCACCCTGTTCCAATTATCTATCAGGGTCTCATTCATAGCCAAGACATCACCAAACGGTCTATGGCAAAACTTGATTATGTTTGCGTGGTTAAAATGCGTATCAGCAGTAAAAAAGTTCATTTTATTTGCAGTTAGGGTTGGCTATCCCATCGCAGTTATCGCCTGTGGCACGAATATTCTCAAGGACATTAACCCTAAAGTCCAAGTGCGCTTTGAGCGATGTTAGTTTCGCACAACCCCAACCATTAGCGTCCATTATTAAATACCTGCAACAATCAACAGTACCAGGCTTGCAGGTCTTCTTTACAAATTCGTCGTCCATTAACAATTCACCATAAAATGCAACCGGTCTGGGTACTTGCTACATTGAACCGGCTCTTGGTCTTTATATTCCGGTCTTTTCCTTATAACACCACACCACCCCATACTCGTACCACACGGGTTGCACCTGTTACAGACCTCCAAGATTTCCTCATCAGTAACATCCTTAACCGCACAAACCTGCATAAAGAAAAGTCCAAAATATTCCCTTGTTATTACCACTCTATCCATTCTCGTCTCCTTTGGGGGGCAAGCTTGGCTCACATTGACCTACAACGGGTCTTTGCGACTTGCGCTCCGGAATTAGACCAAGCTCACCCTTCAATTTGTCAATAACCTCCTGAACCTCCACCTCATCCATCAACCCTATATGACCGGTCTTAGAGTTTTCCTTGAGCCAAGCGTACATCTTCTGTTTGGCCGCCTTATCTCTCCAACTGCCGAACTTCTTCTCCAAGAGGTCGTGTGCCCCCATTCGCAGGAGCTTCAAATCAAACCCAGCCGGAGTTGACATCAATCGCCCGTCGGGGTGCTCGGCACAGGTAATCCTGCACTTTGGGAACATCGGGCATCCCCACCAATAATTATCTCCAAACAGGCTCCGGTGCCTAACCATTTCCACTTTATGCTCTGGACAAATAGGCGCTTTTTCTGCCAACTTTCATCACCGGCTCTCTCTTGATAGTGTTGTAGTCTTTAATTGACTGCTCGTCAACGTTATTTTTAATCTTGAAGCCGCGCCACGGATGGTTCTTCTTCATCGGAGTTCTTGTCATAATTTCTTTCCTTTAGCAAGGCTCGCGTGGAGGATAGCCCCACCGACCAAATCGGGTTAAAGAGTGAAGCTATGACACGAGCCCTGCTAACAAAACCTTCCTAAACTATCCCTATATGTATTGCGCCTGTCGTCATTGTTGTGCTTAAAAGTACCCTTCACCGTATTGCGTCTTGGGTCAAACCCTCGCTTGAATAAGGTCTTTTTCCTTCTTGGGTCGTAACCTAACCTAAAACTCCCCCCATTCATCATACCAAACCCTCAATATGGTTGAGTAAACCAAACTATTTGGAATGTACCGCTTAAAAAAATCACCGTCTTTGTCACACAGGCACTTGCTCAAAGCCGCTGCCACAGCCGGAGACCTGCTTATTCCGGCCGCACAATTTACCACCACCACATTCACTCTACCAATAAAGCCGTGGACAAACTTAATAATCTCTCTGGCTTGGTCTTCAGTAAAGAAGACCTGGTCCTGGGCTGTCGGGCTCTTCCTATATTTAACAGTAATAAGTTCCTTAGCCCTAATATCCCAATCGTGAAACCTCAAATGCAAAAGCCCAATTCTCTTATCGCAGTCCGGAAGCTTAGGCTCGGTATCTTTAGGGTCGGTAATGCAGATATGAATGTACGGCTCTTCGCAAGTAAACCTCTCTGCATAATCTCTGTTTAAGACCACAAATTTCATTTGACCTCTTCCAATTCGCTCTCGTGAACGAGCTCACCGAGTCCTGCACCCTTTGGGAAGTTAATCTCAATATGCCCATACCAAACAGTGCCACCCCAAGGCAAATGTTCAAAGCCGGAGCGCATTGCAAAGAGCATACACCCAGGATTTCCCTGCTGCACAGCCCAACCACCTTGCCAGAGTGCGGTGTCTTTATCCTCAATCTTAATTATAGGGTTGCAAGTCCCGTATTTCTTTTTGAAATACTCGGACTTACCTTTAACCTTATAGCTCTTACCTTTAATTATTTCCATTAGTCCCCCGTATCTGCCTGTTCAAACCCCTGTTCGTTGGCGCAGAGGATAAGCTCCTCTATGTATTCCAATTCCTCTGCAATCAGGAGCTCTCTTAAGTCCGCTATGTAGATTGGAAATTTCCCTTTCACGCTTCTCCCTTCTGCTTAAAGACAACATCAAAAAGACCGCGCCTAAAGTCAAGGTCAACCGTGATTACATTCCTAAACTGATAATCAGCCAAAGAAGGTTCAAAGCCAACCTCTTCAAGGATAAAGTCCGCTTCAGTAAGGCCGCCAAATACATCTTCCTTCTCGTCAGTTGAAAATCCGTCATAGTTGCCATTAGGGAATATCGCCTGAAAGCCGTCGCCGTAGTCATAAAAAACTACACCTATTGCACCTTTAGGGTTGTCAAGGCAATCCCGTTTAAGTTTCACTATCGTACCTACTTGCATATTAACTCCTTTCATTACAGAACTTAACACAACTCCACATAACAGGACAACTCTCTACGCCACATCGCCGGACAGTACAGGGCGTAAACAAATCTAATTAAAACTAATTGCATTACTAAACACTGCACTACATCACCCGACTGCACCACACAATACTATACAATGTCGCACAGAGCTAAACATCGCACCGCATTAAATCAATACTTTCGCTTCTTGAGAGATTTATCCATATACTTGATAGTAGCCGGTAAATCAATCATACGAAAGCACTGCATACTCGTCTTTGTAGCGTTGTTCGTTGAATTTACAAAGCCAAGCATTAACTTCCACTTAGGTAATTCTTCCTTGGTTATCTTCCTACCGTTAAGCTGTTTAAACAACTGCTGCAAAGACTCCCAAGATATACCAACCAAATCCTTCACTTCAAAACCTTTTGGCAGGATTTTTTCCTTTTTATTAACCTTAGGCACGCGTATCACCCCCAATCTTAATAATTAAACTTTACAGGACAAAACAATGCATTGCGTTACTAAACAACACCATATAGCACAAGACATTACAGCACAGAATATTAGTGTTGTTCAAACTTAGCTATATCAAACCTACCAAACTTCGGGTGCCAAGCCCCTATGCCAATGTAGCCACCTGCATACATCAAAATCTTATGCAAGGTGTCAAAATCAATGGCGTCATTCAATACATCAATTTGAAACTTAGCAGACCACTTTTCAAAGTAAGGTCTGATAAGCTTCACCAAAGCACCCTTTGGTCCTGGTGGAATACGCCCCCAACGTATATCCATTGTAGGCTTAATGCCCTTGTCAAAGTATATTTCCGTTGGTAACACAATAATTCCGCCTTTAACAATGGAATTATATGTCAACTTACCCTGAAACTTAAAGCGCGAACCGGCAAGCTCTATAACCTTCTCAAAATGCGTAGAAGGTATATAATACTTGCCCTTTTTGTCGTGATAAGAAGCAGCATTGAAGATTATCTTCTGTATCTTAGGGTCGTTATAATCAACCTTACCACGGTCTTTCAATGCCTCACTGCCATTCGGATTGTTATGCATCATCGGGCATTTGCTCTTCACTACAACATCAATTAGACCTTTCATCTCATCCATCTCCTTTTTAGATTTAACATAGCATTACTAAACTGCACACCACCTTGCCAGACTCCTCTGCACACCTCATCAGATTGCGTCACTTAACACAACAATACAATACTATATATACATCAATCACCCCCCTTTAATCTCCTACTTTCCACACCCCTCATCGCAACCTTCACGGCAGGACAAGCCTCTGGACATCCGCTCCAAGCCCTTATTGTCCATAGGAAAAGGTATGCCATACCTCTCACAAACCTGCCGGAGAATAGGTGCACCGTAATTCTCATATTCATCCCAATTTATAGCCCCGTAGTCCTCATCACCCAAAAGCCAAATCCAAGCCTTAAAATGCTCAATAGAGCGACCGGCAGACAGACCACGGTGGTTCTCTGCTTTACCGAGGGCAAACTCCATATACTCGCGCACAACCTTAGTGATATTCTCCTTGGTCGGCTCTTCATACTTCCACTTACCGCCCTCAAATTCTTTCTTGCCTTCTTCATTCAAGAATTCCTTGGCTTGTTCCCACGGCAAGTAAGGAAGCAAATCGCCAAGTTGAAACCCAAACATATCATCCGGCTGAACCTTTTTAATCCTATCAACTATCTCTTGCGGTGTTCGCATTGCACTATCCCCCTTTTCCACGCCGGACCACAGCTCTTTTTGCTCATCACCGAATAAAACGGTGTCAAAATTGCAGTGAATGTCTGCGCCGGTATGTTCTCAACATTATAATCAAGCTTTTCCAACCTTACTCTTTGGTCAAAGTAAGGCAGGAAGTACTCTTTATATTGCTTTATTACAAAAGCCTGTTCTTTCCTCGTAAGCTTCTCCCCCTCAAAAATTTCAGGGAAAGACCTGCGTATCTTTTCAAATGTAACACCCTTCACCTAAGTCTCCGGCTCTATTTCTACATCAACCCATTCATCCCTAAAATGAAAACCTGTAGTGCCAACCTTTCCAACTTCCGTCCTAACAAGCATTTGCAGTACTTTCTCAAATCCTTGGTCATAATTTCCGCGCTCAACATACCTCAATCTAAGAATAGTTTGCATATCTACTCCAATTCTGTATCGTCAATATCGTTGCCTTCCTCGTCTTCCCAATCAACCCATTCGCCGTCTTTATAAACCTGCAGACCGTTCACATTACTGTAATCCGGCTTGACCTTATACTCATATTGGAAAAGGTCATAGACAGCCAAGACTTCAATCATTTTCTTGGCTTCCTTAATGCTCTCAACATAAACCCTAAATGCGTGCATAGGGACTTGAGGAATATGCCAAACCCGTAACTGCCCTTCCTTTATCTTTTTAGGCCGCCCGACTTCTTGATATTTCATTTTATCTTGCCCTCTCTTCTTAACAAATCTTCCACTACCCTCTGCACATCTGTATTTATCTCTAAGTTCTGGTGCAAGTCGGCTTCAAAGGACTCCATAAACATCTTTACAGCCTTTTCCTGCTCCTCTTTAGGAAGACAAGACAAATGCGTAGAGACTACCCTGCAAGCGAAATTAGACGTCTCGGTCATTATTGAAGCCAAAACCTTGCCAGTCTCGTGGTTAGACGGGTCTCTCATTACCTTCTGCATAGTATCAAGCAGGAGAGACTTCATTAGAACATTCAGTATCTTTGGGTAATTCTCCAAAGTTACTTCCACATTCAACATATGCTTTTCCATAATCACCCCCTATTTTGGCTCAATCCAAATGTGTATCTCTTTGGTCTCCTTCTCATTAATACAATCCGAAATCATATCAACCAAAGAATGCAAACGCTCGGCTTGCATTTCAACTTTGCGCAATTCATCCCCTGCCATAACTATTGTTGCTTTCCACATTTTGACCCCCTATTTTAATGCCACGATTAATATATACACAACTACGAGTACGCCAATTCCTACTGCACCTAAAACTTGAATAAGCCCGTCATACTTTTTGTCCACACGCCACCGCCTGTCTTCCTAATAAAAAATCCTTGACCGGCAATATCCAATCCGCACCCCTATCAAACTTCTTGTTCAGGGCAACCTCAAACTTCCGGCCGCCTTGGTTGTACCTATAAACAATAATGTTAGTGACGAACTGCTTCCTTGAGCCAACACGCTGTTTTATGATAACAAAGTTGCTCGGAGAAATTGAATATTCAGATTTGTATAAAGGAGTGTAGCCAAAGCAGTGGATGTCGTCCCTGTCCTTATCAATGCAATGCACAGACAGTATGGTACATTCCTTACGCGTTGAGTACAAGTCCCCATTACCAAAGGGAACAAAGCCTCTTGAGAGCGTGCAATTAAGCTTGGGTTGGGAACAAACACCGCGCTTGACCCTACACTCCGGACAGTTCAGTTCGGCGCAGTCCCTCTTATTATGCACTTCGGTCTTGGGTGCTCCGTTGCTCACGCACAAGGGGCAGAGCCATTTGTCAGTGTACTTGTCCTTATTAATTGCAAGCACCTTGGTCTGAAAAGGCGTCTTACACTTGGCACAGACCAAGGATACCCTAATCCTAACAACTTCAGTCAAGCAAGAATTGCAAACTGCGTTCTCCCTAACTATCGGCGACTCATACATTTTCTCATTGTTCGTGTTAATGGGAAAATCGTTATGGCAGACCACGCAATTCAAGCTTATCAACTTAAGCATTTCACTCTCCTTTTTATAAATTCAATTATCTCAACCCAATCGTCAGTGTACAAGTCAACTTTATCCTTTAAATGCCTGTTGTATTCCCAAGCATAGCAAATCTTAATAGCCCCTTTTTCATAGTCAAAGACCGCAGGGCTGTCGTCAATGATAATCTTACGTGGGAGCTTAATTATGGACTTCCGGCTTGAGCATATGTAATGCTTAGTTATGCCATACCAATCAAAGCACCGGTTCAGCAGGACGCTCTTGGAGCGCGCCGACTCGTGGGTTACGGTTGCTGTAATAAAGAAGACGTTGGCTACCTTGTTTAAGTAGTTGATTGAAGCTACAGCGTGAGGTAGGAGATACTGCTTTGACCGGTAGAAGTCCGGTCGCCTTAAATACCTGTAAACATCTTTGCCAAGAAGCTTGAAGGTCTTGGTCATATCATATACAGAAATGGCATCCCATTGGATGCCAGTTCCGAAATCTCGGTTGTAAAAGTGGCAGTACCGCTTCAACAAATTGAAGACGACACCGTCAATGTCAACCATAATGTTGTATTTCCGCATTGTAACTCCGTTTTAACTCACCTCAAAACCTCTGCCAGACATCTCCCTGAAACAAAACCATTTTAGCACAGCTTGTGCAATTTGTCAAGTAGTTCTTTATACTTCCTTTATGCGTTGGTATTTACGCACCGGAGACCTGCGAATACCCAAAATCACATAGTCACGGACTTTCCGGCGCGGTATCTTGTATCTGCGCATATAAAAGCTGACTAAATGCTTAGAACAACCGAGCTTCTCCGCAATCACGACCTGCGAGAGCCCGTCCTTCAAGTACCACTTCCTTAAATTTGCCGGTGTTAAGACCTTACTGAAGTTATCTCCAACTGCTCTTGTCATCGCTTCTCCTTAGTTGATATCAATATCTTCCTTGATAAACATACCAATTACTGTTAAATCGGTATCACCTTTTAGGGCTTTGTTAAGCTGTTCTTCCGTTTCTTTTTCCGTTAAAGACGCATAGCCAAACTCTTGTAACTGTTTGGTCTTAGCCTTAATGTAATCCTTTTTATAGACAGAACGCTTGCTGTCGTCTATTTTAATTCTAATTGTTTCTTTCATCGTTTCTCCCCTTCTTCTACCTTCATTAAACCGTTAGTCTCCACGAAAAGTATAACACAGAGAAACGCCTTTGTCAAGTACCCCCCTCTACCTTCAGCAAGTTCAAATGGCATTTAAAATGCCTTAAAATACCTCTGAATGCCTTCCGAAGGGTTCTGACACTACTACCGGTTGAGAAAAATACCTCTAAAGCCCAAAATATCCATCCTGGGACAAAAAGCTGTCCGGCAAACCCCATCCTGGAGCATATACAACCGGTTGAGAAAGTATAATCCTAAATAGCTCTACACATCCGAAATACTTGACAAAGGTATAGTCTATGTGTTATACTTTTATTGGAAGGGGAAAGGGAAACCTTAAAGGGTCAATCACGAGGGGGGCATCAATGATAGACAAGGAAAAGGCTTTACTGATTGAAATGATGAGCAATGTTGACGACATTAAAAAGGAACTCACCGCAGAGCAACTCAAGAAATTAGAGCGGTGCTTCCTTAAAATAAACGGCAACTATAACAACTTATTGGAAGGTGTAAAATGAGAATTAAAGCTTGGTTAAAACAAGCAGGTGAGATACTTGAGCGTGAGGAGATTGAACATTTGGATGTTCAAAAAGGTAAAATCCAATTACAGCTCAAAAATCCCCTCACCGGTAAAATAGAGCTTCACGAGTTTGAGTATGTAGCTAAAGACGCACAGAACTTAAAAATAGAGAGGGACAAATGAGACGCACAATATTAGTAATAATAGCCGTTCTTTTAGTTTCCTTTTTCGTGGCGAAGAGCCTTACCAAAGTCCCATATAACCTTTATATGCGAGGCTCAAATGGCAAATATTATGTCTTTATGACAACCGGAAGGTTAAATTTTTGGTATGAAATTTGTAGGAGAACAGATTTGGCGCTAAGCCATTTAACAGGTACTTTAGGGGTCAAAGAGAGGGGGGCAAAATGAGAGTATTCGTAGCTACCAAAGAGACACAGGGTTATCGCAAGAACGACTTCGGCTTTTGCAACGAGGGTGAACTTGTTGGGTTTGGTACTGAATGTGACGGAGAAGAGGTTGATGGTAATTGTGGATGTAGGCGTGCACTTGCAGGGTTAGAGAGCCACAAAGCAACCACCACTTTTAAGGTCGTGGACTTGCCTATCACAGTCTCGGACTTAATCGCCAAAATTCAAGATAGCCTGATTAAAGCCGGTTGGGGCGATGTGGGGATTAAGATTAAGGTTGCTGATATAGCAGAAGAAGACGCCAAGGAATTGGCTCGTGTAGCCGACTTCTTCCAAGTTGGGGACATAGTTGAGAAGCGCGGAGACGAATTTAGGAAAAGAGAAGTTAAAATGGCAACTAAGGGGTAAATATGAAAAGGGATTATCCACCATTCAGTCTATTTGATTTTAAGAACTTCCTCTACTGCTGTTTGTTTATGCCGGAAGTAGCTGAAGAATGGTTGAGGCGGAAAGGAGCAAGACAATGAAAACCCTAATTACAATTTACGAGGTAGTTTCAATTATAATCACAGTGTTCGGGCTCTGCTTCGTTGGAGTACTCATTGACGACTGCTTATTTGGAAAAATGAGGCAGAAGAGGCACTTAAAAGAATTGGAAGACAACCTATACAAGTATGACCTTAGCAGAGCATTTAAGAAAAGAGGGGCAAAATGATACACAAACAGGAAAACAAAACAGCTTACTACATTGAGAAGTATTCAATTCAAGAGCACGAGTATGACAAGGACATCACCCTAAATTCCGGCACGATTAACTTGAGCCTGTCTTCAGTAGAAGATGCCCTGCAAGTCGCTAAGTTAGCCCATATCACGGACTTCGTAATCTTGGAGTCAAGTGAGGATGACAGTCGGGGCGACCGGAACAAGAGAGTAGCCATCCGTGGTAGGGTTGAGGAGTGGGAAGCCAGAGTAGGGAAGCAAGACATCAGGGATGAAGACAACAAGCAAGCCACAATTAAAGAGCTCAATGAACTCCCTGATAAGGTCATCCTATTTAGGAATAAGGACTTCTATATCACAGCCTCTAAAAGCCAGACCTCGGCTTCAAGCTACCGGTGGAGTGATGTCAAATACCGCATAAGCATTATGTATAAAAAGGAAGAATTAGGCGGTCATTGGCACACCTACATTAATGACGCTCACCAAATCCTCAAGAAGAAATTTGCCAAAGATATTTACTCCGAGCTTCACCGCAAGGAGTTAAGCAAAATGAACTATGACGCAGAGAAGAGGGCTCTAAATGACATCGCACCGGAATTCATCACCGAGCAGGGCAAAATCCTTGAGACTGCTGTCAAAAAACTTAACGACCACAATGCACAGATTGAGCATATTAAGCATAAACAAAGGGGGTAGCTATGTTGTTTGATTGGGCGCAAAATGAAAAAGATAGGGCACGGGCGGCCAAAGCTCTCCAAACTTTCCACCGATGTGGCAACCGGAGTATCACGCCTAACACCTTTTTACACCAAAAGACGCACTATTCCTACTACACCTACAGGTTATTGGGTAAGAGGTACGCAGGGTTCTTGAGCCCACGGGAAGAAAAGAAGCTTGAGCTTATACTTAACTATTACGAAGGTGAAATTATTACCATTAACTAAAGGAGAAAAATGGCTAAAAAACAGAAGAAGTTTAAATTTTTGGTTGAAATAGTTACCACTAAAGAAGTAACAGAAACACAAATGTTAAATTTGTTACATATTGAACTCGTACCACCGGAAATCGTAAAAGTGTTGGGCTTTCAACGTATTAAGCCCGAATAAACAAGTGCTCTTTGGCATTGCTCTATTATAATACAGCGTGCGTGTAGGACTTGACAAAATGGCATTTCGTGTGTTAAGCTTGTATTAGAAGGTATAAAGGAAGGGGGGTAACTAATGATTATTACTAATGGTTTTTGGTTGTGTTCCAAAATTAAGTTTCGTTTTTGGGCACTCTATATGCTTTGGCGCTTGAGGAAGTTGCCCCTGCTTAAAAGGACAGCCGTAATGAGCCGGTACTTAAGGCGTAGCATCCACAAGATAAACAACAGGACATTAAAGACAGAAGGGTGGGTAAACATAGGGGGGTCAAATGAGTAGAAAACACCTAACTACCGGAAAAATAATCCTCATTGGTTGCTTGTTCTTGGCTTTGGCTATTTCATTGCCGGTTATCTTTGACAAGCTGAACACAGAAAAGGAAGTTAACAACCTGCTTCCGCCTATTGAACTCGCGCAGGAAGTAAGCATAGTGGGCGTCAGAGTGATACCCCCCAACACCGTGACCTTTTACACCAATGGGATAATGACCGAAAAGGAAAAGAGGCTTATGGTTGACAGCTTCTTGACGGCAGTTGTAGTACCGGAAAAAGACCTTTGGGTCAACCTAAGAGACGACGAACGCAACCGGATTGCCCCTTTTTATTTAGGAAGGACAGAGCTTGGCAGGGTAATGCTTGAGCAGGACTTGCTCCTTAAGCACGCCACAGCAACAGCTTTTCACCCTGCAAGTGAGTCCGGAGAAAAATTTTGGAATATGATAGACCTCTACGGTAAGGACATAAGGCTCTCATCAAATATGCGGTCTTGGATTGTCCCCGACAAAGTCCTTATTGAAGATAGCGGTAGAGAAATGTACATCAGGCAAGCCGACCTAAGCGTAAATCAAGAGAAGATTAAAGAAGGGGTCTTTGGCTTTCAAGAGAGAGCCGACAAGTTTATACTTCCGACTGTTAGAGAGTATGTATTAAAGGACACCCATTTCGCACCGACGCGCCAAATCTTTAGGGCAGTAGTCTGCGGTATTTGGTTTAAGAATAAATTCCTTAACACCATTTACCATTGGAGCATAAACTCAAACAAGGTCGGCTCATTTGAAATTGCCGACTCTAATATGAAATACAACATTTGGGACAAGTACCTAATTAGCTTCAAAGAGCACGACTATAAAGACCGGACTAACAGGACTTGGGGTGGCGTAAGCTTTGAAGAGCCGAGAAAATGGATTGAAGTCAAGCGAGCCGACAGAGCCTCAAGCCCGATAGGAGTAAACGAACGAGGGCTCGTAGGCAATGTAGAGCAAGCCCGTAAGCTCGTGAACATCTTCAGCGACACTTCCTACAATTATCTGGTCTCAAGGCAAAATGAGGCACTTGGGGTATTGAGAGCAATACTCAAAGAGGAAGGCTTGAGGCTTACACCCAGATTAGAAACCCCCTGCCTTGAAATCGTTCATCAGCTCTACTCAAGACCAGACCACAAGTCCAAGGACTTGGCTAATAGGGTAGGTGTAAATGTGACCGAATTAAGGGAAATCTACCGTGTAATCAAGGACTCACCGACCCTACAAGAAGTCGTGACCGAAGAGAGCCGGTACTCAAGGCTCGTTGAGTACACCACCAAATATTTACTTAAATATTCTGAAAGGTTGGAGCGCGCGTTCAATAATCAGCTAACTTATCCTATTATAGTTGAATGGCACCCAGGAGAAACTTGCAACTCCGACTGCGTGTTCTGCTACAACAAGGGTCTGCAGTATGCGGATAAAGGAAAAAGAGGGCTAATTGAAATTGAAAAGTCCAAGCAGTTGATTGACGAATGGGCAGACAATGACGTCAAAGAGTTTTGGGTCTCCGGTGGTAAAGAGCCCTTCACCAACCCAACCACGGCTGATGTCATTAAGTACGCCACGGATAGAGGGTTGCTCGTGAAGCTCTATACCAACGGGATTAACCTTATACCTGAATTTCAGCCCAAGTTGCTCGGTGCAAAGTGGGTTAGGATTAGCATTAACGCCGCTACTCCAGAGACTTACCATACAGTGCAAGGCATAAGGGCTGATTTCTTTGACAGAGTAAGGAACAACGTACGCGCGTTTGTAACCTTAAGGAATAGGGAAGGTTCATCCTTAAGCATAGGTGTAAGCTTCCTCGTCAATCCTTGGAACTACCAAGAAATCCTTCAGGCCGCTGATAACGCCAAGGAAATGGGCGTTGACTTTATAGCCTTCAACTCCGACATCGCAGGTATGGTCAGGAAATACACGCCCGAAGAGATTGAGACTATACTTACCACTATTGAGACCTTGAGAGCTAACATAGCTTCGGGCAAATACGGTAAAATGAATGTGGACATCAGGGCTCTTTCAAGGGAAGAACTTGAGGGTGGGAAGCAAGCCCTGCCGGACTTGGAGCAAGCCAAATATTGTGAAATGAAAGTAATTAAAGCTAATATGAACCCTTACGGCGTGTTCCACCTCTGTGATTACGCCGGACAGCCCATAAACGAGCGACCGGCTGTCAGGGTAGGCGATGTTTATTTTACTTCATTTAAGGAAATGCTCCACCGTCAAATAAGCTTGAAGTTTGAGACCACCAACTGCCAAGGTTGCTTGCTCCGTGAACAGGGCTTCAACATCATACTTGAGAAGTTCCGCGCCGACCGTGAGTTTGGCATTCACTTGGAAGACCAACCTTACAGGGTAAGCCTTGAAAACGGCGTAGAGTTCCTTTCTCACAAGAGAGGCAATGTAGAGGGAAGGGCAAGCTCACCAGTGGATGAACCAGTCACAGAAGAACTTAAGGGTAAAGAGAGCTTCACAGTAGAGCTCATCCCAACAGCCGTACCTACTGCTCCGGACACCGAGAAGGGTGAGCCCGTAGGTAAAGTTGGCGGTATTGACCTCGGAGCTCGCATTGACGTTGAAGGTGAGACCTTTACCTTAACTGATATTGAGACTAACAGGTGGAGAATTGCAGAAGGCATTTATTACAATATGAATTAAAAGCAGGTAAATCAAAAGCCACGGTTTCCCAGTTTACCTGCTTGGGGCTTACGGAAGAGTCCCTCCTCCGAGACGACCGCCGTGAGCCCCAACTAAGATTGGAGCGCGCAATGAGTAAGAAAAGAAATTGCATTCAATGTGGAAGACCTACGAACGGCAACTATCAATGTAAGCGTTGCCGAGCAAAAATGAAAGGAAAACTGTAATGGATGAAATAATTTATAAATTACCTAAAGGAATTGAACTTTCACAGCATTTAAGAGAAAAGGCTATCGCTTATTTCAGAGTAATGTTGAGTGGACATTATTATTATGTTCCCATAACCAAGCAAATGAAAAAGCGTTTTGGAATGAAACAACATAAAGGAAAAATCTTGTATTCTTCTTTTAGCACTATTAAATTTGAGGATATGCTACAGATTATTATAGACTCGGTTTATTTACAAGTCCGCGATGTGGTCTGCGCCGGTATAGAGCAAAGCCTTGACCAAGAGTTAAGAGAGGGATTTTCCCAACTTTTTGACAAATATCTACATAAGAGGGTAATGGGAGAAATGGTTAAAAGACTCCCTGCCCCGAAAGGAAAAAATGACAGCACGAGATAAGAAATTTAAGGAAAAAGCAGAGAGCCTTGGTTATAAAGTGAGGGAATATTCAGGCCGCAATATGTTCGGCAGGGTGTGCCTCGGTGCGACCGTGGACAACCCCAATGATTTCATAGCCGAAATGGGTATGAAAGGTCTCAAGGTTGACCAAATGGGCTTGAGCTACATAGTTTATACAGGATAAGGGGGTGCAAAATGATATTACAAATTAAAAATTTTTTCCAAACCTTGCGAGCTATCATAGCCCACGCTCGCAACGCAGCCCACCTTAGTGAGAATACCAGAGCAGGGTTGGCTAAACGAGTAGGAAAAGTGAGGATAGGAGCTATCGCACCAATAGGATACAAGTACAAAGGTGTGCAGTTAGAAATTGATTGTTATTATAAGAAGACGGTTAAGAGGTTATTCAAAATATTTTTAAAGGAAGGCAATACTTGTAGGACTGCAACACGACTAAATAAGTTAAGGTTGCGTACTACAAGAGGAAAACGTTGGTCTCATCATACAGTTAGGCAAATACTTATGAACCCTGTATATGTTGGTGATACTGTTTGGGGGAGACGAGGAAATAGAAGGTTAGGGCAAAGCAACCGGCTTTCTCCTAAGAGTAGGTGGGTAATAAAAAGAAATACACACAAAGCCTTAATAAGTAGAAAAACCTTTAGAAAAGTACAAAAGTTGCTTACAGGCAATTATAGGTAGGGGGTGCAAAATGGCAGAGAAAGAGAACAAGTACATACCGTACGAAGAGTTGAGGCAGGATATGAAGGCTACCGTAAGGTCAGCCATCAGGGTCAACAACTTAGTCAAGGAATTGACCAAGGAAATAGGAGTTGAGAAGGAGAAGTTAGGCAAGCACAAGTCAGCAGTGCTTGATTTCCTTGAACAGCACTCCGATTGGGGAATTACAGGCATTAAGGTTGAGCCGGACAACCTTCTTTATATGCAGGACTCGGTCAGCGCTCCATCCTTCAAGCAGGTTCTTGAGTACCTACGCAAAGACCTGCCAGCACCGGTGGTTGGGAAGTTGGAGAAGGCTTACAAGAAGTTGACCGTGAGCAACGGCAATATTTTAATGATTAAATAGAAAGGAGAAATAATGGATGTCTTAGTTAAGATTAAAACTTGTAAAGATTGCAGGCACTTGAGCCATACCGGAGCTTTTACGGTTGGTGGTGCAAAGCCCTGCTGTGACCACGACCAAACTTGTGAGAAGAGGGGTATGAATTGTTTTAAGCGCACAATTCCCAACCTTAACAAAATTCCATCGTGGTGTCCATTAAAAGTAGGGGCAAAATATTAAAGGAGAATAAATATGGCAAGGTGTAGCGCGTGCTTACAAGGTGATATAATTTGGATAGACCACGGGGACGGCACGGGTCATTATGAGTGCTCGGCTTGTGGAGAAAGGTATTGAAATGACACATATTACCCATAACTTAACGCCGGTGGGTGATGTAGTAAGAGCCTCAAAAAAAGGGAGAAAGTGTAAATTTAAAGGGTGTAAAGTAACCTTAAATATTTATAACCGTGGGAAGTACTGCCACGTGCATACAAACCAACTGTTACTTTCAGGTGAACAGAAGTTGCACAGGTTTTTTAAAGGAGATTAAAATGAAGAAAGCGGTGTACTATGCTCATAGTAAATTGATTTATGACACTCCAAGGGAGAAGTCTGAAAGGTCTTTCCTTGAGAAATCCTTTGGCAAGGTCTGCTGCCCTAACCGCGACATAGGTGAGCAGGGCAGTATTGACCCTTATTTAAATAGGGTACAAAGGAGTTCACAGGTAATTTGTTCCGAGTACCAAAGGCACATTGGAAAGGGGGTCTTTACCGAGGTTAGTGAGGCATTAGAGCGTGGTAAGAAGGTCTTCCGGCTTAAAAAGGTAAAAGTAGGTTGGATGCTTGAGCCGGTCAGCGCGGTCAAGGTTGTGGATGAATTTGATTGGAAAGTTTGTTATGGTAAGTTAATTTTGAAGGGAGGTGAATGAGATGAAGAGGACGAAGAAGGTGAGAGAGGTGAAAGCTAAGAATATAGTTGAATTTAAAACCAAAGCAGCCCGCTCAAGAGCCATCAGCAAGTTAAGGAAGCAGGGCTATAATTATTTCGTATGCTATGACGGCACGAAAGATAGACCTGCACTCCAATTTGCCAAGGCTAAACATTCCGCGTGGTTTAAGAAATATGCGAAACGTGGCGTGCTGATTACGGGTGCATAAAACAAATAGAGGCGTGCAAGTATTTTTTACCGGCACGCCTCTTTTGTATTTATTTATATATTATTTCTTCTGTTCAGGGTCTGCGGCCTTCTTTTTGTCTCCGCAGGCTTGACAATATTTAATCGTTGGAAAAGGCTTTGGGGGGTTTAACTTGTCGTTGGTATCCCAATATTTCTGCCCTTTAGCAATCTTACCTTTACACTCGGAGCAATCGTGCTCCTTGTTCATTGCAGTGCGTAACTTGGTTATAGCCATCTTTTCCTTCCTTTCTTTTATAAATCTAAATGTTTCATTCTTTTAATTTGGCTTCCAAGGTAGAGAAGACCAAAGACCATCTATCTCTCAATAGAAGAAAAAAGCAATTTGTTCCTCAACTCGTTGGTTGTTTTATGACCGGAGTGCTCTTTCCACACTCTCGGCGGTATCAGCCAATAAACCCACGCCGGTTGTCTCGTCTTAAGGAGGTGACGGCGTCTTCCAAGTTTAAGAAGCCAATGGTGGGGCTACCGGTGGTCAATCCGTGCATCTCGGTTATTGTAACCTGCTACCCACCTTCCACTTAGCTGATGAGGCTAAGCTCTGGTTTAACGACCAAAAATATTTTACCACAGGGCTTGAGAGCTGTCAAGTAGGCAAGTGGATTACATTTCCCCACGCCCCCAAACCCCTCAAACGCCTCCTGTAACCTTCCGGAGCACCGGAGAAGGGCAGACGAGGGGTCGTCCTTGCGTCCGGAGACCCCCCTATGGCTATTTTAATATTGCCGGAGAACGCTCTGCCGGCACCGGGACCACGCGCGGACAGAAACGCCCAAGAGCCAGAGCCCCCGACCCTTGGGCGAGACTGCCTTTGCTACTGGTCGTCGTCGTGTTTCAACTGTGCCACCAAAAGCTTAGTCGTGGCATCTTGCTTGCTGGATAGAGCAGTGAGAAACTTCTGCTTCAGCTCTACCATAGCCTTATAGACTTCTGGGTTATCTTTGTTCGCCGTAATAGCAACATCAAGCATTGCCAACCCGTCATCTACGCTTTGGACTATTTTTTTAGCGTCAGCCGACAGGCATTCTTGCTTTTGGGAAATATCGGCTATCTGGGTCTTTAAGCCCCCAGTTACCCTTTTCCAAATAAACATCAAGACTGCCCCTACTGGCGGAAACAAGCACCCAAGTATCACGAGAATTATTCCCCAGATACCAAGGTTTTGAATTTTCTGCCACAAGGTCAATTTTGGCTGTTCATCTATGTTGATATTGGACGACTCGTTCTTGTAAGCATAGGCAATATAGTTTTTGCCTTTTTCATCCGTGTAGTAGAAGATTGGCTTTTTCTCTTCCTTCTTAATCACGGATTGGGAGGTCTTCCTCGGCGTGTTGCTGATGCCGAGCAAGGTCGTTGCAGGCTTCCAAAGCAGGACACCAGCAAGGAATGCCCCCACAATGTACAGCAGTACCAACGTTTCTACTACACCTCTTCTATTCATACTTCTTCCTCCTTACTTCTTCTTAGGTATTTTCCAATTCAGGGTACTGCCGGTCAATGTAAAGTATACGACCGCGCCTGCACCACCGAGCAACACGCCACCGACAAAGCCCTTGAAGATATATGCAAGGACTGCGGCCACAACGATTGCTACTATCTTAATGATTAACTTTATGTTCATTTGTTCCTCCTTTTAGTTAAGTTCAAAACCTTTACCTTTGTTTTTGTCCGGCTCACCTCCTTGTTAGCGTCCACGCAAAGTTAAGTAAACGTCCCCCCAACTTCCATACATAACTATGCCATAATTAAGTTCGTGCGAGTTAAGCATTATATCACAATGCTCTTGACTCTTACCTAAAATTTCAAAGATTAAGTACCTCTCCAATGCCCCCCAATCACCCATATACCTGCACCGCGCTACAGCTTCAGACCAACCGCGTAAGTAACAAGGCTCGGCGTGGTACACGCAATTTGCATTAATCATAGCCCAACAGTGCTGCTCACAGTTAAATGAACCGTGCACAGCTATTTCGTCCCTGCCGTGTTGCCTTCTAAACTCATTTATAACTTTATCCAATGCCATATTAAGGTACTAATTTGTAGTAAAAGTCAATATTATCTAATGAAAAAGCTGCCGTTCCCGTACCTTTACCGCCAGAGTTATAATATGGACCACCCCACCAACTTATATACGGATATGGTAACTCAAAGAGAACTGCCTTACCATTATGAACTGCATAAGAATTCCCAGTGCCTCCTGCATTGCAACCAAAATTAAACCCAGTAACAAACTGATTTGTAGGGTCAACGTGGTATGTATCTATGATAGTCTGTGCGATATCAATATCAAAATTATTCAGGTTGTAAGGTATCCCTCCTGTTGGGGTAGCACCGTTAGAATAAACTCCGTGTATCCATTGTATTATGTAACCTCCGCCGCCACCGCCCTGTATAGTATTAATCTCTAAGCCACATTCAGCTGCAGCAGTATGCATCCAATTTGGAATTACTGGTGTTGCATCCCAAACCGCAGGGTCAATCCCTTGAGCAGTAAGGTTTATATATCCATCCTGCCCTTGAACAACGTGGCTGTTTGCAGCCACACTCACAGAACAGTTGGCTTTAACAAATAAATGATAATTATCATATACTTCTGTTATTGGGTTCCAAACTCTTTTATTGCAGGGAAAGTCTGTAACCCAACCTATAACCGGAATTGCCGCTCCTACACCACTACTACTGGAGGCCGCAGCCGGATAAGGACTCGCCACACCCATAGTCCCGTTACCGGCGTTTGCACAAGCTGTGGCATAACCATAAGCCGAATTACCAATGCTTGAAATAGCAGAAGCTGTTGACCACCACAGTCCGTGGTTATAATATTCTACCCCAACCGTTACTGTACCACCCCATAGCTGCCTCTTCTGAATAGCGTAGTTGTCTGCAGCACTGCCGCCGCTTCCTGGTTGGGAGACACTAACTGAAGCACTGCCACCCCGCTCAAAGTCTTCCCAATAAGCGTGAATTCGTTTGCGCAACTGCTCTATGTGCATACCCCTAACAGGGATGGACTTGGTTAGCCTGTGCCCATCAAGCCAATCTGTTATGCCAAGAGTAGGCTCTTCGTTCTCATCCCTACTCAACCAGTCCTCCAAGTCTATGTCAAGGCTATCAAGTATTGCTTCAACAGCCTCGCGCAATTCATTGATATATTGGGGTCTGGGTATATAGCTTAAGGCTGAAATCGGCGTCCAAGTCGTACGCGTAATGCTATATAGGTCTTCGTAGTCGTTTATAACATCTTGCAATTCTTTTATGTGGATATCTCTTACGATTTGAGTACCCCTAAGGGTAAGGTCAAAGTGGTTGGGGGTCTTGATAGGGTCGTCCGACCAACTGCCTATATTTCCGGCGTCAGTAACTTCAATAGGTGTACCGGTGTTGAGGTCAGTATAGCAAATCGGGCACTTAGCCATTTAGTCTCCATAGAGTGCAAATGGGCTCGTTAGAGTTATTTGGTTCTTGTCTTGTTCAACATATGTAGTGTTTATACGAGCCTGCAAGTCTAACGCTAACCTGTCTATTCTGGAAATCGCCTGTAACAAGAGGTTCTTGTCATAGACGGTCTTCTGGACGTTTTGATATGGCGGTACATTAACCCTAAATTTCTCATTAGTAAGTTCAAGCTCGGTAGTAAAGCCACCAACAAAGTTATGCACCACACGGATGACATCAAGCATTTGACCTTTTACTTGGACTTGAGTCTTCAGGTCAAAGGTCTCGTCTCCGACAATCCTTATCCGGCCGCTTAATTCGGGCAAGTTGAACTTGGCAAGTTCACCGTTAGCCCTTGCCGTCATAGCAGCCAGGACCTCCGCAGTATTGTCGGTAGTAAGCTCTCCGGTCTCCGGTGCATTGTTGACAAAAATTTTATATTGAGTGTCAGTAATCGTAATTGCAGGAGTACCGCTACCGACGCTTACCTCGGTCGGGTCTTCATCTTCATATTCATAATTTACTCTGTATCCAGAGCCCCCTACAAGGTTAGGCAATGCATACCGACACCAGCCCAAATCCACATTCTCTGACTCGTTCCTACCCAACCTTACTGCGTGACCGGTTGAAGTCCGTGCTGCGTAAACCTTTGGGCTTGAAGTCAACTCTATTAATGCGGAAATTGGAACATCCTTATCGCCTACTTTCTCATATACATAATCAACGCGAGCTCCAGCGCCTCGCCAGTCTGCCGCTGGGTTGGTAAACTTTACAACCTTCTGCTTAGGACCAACTGTCCCGTCTTCCCAAGCAGTCATACCGTAATCAGATGGGACCATAGACACTTCAGGGTCAAACTCAAACTCCGGCTGCCCAACAGATTGAAAAGCCTCAACCTTGATGTTTCCAATGTTAAAGGCATCAATTTGGTTGTAATAATAGGTTATGGTAATTCCTGGATAATCTACAGAACTTAATAAGCGCCGGTACATAGACATAGGCTGCCAAGCTACGCGCGTCCTCTTCCGGTCTCCCCTTACCGTAACCTTGGTTATCTTGTTTAGGTTGTTCTCGGTGATGTCATATTCAACAATGTTCGTACCCAAAACAATGCCCCTATTCCAATATCCAGTACCAAGCTCGTAGCGTTCGGTCGTATCAGTCTGCATATTGTAATAAAGCCTATAATTACCGATGTAGTTGGCAATCGTCTCTTCGGCTTGGAGTTGGTTCTGGTCGGTAATGTTTAAGCCGTAATAATCAGCTTGAGCGGCCAGTATCTGTGCCCAAGTCGTCGGGTTGTAGGTCTGCAGGATTACTTTGCTATATGCTATATAGGCAACCTTCTTCTCTCTAATGTTTATAACATCCTCTTTGTTCTTAATTATGCCCTTGAATATGGAGCTTCCATTAACTATAATTTCAACCTCGTCGTCAATTTCTGGAAGGTTTGTAGCAGTAATTGGGTCTTCAGGGATATAGAACTTGCTTGTGGATGGCGAAGTGCCATAACCGAGCTCAACCGACTCAAGTATTGTCTGCGCTCTGGCTACCCCATTAACCTTCACTGAAAATGAATAAGTAGTATACCTCTGACCTTGAAAGTCTATGATTGTGGGAGTAGCCGAGGCTACATTGCTATCCCCACTCTCCGTGTCAATACCGTTGACACCTACAACAACAAAGCTATAAGGCTGCAATAAAGTAAGGTTTCCAACATAGTACTGATTGTCAGTTATAACATAAGTATTTAGTTTAACTCTTGGTCCCGGTGCTGTCCGGTACACATTGTACCCGTAGTTCTCGTCGTCAGTCCACCTTAACCTTATCAAATCTCCCTTCTGCATATCGGTAGCAAACAGTCCGGTTGGTATGGTTGGGGCTTTCTGCACAATCTCAGCATTTCCATAAAAATTTACTGTATCTTCCTTGGTAATTCCGGCATTGCAGTACAAGTCCTTAACATATGGCGTTAAAGAACTTGAAGAGCTGGACATACTTGTGCTACTGGACGAGAAAGACCGAGAGCTACTTGAAGAACTGCGAGAACTACTACTGGATGATGAAGAACTCCGGCTACTTGAAGACGAAGAGCTACTTGAAGACAAGCTACTGGAAGAACGACTGGATGAGGAACTTGAGCTCTTAGAGCTACTTGAAGACGAGGAACTACTTTTAGAGCTACTGCTTGAGCTTGAGGAACTACGGCTACTTGAGCTACTGGATGAAGTACTTAAGCTGGAGCTTGACGAAGAGCTAAAGAATGAAGACGAAGAGCTGGAAGCCGACGATGAACTTGACGAACTACTTTGGCTTGAAGAACTGGATAAAGATAAGCTTAGGGATGAAGAGCTTGAACTCCTACTACTGCTTGAAGAAGATGAGGAAGAGCGAGAAGAGCTGGATGAAGAGCTTGAGCTCCTACAGCTTGATGACGAACTGCTCCGGCTTGAAGAGCTGGAAGAACTTGAACTTTTGGAGCTTGAGCTACTGCTACTCCGGCTACTTGAACTGCTTGAGGATGAGCTCCTACTGGAACTACTTGAACTGCTCCTGCAACTTGAAGAAGATGAACTGCAACTTGAAGAGCTGGATGAAGTAGTCTCTGATTGCAAGACTATGCGCCTTATACCCATCTGGTTAACGCCACCCCAGTTGTTAGCAATCTTAACGGCGTAATAGCGGTAAGCTGTAGAGTTGGTTACGGCTACATATTTAGGGTCAGCCACATCTGAAGCAACGTGTTGGTCAAACTGTGAAACATCTGTGGTTAACTGCGTCCAATCAGTGTCGTGCGCATAGACCGTATCTGCAAAAGCGGCCGCCGAATTTGAACCCCAAAAAGTGAATTCTTTTGCACCGAAAGTTGTAGAACCCCCACTGTTGTGGTCATTCTCATAATATATTTTATTTATTGCTATCGCCGCACCTAAATCTATGTGGAAACGCTGGCTATTATCAGCACTACCCAACCAATCATTGCCATCCCAAGCCCCAGTTAGCGGTCTGTCACCATCGGTAGCTCCGTATGGGTAATGCGTACCCCCAGTGCTCGTTGCTTTTACATAAGTGGCATTTAATAAGGGAGGAAAATGGTTTAGACTGCTAACTATGAAGAAATCAACATATGTAGCATACCCCGAACCGGCTGAAGCCGTGTGTTGCGTAACTTTTACCTTTACATTGTAACCGATGTAAGCAGAGACATCAATAGCTTCACGGACAAGGGAAGTAGTCGGGGTAATAGCCTGTGACATCAAGACGCTATCCCCGTCGTCCGCATCCAACAGATAAAACATAACTGCTACCGAGGTAGATTGGTCTGAATGTAGGAAATAGACGTAGTCTGCATCTAATTCAAAGGAGTCGGATACACAACCACCTATTGAATTCACCGGTGCAGCACTACTTGACCTTATGTTGGCACAATAACTACCGCCCATACCGGCTACGGCAGCTTGTTGCGACATAGTACCGCCGTTTTCAGAGTAGGGCGTCCACCCTGGCAAAGAACCACTCCAACCGCCAGGAGAGCCAGGCGTAGTCCAAGTTTCAAAACCGTTATTTGTTAAGGTTGCCATATTTTACAATCCTAATTACTGAAGGTACGAAAACTTTAACCTGAAGGCAAAGTTACTTCCGCCACTCGGAGTCGCACCTGCTGGTACATTTAACCTAAAGTAGAGTAACTTCGCATTGTTCTGCGGAATTGGGTTGGTGAACTCGTGAGGCGTATCTTTGCCTATTGCTGTATATGTACTTTCTAAGTCGTCAATAGAGATGTATGAATAAGTGATAATCACGGCCGCATCGCTGTAAGGCAACGCAACTCCGAGAGTTATCTCACCAGTGCTAACATCATAAGAACCACCGGTGTAATAGTTTGTACCTGTATGGTCTGGGTCGCCTGCAAGCCATACTCCAGTCACTGAATTGAGCCTAATATTAGATGTAGTAACTAAGGTCGTGCCCTGTGCATTTTGAAGCTCATCAGTAACAGTAACCACATTGGTAGTCACGCCAATAGACAAGACCTCAAACCATAGACCCTCATAGATACTCTTACCGTAGGCCGCCAAATCCGGAGCATAAGTAAGGGTGATGGCTTCACCAACTGCTGGAGGCTTCCCGTTTACGCCGTCGCCGAAAGTAACCAAGCCTGCGGCAGTTATAGTAAAGACCTGCGCGTTCGCAGCTTGACCTGAAAAAGTACTCACCTTAGACCACGCAGTACCGGCTACTTTTAAGACTAAATCCGCAAGCGAGTCCGTATCTATAAGCACCGGAGTCAAGAAGGTATTGAATGTTTGGTTAGGAGTGCCGTCGCCCGTACCTAAAGCTTCGTCCTGCACCCACATATCGTCAATTTCTATATTTATTTCCTTAGCCGGAACGCTATTTAGAACGCCACCCTTATCATTCCATAAGTAAAAAGGGTTTAGAGGGTGTGCAGTTATTTCCCCAGCAAGAGCATTAACAAAAGTAATCGGCTGACCTAAAGTACCATACTCGGTCGCACCTATGTATAATTTTAAATCTGCATCAACCATAGCACCCATATTGCTAACCCTCCTTATGCTCCGGCACTGGAGCTTGAAGAACTGTTACTGCTACTTGAAGAACTACTACTCATACTTGAACTGCTGGATGAACTACTACTCCTGCTTGAGCTTGAAGAGCTTGAGCTACGAGAACTACTTGACGAAGAGCTTGAGCTCCGGCAACTTGACGAGCTACTCCTACAACTGCTTGAAGAGCTGGAGCTCCGGCAACTACTTGACGAACTTGACCGGCACGAGCTACTTGAGCTTGAGCTCCTACAGCTTGACGAAGAGCTGGAAGAACTGCTCCTGCAAGACGAACTTGATGAGCTACTCCTGCAAGAGGAACAGCTACTGCTTGAACAACTACTGCTTAATGAGCTACTCCGGCTTGAAGAGCTGGAAGAACTTGAGCTTCTGGAGCTTGAGCTGGAGCTCTTAGAGCTGGAAGAACTGCTCCTGCAAGAGGACGAACTTGAGCAACTTGAGCAGGACGAAGAACTACTCCGGCAGCTACTACTGGATGATGAAGAGCTCCGGCACGAACTTGACGATGACGAATAAGAGCTTGAGCTGGAACTTGAGTCATAATACTCGTATTCAATCGGGTCAACACATAAGAAAGTAACCTTATAGTCTAAAATTTGTGGGTTGGTCTGTTCAGCCCATTGAATGTCACCTTCAAGTATGCACTTATAGTAAAAATGATGCCTATTGGATTGACTGGTCAAGGACTCAATGTGTAACTGTCCTACATTCCTGCCTATTCCATTTTCAAAATCAACCTTGGCTTGCATAAGGTTGTCATAATTTGGCGGCCGGACAAAAATCACTCCGGCAAGTTGTATCCTGCGGACAGAAGTACCCATTTGCTGCAAGATAGCTCCGTCAACCCCAGGTATCTCAAACTGGGCTAACCTCTGACCTGGGAAATTCCTCTGTACGCTCGGCTTAGGATAGAACGTGTACTGCGCTCCGTCTCCGTCTTCGCCTTGGACCCAATATAAGCTCGCTATCATCCCTGTAACCTCTGTTTTACGGCGTCCTCAATCTGTTTGGTGTTATTATTTACGGCAGCTGCAACTGCATCTCCGGCCGCTTTACCTATCTCACTCAAATTGGGGGTTATATTAACCGTGGTGTTTATGTTCATTTCGGCTTTAGCACTTATGGTCTTCTCCTCAGAAGTAAAAGACTTCAAAGACTTGACCCCAGTCTCGGCTTCCTCAAGTTCTGCGCGCTTTTTGTCCTTAATAGCCTGCTCTTCCCTCTTCAACCACTCTATACCTTTATCTTTATTCTTTTGGTAGAGTTGAGCTATGTCAGCCGCAGTAGCACCGTACAATTCTAATTCTTTTTTGGTTTGGGCTATCTGAACTTGTTGTTCAGCCCAAGCGGTCTTCTGCTCGTCTAAGGCTTTCGCGCCTCCAGAAGTCTTGACTAACTCTTTCAAGCTATCGTCAGCAGTCTTAAAGCCCTCAAAGCTCATACCTGCCAACTGGCTTTTGGCGTTTTGATAATCTTGGTCGTATTTCTTGCGCTCCTCATTAGTCATTGAGGCATACTCAAGCTCTTTATCAAGCTGCTTTTTCCGGACATCAATTTCTTGCGCAGCCTCAGCTTTAGTAAGAGCAAGCCGGACATCCATTTGGTCGCCATAAGCCTTGAGCATTTCGTCGCGCTCTTTTTGCCACTTCAACCTGAACTCAGCAAGCTCTCTTTCACTACTGCCCTTGATAGATTGGACTCTCAATTCAGCCATCTTATATTGAAATTTCTTATAATCTTCCAAGGTTGAGATGTTATGTTTAGCCATCTCAGCAGCTTCTTTCTGTTGGCTATCAAGGAGAGCCTTCACTTGAGCAGCCTGCTTGGCCGCCTGCTCTTCTCCAGCCTTACCGGCTTCCCCGTGCATACGGAATAAAGCCTGTTGAGTCAAAAGGTTCTTATAAACCTTTTCAGTCTCTTTAACTTTATCAGTAAATTTTTCCTCATTACCAATAGCCGTAGTTGCGTCAGAGGCTCTGGCGTGCATAGCATTCATAACAGTACTGAAGTATGCGGCCTCAGCCTTTTCTGCATTTGCAAAGGAGTCCTTGACCTTAGCAGCGGCATCCTGTATAGCAAGTATAGCCCCGATGGTTGCACCACCAATTATTAGGCCGCCAAAAGCTCCGGCTAAGCCCTGTATAGCCATTTGTAGTTTTCCTATATTAGAAACAAAGGGGAGAGCGAATATGCCCTGCAAGCCCGACAACGAACTAAGTATAGCGCTTCCTGCCATAGCCTTACCCAAAGCACTGAAAGCTAAAGCCAAGCCGCCAACGGCAGTGGTGAATAAGACAGTTCTGATAATCATAGTCTGCATTTCCGGTGATAGTTTATTAAAAGCTTCTGCCATAGCCGCAATAGGTCTTAAGAATTCGGCTCCGATTTTCTCCCCAGTATCTTTAATAATTGCAGCCATAGCCTTCAAGCTCTCAGCAGTCGTGCCGGTCGTAGTAGCCAAAGGCTCCATAGCCTTCTGCAAATCAGCCATAACTGCTGCAGCCCTCTGTGTAGGCTCTCTTATTTCCGAGTGCATAGCAACGCCGTATTGTCTGGCTACGCGAGCGTTGCCATACTGCATTATATAACCAAGCTGTTGGAAAGCAGTGGAAAGCTCAACTCCGGAGTACCTCGTCATACCGATTGCGGTATTTAAGTACTTAAGCTCATTCTCGGTGTTCTTAAAGTAGGGAAGACCACGGCTAAAGGCTTCAATCACTTCAGTTTGGGTGATACCAAATTGGTGTAGCCTTTGAGTAATGCCTTCTATGTCAAGTGTATTTATATTTTGACCCAAGGTCTTGAGCTGTATGCCAAACCTTGCAGTAACTTCCTCACTTGCAATAGCTTCCTTTATAAAACCGGTCAAGGGCAGGGCAAGTACAGTGCCAACGATAATATTCTTTAGGGTGGAGAATGACTTAGCTACATCATCAGTTGCGGATGCAGTCTCCTGCATTCGCCTCTTCATATCTTCCATACCCTTGCCTATCTGATTTGCACCAGTGGCATCAGCTTTGGTCTGAAATGTAATAATTAAGTTAGAAGCCATTAATTATCTCCGGTTTCAGGTTCATCAACAGACACTATGCTCATAGTATTCTTGCCCACTTTTTTACCCTTCTCAGCTTCTTCAGCTTGCCTATTGAAGAGCTCAATTGAAATATTATACTGCTCAACAGTCAAGCCATCTATTGAGTCGGCTTCAAATAACTTGTAGCCGAAATGGAGAGCAATAACTTGATGGCTTTTAAGTAAATTGCTCTCTAAGAGTTTTTTCTTTCAGCCTCCGTAAGAACAAAGTTGTCCAAATAAGTTTGGTACAACTCATCTATCGCAGCATCATTCTCCGCGCAAATATCCTCAAGGTTGTCATAATAGAGCTTACTGATGTCCCCTTTTTTCCTTAGGGAAAGGTACACCGTTAGGGTGTGCTCCTCTCTCATCATAGCCCTAATTTTGACATCATCATCCCAGTTGTATTTCTTTGCAGCCTGTATAGCCTCAAAAATTCCATTTTTAACAGTCTGCAAGTCGCGGTACTTCAGTGGGACCATAATAGCCTTAAGTTGCGCCTTGGAATACTCCTCCACGTTTGCCCTATGAGACTTCTTTACAGCTTCAAGGGCTTCCTTGTCTAAATCCGACAAACCCTCTACCGGCTGTTCCTCTAACCTCTTAAGCTCCCCCTGGGTAAATTCCAGAAGAAACCTTTTAGGGTTAATATCTATGTCAACCCTGTCCTTTTTCAACTTGCTCATTGCCTGTGTTGCCTTCTCTTCAGCCATTTTCTTCTCTCCTTTTATTAAGGCAGGGCGACATTGCGTCGCCCTGCCCCACTTTATACTACTCGCTAACTGTCAGCTTACGCTGAATGCGAGGAGCTTGACGAACTTGAGCTACTCTTGCTTGAGCTTGAAGAGCTTCTGCAAGACGAGCTTGACGATGTACTCGGAGGAGTCACCGTATCGTCAAATGCGTAGAAAACTTCCCACACATCAGTAGATACGAGTGGGTCTGTAACGTGGAAGTAATACTTGTTCATTACATATCCAGTCGTTACAGCTACTCCGTTCTTCAGGACTAACAGGGCATATGAGCCGTTCACCGACAATGCGTCCTTGACATTGTTCACATAGTGGTCTGCACCGGCTGAAAAATTCAAATCAGCGTATGCATTCGGCGGTACTGTCTGCAGGAAAGTATCAGCGTCCGGAGTCTCCGGTAACATCCTCTGATAGTAAATCCCTGCGCCCTTGAGCTTCAGGACATTCAACCCCGTAAGGTCTCTTGTAACCCTCAACTCTTCCTTCACTGGCTCGGTCTGTGGTGCACCTTTAACCATACATCCGCTAACCAACACTGAAGCGAATATCTTACCAGAGGTAAGAGACTTACTATTCGCAAACAATGTCAGCGGCTGATAGGCTGACGGGTCATCCACAACTACATCCGCTCCAGGGTCTTGGTCGTTCACGGCCGCATCCACGAGCTTACTGTCACTATCCAGATACTCAAAGGTGACATCCGTGGCTTCATAGGTTGTGACTATGAGCGCCGGTTCCAAGTTGTCAAACTCGGAAATTGTCCTTTCAGTAAATCTGGGGGTGATGTTCAGCGTCTGCTGTAATCCGACCCTTACTGAACCGTGACTAAAGCTAACTAATACTACTTTAGTCCTTAGACCTTGAATTGTTTCCACTTTTTCACCTCCTATTTTGTCTTAGTTTATGTTGAACTGCTACTGCTTGAACTACTCCTACACGAACTGCTTGATGAGTACCCAATGTACTCGTACCAATACAACCTAATCAAGAGCTTGTAAGACTTGATGTTAGAGTTGATTGGGTCTATCACCTGCTTTTCATTTATAGAATTATCGGCAGGGTCTAACTCTATATATCCTATTTCTTTCTTAGGAGTAACAGAGTAATCGTATAGAAGGATGGGCGGCTGAACCGTCACGCCGTCATCATTCACTCTGCCTGCATTAAGTAAGAGATACACTATCTTATCTCTCATCTGCCTTATTTTGCCTACCGCACCTGGATGTTGTGTCTCGTCATCCCAAGCCGATATCTCAACTAAGGTTTGGTCTTTTCTTCCGTATAAAGGTTGACCATCCTTGTACCCCAAGAACTGGTCAAACGCATAAGTCCCTAAGTTATATAAGCCCTTCTCCGTAACGCCATACCCAGGAAGTTTCTGGGGAAGTATGGGGCAGTCAAATTCAAAATTTTCGTCCGGAATGTTGGTCTGCAGGTACTCTGCAAGACTTCCCATCAGCGCGCCTTTTCCGGAGTTCCACTTAAAATCAGCAGGAAGTGCCATTATGCTTGAACCTCCTCCATTTGCTTGGGCTCAACGATTTCGCCCCGTTCAGAACATTCCTTAACCCACTCTTCTATGTACTTCTTAATAATCAACTCACCCTTGTACATAGACCTCAAGGTGAAATGCTGTCCTTCCATCCTTGAAGTCCCACTCTCAACGTAATCTGCGTAAGCCACGGCGTTGATTAGTGAAACCATAAAATCTGTATCAATAAAAGAGCTCTGAGACTGCCCTTCTGATATTGCTTCTTGGCTTGGCGTCTGGTTGTGCGCCGTAACTAAGGTCGTATCCAAAAACGCCGCCGAGTAATCAATATTATACTTGTCTAAGAACTTTGTCCAACCCCCACGCAACCGGCCGCTCAACATTGGGGTTGCCCTTATCAGATATTTGTTTGCATCAAATACCGCATACTTGAACAAGACCTTGAAGTTGTCCATAAAAATGGAGCTTACATTTTCCCACATATCCCACTTTTTGGGGTCTTGTATAGTTATAGTCAGGCTGAAGTTCTTGTCTCCGCCCGTATAAACATAAGGCGCTGGCATTAAATTCTCCTGAACACATAGTTATAAAAGACATAACTCTCCAAATAGAATGGGGCTAAGTTTCCAACTTGTCGGTACTCGTGCCCCTTCCAGACCAATCGGTCTCCTGGAGTTTGAGCCTTATCATCAACCGGCGCAAGCTCGCGCATTAACTGAACCTTGATGTCACCCAGCTGGTAAATACCGCCGGAATAAACCACATCTACCTGCTGTACGGCGGCTATAACTGCAAAGCCCTTCACATAATTATAAGTAAAGGTCTTAGCAATTCCCTGTGTTGGGTCTCCGGCTACCGTGCCGGTATAAAGCTTCAAAGTGACCGGCTGTTCAGCAACGGCGTGCCTTTCCTTTACGTATTCCCTAATTACCCCTTTATCAGTTTTTTTAAACATTTTTAAGTTAGCACGTTGGTTCTGTCAAACAGCCTCAGTGCATTAATCTCCGGCAAGAGCTCTTTCTCTATGCTCTCAATCATAGCATTAATCATCGTAACTTGGTTTTCCTTGCCCATTGTCTCGCCCCCGACACTGATGGTAAAATACTTTATCGTTGGGAACTGCATTTCACGGAGCGCAAGGACGTACGCCTTCTTGAGCACGGCTTCCTGATAATTAGCCGGAATGTCTGAAGGGCTCACCGTCTTGCCAATCAAAACCTGGACCTGGGCTATTGCTGCGTCAACTATGTCCAGAAGTTGAGCATCGGTAAATGGAAAAAATGAATAATCGGCTCTTACCACGTCGGTCGCAGCTCGCGCCACATTTAAGGTTATGTACCCACTAACTTGGTTAACTGCATAGGTAGCAGGCAAAATAACTGTCTCTACACCGGCTATGGTTATAGCCCTAACACTCGGTGGCGGAGAGCTTACCCAATTTGTATTTACCGAGTTGTACTGCTTATAAGTATCGTTTTCGGCCGCAAGGTCTTCATCCACTATGTCGTAGGTGAATTTGTTCAGCCTGTCTTTTAATACTGTAACTAATCCGCTGTCAGTCATTTTTATCTCCTTTACCCTACTCCAAGTCTCCTGAAGTGGTCTAAGGTCTGGTATGCTTGGTCTCTGAAATCTTTAATCAGAGCTGCATAAGGCGTACCACCAAAGTTACGAGCCACCCCATCTATGGTTATAGAATTTGCCCCAGCGCTCATCCCAATCCCCTTTATCAATAAGAGTTGAGCGGCCACAAGCTTCGCAGCTGCCATTCTTAAATCCAATGGGAAATTATCGCTTGCATAGCCATAGGTGTAAGTAACTTCAATGTTGGCATTTCCCTTAAGCCAAGTATAATTCCAAAAAGGAATAGCCTGCATCTCCAAATAAAGTATCCTCGGTGGAATGGTCAAAAACCCGTTTACACAATCCACAAAGAGGTCTGCTTTGGTGATGTCTGTTTCCCAAACGTAGTCTCCTGGACTATAAGGCGGAGTTTTTCCAGTGTATGGCTCTGGACCACCTTGGACAGCAACCGTAATTCCCTGACTATCTACAACATTGATATGGCGCCAACGCGCGAAGGTGTACCACGAAATGGATGGAATAACGCGCAAGATGCAGTTGGTTAGCTGATTGACCGGACGCTTCTTTAAGATAATTTTGTCGGTCCCGGAGCCGTCATAGAATTCCGTAATCGTAGTCAAATCAAGGTTCTGCAGGACATAAGTATCTATTTCGTTCTTGAGAGCCGGAATATAAGTCTGTTCTATTCTGGTTTGCAGGGTGGTTGGAATGTCAGCAACATCCAAACCTAAGAGGCAAGCCTTAACATCATCCCAACTACAATAATAGTTCATAGGTATCTCCTCATTAATCCTTAGCCCACCAATTTTCAAGGATTTTCATATCCTTGGTCTCCCAATAGGCTTTGATTTGATTAAACTCGTCACCCATAAACCTTGGGTCAAGGTATTTGGGTTCGGGTGGAATTCCTTTGTACCTGTAGGCGTAGTTATGCTCGCCGTGAATATGCCGAAATCCGATAGTCTTAGCCCAAAAGCCAATTCCTGGCTTATGAAATTGCTCATTGTACGGTGGCTCAACTATAACTTGCTTTAAGCCCAAATCCCTTACTGCCACTGCAAGTCGCCCTTCTGTATTGCCAAAGTCTTGAGTTGACTTCTCATATTCCTCAAAAGGAACTACGTGGTCAATCATATGCTTGGCTATTTTAGCAAAAGCAGAAGATTTCATAAGTAAGCCTGCTGTACCAATCTCGCGCTCCAGAGCTGGTCCGGAGCTCATAATGTCTGCGTCTCCGAGGGTCTTAAGCATTTCTGGAAAGCCTTCCGGCTTTTCAATAATACAGTCGCCATTTACACAGTACACGTACTCAAAGTTTTGGGCAAATCCGGACGCAATCTTCAAGCTCCACATAAACGGGTAACTTACTCCGCCCCAAGTTTGGTAGTGCCCCATCATAAAAGTGTCTATCTTATCCATTACATCTTTAGGTGGCATTTGGGCATTGTAATCTACTGCGTCCTCAACTGGGTTGATAAAGTTATCATAGCAGACTGCCAACCAATAACCAAGTTGCTTATGGCTATTCACCGAGCCGGTCAAATAACACCTGCCGGAGTTATGTGAAATCAAGAGTATTAAGACGTTTTTCTTTATCTTTACACCCCACTCGTCATTTTTCATATAGCACTCAATGACATTTTTGCGAGCTGCAAGCTCAATTTCCCATTCAGCATCGCTCATTTCTAAGTACCTACCGTTACGGATTAAATCTTCCCTTGTAACTCCCATTGTCTTATCTTCCTTTCTTAGTCTAAAATTGGCTCTTTGCCGTAAAATTCTAACGGGTAATAAAGCCGGTTATAATCGCTGTCTTCCCATTGGTCCCAGAATTTATAAAGGTAACGCCGGTCACCTGTTTCCCAATACTTACAAATCGTTTCCCTCTCCTCACCGCCCCAATAAATGCAATCCAAATAATTATCAACATAGGGCTTCAAGAACATCATTTCCTTGCCTTCATTACCCATAGTCTCATATTCGGCAAACGCATTCCTAAACCCAACTAAGTCCTTAAAAGTTGAGTCCTGCCCGTAGCGCGCGTACATATCAACCGAGCCGTCGTTAGGGTCAAGAGGCTGCTTGGGCGCTGTCAAGACGAGAAGGTTACAAGCCCCGACTGCTTCCTTAAGCATAACTTCCGGACTGTGCGAGCCAATAATTGGAGTTCGCATTATGTCATACATATAATCCACGACTTTGTTAAAAGCCTCTTTTTTCCAAATTACATCCGCAGTATGTAGCACATCACCGGAGGTCTGCCCTGCCATAACATCGTGGTCGCCAAGGCAGGCGATTAAGTCCTTTAAACCTTCGGGCTTATCCCACACGCAGTCGCCATTTGTGTGGTACACATATTTAATGTTCGGAAAAGCCTTAATTATGCCCTGCGCGTACCGGACATTCCAAAACCAACCGTTGCGTTTATTAGCATCAGCCGTGATGTGCTTCATCACGAAAGAGTTGGCAAGTACAAAGTGCTCCATATTTGGCAAGCACCTCAAGATGTCTTGATAGGTCGGTGGTATCCAAGGATAGAATGGGTTGTCATACGCTAATATAACAAATGCCCCACTCTTCCGGTAGCTCGTTAATGCGGCCTTGAGCCACTTGAGTTGACCAAACCACGCAGTAACTATGACTGCGGTGTCGGCGTCGCACGGGATGGCATTTACATTCATAGATAAATCATACCAACTTGCGCCGTCCTTGCCACGGTACTCCATACCGTCGCCGTAGTTCTCGTGCCACTTTTCAAGACCTGCCCACTTATTTAACAGCTTTTCTTTACTCATTATAAGGTTTTAACTCCTTTGGCTTTTTCCTTACTATGGTCAAACCTACGCCCATAGCCGTGCCACGGGTTAAGGTTATGCAGTCGTACCGGCTGTCCTTCTCTATTTCCTGCCTAAGCTTATAAACATCTCCGCAATGGTTCTCGTCTATGTATTCCTCATTCGGCGGATAGGTGTCGTGCAGAAGGACATACCCGTTGTCAACCAAGACCGCCATTAGGTTGTCAAAATCCTTCTTTGCTTGTGCATAATTGTGGTCGCCGTCAATAAAGCCCAAAGCTATGCCTTTTAGCGGAAACTCTGCAAACATCTTGTCTGACGAGCCCATATGAAAAATGCCACGGTCTTTGTTCATATAGCCGTCAACTGTCAGAGGGTTCAGTATCTTGTCCGGCGCGATATCGCAGTGGTAAATTCTCCGGCTGTATTTCTTTGCTAAATGCGAAAGGTAAATTGAACTTTCGCCACAGCCTATCTCAACTATGTCACCCTGCGTACAGGATAATACGTAATCTCCAAACGCGCCTAACATCCCCATCCTATCCCACCGGTCATTAACCGAATGAAAAAATTCCGGACTAACCCACTTTGCTATGTAATCGTAAGTCTCTTGGCTTCCTTTATGCGGTGGCATTTCTTCTTCTCCTTAGTTGGTCTATAATCTTATCTGCCGTTCCAAAGGCTTTAATCATCTCATCGCCTTTTGCTATTATTGTCTCTCTGCCTGGAAATAAGGGGTTGTTCTTCAGCCTATTTGGTAACGGGTCTAAATTATAGGTGTCCTTCCCATTAAAAAAGTACTTTATGAGTTCAATAATCTCCCAATCCTCACACCAAAGGTACTTACCCTCGCGCTTGTGCTCCTGCCGCTCCATCATTCTTGGACTGAAGATAATCTCTTGACACAATTTCCTAAAATTTAAGCACTCTTCAGCATTAAACATCTCTACCCTCTCCTCATCATAACAGTCAAGCTTGGGTATTTAAGGTAAGTGCCATAAATGTACTTGCTATTGACAATTTTATTAGTCTCAATCTCTGACTTCATTGGCTCTTTTTTATATTTGTCCATCCATTCAATGTTGTCGC